CCGCGTCGCCGCGCACGGCAAGCACGGCGTCACCGGCGAGATTGACGGCGCCCACCACAAGATCACCTGGGACAAGGTCCTGGGCCACAAGTCGCGCGTCGCCATCCACGGCCGCATCATCGACCAAGGCGAGGATGGCATGCTCCTACAGGACCAGGCCGGCCGGCGCCGCTACGTCGCTACCCCCAACGAGGCAAAAGAGGACCCGCTCGTGATCGCGAAAGCATTCGACCCGCGCCGCCCCGTGCTCCTGTTCAAGGGCGGGCCGATCGCGAACCGGCCGGGCCTGGTCAAGCGGCCGGTCACGGACAAGAACGGCGTCCAGACGCAGCGCTGGGTCAGCACCGACCAGGCGGCCGCGCCGGCGCAACCAGGCGCGCACGTCGGTTTCGTGAACGGCGCGCACCGCGGGCACGGCCAGGTCACGGCCGCCGGCCAGCATGGCGTCACCGTCAAGGACGACGCCGGCGGCGAGCATCGCGTGCGCCACGGCGCCATCACGCACCACTGGGAAGGCGCCGGCAAGCCGACCAGCTCGCCGCACGAGCAGCGCCAGGCCGACGCCGGCGCCGAGCCGGCGAAGGGTGACGCAGTGTTCGACCAGGCCGAGGTGGCGAAGCTGCCGAAAAAGGTGAACCAGCCGCACAAGACCTGGGGCGACCTGGTCAAGCACGGCTCCGAGGGCCTGGAGCAGTTCAAGCAGCAACTGTCCGGCATCGCGAAGTCCATGGGCCTGGTCGAGGGCAAGCGGCCCGACGACATGACCGAGAAGGACTGGGCCGACGAGAACGGCTTCGTGTTCATCGCGCCGCTCAAGAGCGAGGCGCGCTCGAAGGAAAAGGTCGAGGCCGATTACGGCGGCGACTGGTCGCAACTGCGCGACGTGGTGCGCGCGACCATCAGCGTGCCCAGCATGGCGGACGTGAAAACCGCGATCGCCAAGCTGAAAGAGGCCGGCGTGCACCTGGCGCAGCAACCCAAGGACCGGTTCTCCGAGCCGACCAGCGAGGGCTACCGCGACGCCATGACGATCGTCAAGCTGCCCAACGGCATGCTCGCCGAGCTCCAGATTCACGTGAAGGCGATGACCCTGGCGAAGGAAAAGGGCCATCACGCCTACGGCGTGTGCCGATCGCTGCGCGCGAAGTACAACGAGGCGTCGCCCACCGACAAATGGTCGGACGAGGACCACACCAAGTTCTACGAGGCGCTGAAAGAGCAGAAGGAGCTGTACGGCAACGCCTGGGCCCAGGCGACGGCCGGCGGCCAGCCGGAGGCGAAGGTCGCCGGCAAGGACGGCAAGCCCGGCGCGTCGCAAAAAAGCGACGAGCGGCCCTTGCAAAAAGGCGGGACTTCATCGAAAATGATCATGTTGGTTAGGAAATCGAAGTGAACGAAAACCCGAACATGGTCTACATCGAGAACGAGGGCGCGCTGTTCCGCGGCCCGGCTCGTAGCAACCCTGTCGAGGTCTGGAACGTCGCGAAGGGCGCGTTCGTTCCGTACATGGGTAGCAAGGACAAGCCGATCGACTGGGGCAACGAAATCAGCGAGGCGGAAGCCAAGGAGCTGATGGGCGAAGGCGCCGAAGTCGAGGGCGAGCAAGAACAGCCGGCTCCTGCCGGCGAATGAAAGCGCGAGGGGCCCGGGGTGACAGCCGGGTCTAACTTTACCGGGTAGGCGTACCGAAGCGAGCGGTCCCGGGTCTATGACAAAAGCGCTAGGAGCCTGGTGCTGCGCACCGTTCTGTCGCGGAGCGCGGCATCAGGCGCCGAACATTTTCAGAACCCCGGGGGGTGTGTCGGGTTGGCGCCGGCACCGTGTCATCGGAACCTCCTAGCGAAGCAAAGCCCACACTGCCCAATGTGAGCCTCCCGGGATTCACTACTACCTGACACGCCGCGGCGCATTCTGCCCGCGGCGTTTTTGCGTCGTGAGCCGAAACTGGGTACTGCCATCGGGAGATGGCGGCTTGGCCTGCGCGTTCGCGCGCTGTGCTGTTGCGACCCTGAGCGGCTTCCATTGGGGAAATAAAGGCCGCAGTTAGGTCACGATCGTGTCGTCTAGGGGTAGGCGGCATCCTTTCCTGCGGGGCTTCGGGGCTCGCAGTAGACGGGGGCCTAACCGTGAGGCCGGGGCGGGAAACCGCTCCGGCCTTTCGTCTTGTCGTGACTCGATGATCGCGAGATGGGCCTGTTTGTCGACCTCGAGCCGCTGTCCGAATCGCAAACGGACATGGCGCTCAACCTGATCTACAAGGCCATCCACGATCACAACGGCGAGGAGATTTGGCTCCCGCTGGACAACCCTTTCGTGGCGCGCCTCGCCGAGCTGTTCACGCAGCGCGGACTCGATCGCCTGGACGCCTTCCGCCGCGAGCTCAAGGCATGGTCCGAGGGCGCGCGTCACCGCGCCGGCATGGAGCGCGTCGCGCGGCCCGCCGGCATCATGGAGCGCTGGTCGCCTGGCGAACTCGAGCTGGTGAAGCTGTACCTCGAGCACCTGCCGCCCGCCGAGTGGACCCTCGAGGACCACATGATGATGGTGGACTGGCTGACGCAGCGCTACCTGCCGGCCAGCGACATGCAGACCGAGGCCGAGTGGCTGGCGACCCGCGCGACGCTCATGGGGCGCGTGCAGGCGAGCATGGACCAGGTGACGGCCGCCCAGGCCGACCAGGTCATCGCGGCGCTGCCGCTCACCGCCCAGGCGGCGATCGACCTGTTCCCGTTCACGAAACCGCAGCGCGCCGGCCTCGAGTACGCCGTCGAGCGCGCCGGCGAGAACGTGCGCGAGGTCGCCAACGACGTGCGGCGTCGCATGCGCCAGACGATCGCGCAGCACGTCAACGCCGTGCACCTGGGCGACGCGCCGCTGGCCGCCTCGCTCGAGACCAAGCTGGGCGACCAGTTCGCGCAGCTCAATCGCGACTGGCGTCGCATCGCCGTGACCGAGACCGTCGAGGCGCAGAACCAGGGCTACATCGCCAGCCTGCCGCGCGGCGCGCGCGTCAAGCGCATCGAGCAGTACAAGGGCGCGTGTAAGTTTTGCCGCAACATCGACGGCCGGGTCATGAACGTGGTCGACGCCGGCGACGTGCACAAGAACGGCCAGACCGACATTTGGCCTGGCAAGACCAACGTCGGCCGCTCGGCGGCGCTGCACAAGCGCCTGGGCGGCCTGCTGATCGAGCGCGAGCCGCACGAGCTGTGGTGGCCGGCTGCAGGAACGCAACACCCCCACTGCCGCGGCCGCTGGGTGCCGACGATCGCCGACCAGGCCGGCGACGACCCGCAGTTCGGCGACTGGCTGCGCAAGACCCTGGCCGGGAGCAAGACGTGATCCTGTACCAGGCGCTCGAGCTGCGCGACGAGCTCGGCAAGCCCCTGGGCCGCTGGCGCCAGACCATGAGCTGCGACGAGGCGCCGCGCCTGGAGCATCCGGTGCCGCTGTGCTCCTGCCCGAACGGGCACGAGTCGCGCCAGGCCGCGCGCCAGTGCCCCGTGGTGCAGGCGGCGCTGCCGCCGGAGCTGCGCGATCGACCGGACGACGAGGCCAGCGAATGACCATCCTGCTGCTCAAGACCCATGTGAGGGGGTACGTCAAGCGCGACGGCACCGCGGTGGCCCCGCACCAGGACAAGCGCCCGGCCGCGCACGGGCATCCGCCGCCGGCGATGACCGCCGCCCAGGCGAAGCAGCGCGACCTGTTCGAGGAGCATGCGCCCAAGGTGTTTTCCATCTCAGCTCATGGCTCCGCGGTCGCGATCGCGCCCGGGCCCGACCTCGCCAGCTATGACAAGGTCCTGATCGGATTCAGCGGCGGCAAGGACAGCATCGCGTGCCTGCTCGCGCTTCTCGAGAACGGCGTCCCGCCGGAGAAGATCGAGCTGCACCACCACGACATTGACGGTGAGGGCGCGTCCTTCATGGACTGGCCGATCACCAAAGACTACTGCCGCAAGATCGCGGAAGCGGTCGGCGTGCCGATCTACTTCTCCTGGCGCGAGGGCGGGTTCGAGCGCGAGATGCTGCGCGAAAACCAACGCACGGCGCCGGTGATCTTCGAAAAGCCCGACGGGACCCGTGGGCGCGCTGGCGGTGAACATGGACCGCTGGGCACGCGCAGAAAATTCCCCCAGCAGTCCGCCAACCTCACGACGCGCTGGTGCAGCGGCGCGCTCAAGGTGGATGTGATGGCCGCGGCCGTTCGCAACCAGGAGCGGTTCACCGGCAAGCGCACCCTAATCGTGACTGGCGAGCGCGCCGAGGAGAGCTCCAACCGGGCGAACTACAAGGCGTTCGAGCCCGATCGCGCGCACAGCTCGACGCGCCACGTCGACCACTACCGGCCGGTGCACGGCTGGAGTGAGGCCCAGGTCTGGGACGTGATGCGCAAGCACGGCGTCGTGCCGCACCCGTCGTATCAGCTCGGCTACGGCCGGCTGTCGTGCCGGAATTGCATCTTCGCCGGCCCGAACCAGATTGCGACGAACAACACGCTCTACCCGGCCGAGACCGGCAAGGTGGCGCAGCGCGAGCGCGAGTTCGGCGTGACCATCCACCGCAAAGAGGACCTGATGACGCGCGCCGCGAAGGGCCGCGCGTACCAGGCGGCGATCGACCAGCCGGAGGTGGCGGCGCTGGGCAACTCCAAAACCTGGGCGGGACCGGTCATCGTGCCGGTCGACCAGTGGAAGCTGCCGGCCGGCGCTTTCGGCGAGAAGGACGGACCATGCTGATTGTGTTGGCGAAGGCCCACGTCAAGGGCTATGTGAAACAGGACGGCACCGTGGTGCGGCCGCACGACGACAAGCGGCCGGCGGCAAAGCCGGTACAGCCGTCGCTCGAGCTGCGCGAGCCCACCGGTGGCGACCAGGTCACGCCGTTCCCGTACGCGTCCGGCATGAGTCGACGCCGCGACATGGAGGCGGCGATCGAGTCGCCGGCCGGCCTGGGCACGGAAATCGGCGAGCTGTCCAACTTCGGCATGGACCGCATCGTGGAAGCCATCCGGCGCGAGAAAAAGCCGGTGTTCGTGGACTCCGGCGCCTTCAACGCGTTCAAGCGCGCGATGCGCGAGGGCGACGCCAGCAAGGCGCGCCTGGACTTCGCGCCGATCTTCGCGAAGTACTCCGAGCTGTCGCGCCGGGTGTGCCAGGACGTGCCGTATCGCGACCGCGCGCTGCTCATGGTCGTCGCGCCCGACGTGATCGGCGACCAGGTCGCGACGCTCGAGCTGATCGAGAAGCACGCCGACCAGGTGCAGGCGTGGCTCGAGGCCGGGCACGAGGTCATCGTGCCATTCCAGCGCGGGCCGCTGAACCAGCGCGAGGCGTATGACCGCGTCGCCGCGGCGCTGGGCGGTACCGACTTCGTCGTCGGCATCCCGTCGGCGGCGGCCGCCATGACCGCGTCCGACCTGCGCGAGCTGCTGTCTGGCGACTACCTGCCCGATCGCCTGCATATCCTCGGCGCCGTGAGCTCGCACCGCATGGAGGAGCGCATGGAGGTGATCCGCGAGTGCTACGTCTCGGACGTGCCGGGAGTGACCTGCGACGCGAACGTGATGCGCTCGAAGCTCCAGGAACTCGGCGGCCTGTCCGGCGGCGTGAAGTTCGACAAGATCAAGGAGATTCTGTCGCGCGTGGTGCCGAAGCAATGGGGCGGCTCGCTCGAGCCCGTGCTGGCGAAGGCGATGCTGGACGAGGACGACGCCCAGGTGGGGTTCTTCACGGCGCCCGTGCGCCACGTGGACGTGTTCGCCCAGGGCTGGACGCCGCCGACGCGCGCCCAGGCCGAGGCCGGCGAGTACTTCAAGCCGACGGTGCAGTGGCGCGGCCTGACCATCCGCATCGAGAATCCCGCGGGCTCGACGCGGCACTGGCGTGGCGGCGCGACGAAAATGCGCTACGACTACGGGTACTTCGAGGACACGATCGGCGCCGACGGCGACGAGCTCGACGTGTACCTGGGCCCGTCGCTGGCCTTCGCGCCGAACGTCTACATCGTGCGCCAGCGCCGACACGGCGACCCGGCCGCCGGCTCCTGGCGGCGCTACGACGAGGACAAGGTCATGGCCGGCTTCCTGTCTGAAAAGCAGGCGCGCGCAGCCTACCTCATGCACTACGACGACCCGCGGTTCCTGGGCGAGGTCGTCACAATGCCTGTGGACAAGTTTGTGGAAAAGGTCCATGCGATGGGCGGCAAGCCCGGCATGCTCAAGGCGCTGATGTTCATGACCCAGGTCGGGAACTACATGCGCAACGGCCATCCGGTGCAGGGCTACCAGCGCCACGAGACGCGCGAAAGCACCGACCCGCACGCCGGCATCCGAGCGGCCCACCAGCGCCAGCGCCAGGCCCTGCGCGACCACTTCCGCCAGTACGGCGACGGCTTCGAGCTGCGCCACTTCGACGGCAAGCAGTGGGCCGTCCTGATGCCCGATGCGAGCCACGAGGGCAAGTACCGGTACCAGGTGTTCGATGACCGCGGGCTGCGCGCGCACTACACGTACAACCGGCCGGAGGACGCGCTCGACGGCGCCTACGATGCCGGGTTCCGCGAGCATGATCCTGGCGCCATGGAGCGCCTGGCGCCCGTCTGGGCGGCCCGCTTCGATGACCCCGAGGTGCAGGCCCGGGCGTCGGTCTCCGGCGAGCGGGAAGATGGCGACCGCACGCAATCGTGACAGGATGATCTAGGGCACCCGGACCAGGCGCGCCCATGATCATCCTTTTCCAGAAATCCCAACTCGCCCTGTTCGACACGCCCGTGCGAGTGGCGACGCACGTGCGCAAGGACGGCGTCGTGATCCCGGAGCACACCGCGACGCGGAAAAAGGGCGTGCACGCCGCGCACCACGGCCGCCTGCAAGCCTTCATCGACAACCACGGCGGCGCCGCCGGCATGGCCCGCACGCTGTCGTCCATGTCGGCCGCTCACCAGCAGCGCCTCTACGCCGAGATGGCGAAGCTGGGCGGCATCACGCCCGAGGAGGTCGCCGCGAAGTTCCCGGACGTGAAGCCGGCGCCGGAGCCCGTGCCGGATATGTTCACGCCGCCGCCGGCGCCTGCAGCGGCCGAACCCGCGCAAGTCGTTGAAAACACTGGGGACGAGGAGCCGCGATCGACCGACGACGACCACCCGGCGCCGACGCCGCGCCAGTCGCTGCGCGACCTGAGCGACGCCGATCGCAAGCGCTGGCTCGAGCTGCACCGCACGCAGCACGAGACCCACTACCACGAGATGGGCAAGGTGCGCGCCGAGATGGAGCGCGTGCACTCGAAAAAGAACAAGGCGGAAACCGCGATGCGCGAGGCCGAGGCCGGTCTCGAGTCGCAGCGCAAGGCGCCCGTGCCGGACGTTGTGCGCGAGGGCCAGTTCGAGGGCTCCATCGGCGCGCACCGCGCGGAGTTCAAGAAGCACGCCGCCAAGCTGGACGAGCTCGCCGGGCACCTGGAGACCCTGACCGGGTTGCGCGATCGCCTGGGCAAGCAGAAGGACGAAATCCTGGCCGGCAGCGGCGACCTGCGCATGAACCTCATGTCCGGCCAGCGCTCGACGCTCCAGGAGGAGCTGGACGCCCAGAAGCACTACGCGCGCGAGTACCGCGACTACTTCAAGGGCAAGGACAAGAAGCCGAAGGCCGAAACGAAACGCGCCAAGCGCGGAACGGAGCCGGCCAAAGCTGAAACGAAACCCGCAGAAGTCGAAACGCCGGTGCCCGACACGCACGATCGCGCCGCGCCGTTCGGCGTGCCGGCCGGCATCAGCAAGGCCGAGCGGCGCTCGATCAACAGCCAGGTGGCCGCACGCATCGCGCAGGGCGGGCCGTTCGACGGCGCCGACCGGCACCTGATGCGCCAGTACAGCGGCAACGGCGGATGCGGCGACAGCCTCAACGAGTACTACACCGACCCGGCCGTCACGCGCGGCATGTGGACGGCGATCGCCGCGATGGGCGTCACGCATGGCGACGTGCTCGAGCCTTCCTGTGGCACCGGCGTGTTCCTGCACACCGCGCCGACCGGCTTCAAGGTCACGGGCGTCGAGCTGGACCCGGTGAGCGCCACGGTGGCGTCTGTACTGCACGGCGATCGCCATGAGGTGCACACCGCTTCGCTCGAGCGCTTCGCGACCATGGACGATCGCCAGTTCGACGTGGTGATCGGCAACCCGCCGTACGGCCCGCGCGGCATGCTGGCGAAGGACGACAAGAAGTACATCTCCACCGCCGAGCAGTACTTCGTGGACACGGCGATCGACAAGGCGAAGCCGGGCGGCATCATCGCCCTGGTCGTGCCCACCGGCATCCTGGACTCGAGCTCCGGTCGCTCGATGCGCCAGAGCTGGCTGTGCCGGGCCGAGTTCCTGGGCGCGCAGCGCATGCCGAACACCGCGTTCGAGCACTCGCACACCGAGGTGACAACCGACGTTGTCTACTTCCGCAAGCGCCCCGACGCCGTCGGCCAGGCCCTCAACACCCTGGACGAGAAGATTCCCGACGACCTGGCGGCGCTCAAGAAGCTGGGCGTCTGGGACGAGGAGTTCATCGCCGGCTCGTACTTCACCGGCCGCGGCGCCGCGAACATCCTGGGCACGATGGGCCCGGGCTGGCGCGCCCAGGCCGGCATGGGCAACGACATTACCGTCAACGGCTCGATGGCCGGCGTCCCCGAGGCCCTGGCGGCCTTCACGCCCGACAGCGAGTCGCGCCCGGCGACCGATCTGAGCGTCGACCAGGTGCTCGACACTCTCCAGGGCGAGCCGCGCGAGCGCGCGCGCAACGCCGCGCAGCGCGATCGCCCCTACCTGAACACCGCCAAGGTCGGCGACGTGAAAACCGTCGACGGCGTCGAGTACATCCTCCAGGGCGACCCGCCGCGCTGGCATCGCGTGGACGAGTTCATGCAGGCGCCGGCGATCGCCGACGCCGCGCCGATCGCCGCGGAAATCGACCGCCTGTTCAACGGCCAGGCCGTGAACCGGCCGCAGCTCGAGGCCGACGTGCGCGCCTGGGTGGCGAAGCACGGCATCCCGGCCGACAACAAGGACCTGATGACCGCGGCGTCGTCGGACCGCACGCTGTACCGCCTGATCGGCGCCGTCAACCGCCAGGGCGAGCTGTCCGACGCCGTGCTGGGCAAGGGCTCGCGCGCGCTCGAGGGCGGCTTCGACGCGACCGCCGAGGCGATGGCGCTGGAGGCGAAGTCGGGCGACTTCACGGCCGCCGAGCTCGCCGAGCGCCTGGGCAAGAACCTGGACGAGGTCGAGGAGCACCTGGCCGCGGACGCGCGCTACGCGTGGGTCGGCGACGGCCGCTGGGCGCCCATGAGCATGTACCTGACCGGCGAGCTGTGGCCGAAGCTGGACGCCGCGCGCGCCGCTGTCGCCGCCGGCCATCCGCTCAAGGACAAGCTCGCCGACCAGGTCTCGCGCCTGGAGAAGGCGATCGACCCGAAGGCGCTCGAGGACGTTGAAATCCAGCTCAATTCCGCGTTCCTGCCGCTGCACGTCATCGAGGCGTTCTTCAACTGGAAGCAGTACGACAGCGACGAGGCCAACGAGTGGACGAAAAAGCAGAAGCCGCTCGAGCTGGTGTTCCGCGACGGCGTCTACATCGTCAGCGGCGGCAACCAGTACGGCACGGCGAAGCTGCTGGACAAGTACCTCAATCGCACCGGCATCCGCAAAGAGGAGGACCTGCCGACGATCGAGCGCCTGAACGACGAGTTCAAGCAGTGGCTGTGCACCTCGCAGTACCGCGACGCCGTCGAGGACCTTTACAACCGCAAGTTCCGCGGCTTCGCGCAGCGCGACTTTTCCGATGAGCCGATCGACGTGCCGGGCCTCACGACGGACCGCGACGTGCGCGCCTGGCGCTGGTCGAGCCTGCGGCGCAGCCTGTCGGACGGCAAAGGTATCGTCGCGGACGACGTTGGCCTGGGCAAGACCCTGGGCGGCCTGCTGCTCGCGCGCATGGCGAAGATGCAGGGCACCGCGAAGCGCCCGATCATCGTCGTGCCAAAGTCCGTGCTCGCCAACTGGTACGCCGAGTCCCAGGTGTGGTTCCCGGGCTCGCGCGTGCTCACGATCGGCGCCAACTTCGCGCGCGACAAGACCGGCGAGCTGGTAGGCCGCGACGACGACGCCGCGGAGCGCAAGCGCAAATACCACGACCTGACGCAGAACGACTACGATTTCGTGTTCATCAGCGAGCCGGCGTTCGAGGAGGTCGACCTGAACCCGGAGACCAAGGAGAAGTACTACTCCGAGGACTTCTGGGTGCAGCGCGGCGAGGCCCTGGGCAACGCCGGCGACAAGCGGCGCAAGGCGATCAAGGAGCGCTTCGAGCAGCACCTGGCGCAGCGCGAGTTTCAGGACCGCACCGACGCGATCTGGTTCGATGACCTCGGCGTTGACATGCTCATCGCCGATGAGATGCACCACCAGAAAAACCTCTACGCGGCGCGCGCGCGCTTCGGTGAGAACCCGAAGTTCCTGGGCGGCCAGGGGCTTTCGAATCGGGCCCTGGACTTCAACCTCAAGACCCGCTGGGTGCGCGAGCACAACGGCGGCAAGGGCATCTACGGCCTGACGGCGACGCCGACGAAAAACAGCCCGCTCGAGATTTACTCGATGCTGTCGCATATCGCGCCGGAGGCGTTCGAGAACATCGGCATCCGCAACAGCGAGGAGTTCCTGGACCGCTTCTGCGAGTTTCAGAACGACAAGGTGCTATCGACCCAGGGCGCGATCGAGGACGCGCTCGTGGTGTCCGGGTTCAAGAACCTGGACGAGCTGCGCGAAATCATGTTCCGGTTCATCGACCGGCGCACCGCGCAGGACGTGGGCCTCAAGCTGCCGGAGCGCGACCAGCGCACGCACCTGATCGAGATGAGCAAGGCGCAGGAGAACGTCTACGCCGAGCTGCGCGCCCTGGCCGAGGAGAGCGCCGGCAAGAAGGACGCGACCGGCGACTCGCACATTTTCTCGATCATGGACAAGATGGGCAAGGCGGCCCTGGACCTCGAGCTCCTGGGGCACGCCGGCGCCCGCTCGCCGAAGATCGAGGCCCTGGCGGAGCAGGTCACGGCCGGCTTGAAGGACGGCGGCCAAATCGTGTTCTGCGAGTCGGTGCCGACGCACGACAAGATCGTGCGCGCCCTGGTCGACGCCGGCGTGCCGCGCGAGCAAATCGGCGTGATCAACGCCCAGGTGGCGGGCTCCGCGGTCAAGCGCCAGAACATCGCCGACAAGTTCAACGCCGGCAAGCTGCGCGTCGTCATCGGCAACGTCACGATGGCCGAGGGCCTGAACCTCCAGAAAACCACGACGGACATTCACGAGCTGGACATTCCCTGGGAGCCCGCCACGGTGCAGCAGCGCCTCGGCCGCGGCATCCGCCAGGGCAACCTCAACGAGTCCGTGCGCACGCACTCCTACCTGGCGCGCGGCAGCTTCGACGGCTACCGGTACCAGGCCGTGCACGCCAAGCGTGACTGGATGGACCTGCTCTGGTCCGGCGGCGATCGCGTCGAGAACCTGGCGCGCGAGGGCAACCTCACCCTGGACGACATGCGCATCATGCTGGCGGCCGACCCGGACGAGGCGCGCGCCAAGTTCGAGGAGGACAAGACGGCCGCGATGAAGCGCTATGACGCCGAGCAGCGCGCCGACGCCCAGAAGCAGTTCGTCCGGTTCGTGGACCTGCACCGCAACTACTCGTCGCTCAAGAACAAGGACACCAAGTCGGCGACGATGCTGCGCCAGCGGCTCGAGGCGGCGAAAACGTCCCTGTTCAACAATCCGCACTGGCCGGCGAAGGCAGCGCTCGAGACCGGCTCCGACACGCTGATCCACCCCCAGACCGGTACGACCCTGGCGGCGAACGTCGGCCTCGAGCTGCCGAGCGAGGGCAAGGTCGTGATCACCGGCGTCAACATGCGCGACGGCACCGTGACGCTGCGCCGCTACGCCGACCTCGAGGGCGGCAAGCGCGCGACCGTGAAGCTGGACGAGCTCAAGGAGGCCGCGCCGTTCAAGTATGACGCCGAGGCCGAGAACAAGGAGGCCCAGGAGAAGTTCGAAGCCGCGGCCGCCGAGAAGCTGGACTCGATCGAGTCGTACGAGGAGATTGCGGCGCTGCCGACCGCGGTCATCGACAAGAACGCGGCGATGCTCCAGGAGCGCATCAAGCAGGGCATGAAGGAGTACAAATTCCGCATGCCGTACGGCGCCATCACGATGGTGGACAAGCAGACCGGGCAGCTCGAGTCCGTCGAGGACTATCACGCGCGCGACAAGCACGACACGCACGACTACCTGCTGCCGACCAGCGACGCGCGCGAGAAGTCCATCCAGGCGTACATGGACGCCGAGCGCCAGGCGAAGATCGGCACGCAGTTCTTCTCCGGCAAGCGCAACAAGTCGTACTACACCGCGGCGCGGAAGTACGTCGGCACGCGCTACGGAAACGAGCACGCGAACCCGTTCAAGGCGTCCCTCGAGCGCCTGGGTGGCAGCTCCAGGACGTACGGCGTCGACGCGCCGCTTGTCAAGGAGGCGAAGCAGCGCCTGGCCGCCGAGCAGGTGAGCGCAATTCGACACGCCAGCTCGATCAAGTCGGCGTTCGACGCCCTGTACCCCCTGGCGACCGTCGAGGGCCGCACCGAGGGCTACGGCGAGGAGGGCATGCAGGCGAAGTACCCGAAGGAAGCCCTCACCATGCTGTGGGCGCGCGCGCGGCACCTGGGCGCCCTGGGCAAGCCCATGGCCGAGGCGTTCGACAAGAAGCACGCCTTCTACGCCGTCAGCAAGGGCCACGAGCTCAGCGTGCACAACGCCCTGGTCAAGATGGCGCTTTCCAGCGGCTACAACGACCTGGCGGAGGCGATGCTGGAAAGCGGCCGCCGGCACCACAAGACCAACATTCACGCCGAGACCGTGCGCGTCCTGGGCCAGGGCTGGAACCACTCGCGCGGCCTGCTGCAACACCTGCGCCACGCGGCCGATGAGGCCGGCGTGCTGGACATGACGCCGAACCAGCTCCGCGAGTACAAGCTGAGCGGCAAGTTCGCGCCGTACAGCGGATACGGGGGCTACTACACGAGTCACCACTCGAGCTCCGGAAAGACCATGCGCGAGCTCATCGCGGAAAGCCTGGAGACCGCCAAATGAACGCCCGCGCATTCGCCGAAAGCACGCTCCAGCTCCTGCAACAGGACCCGCGGCGCTACCGCAATTTCGGCCCCTACTGGTGGTTCGTCAAGGCGCTGCTCAAGCAGTTCTACACGCGCGACAACCTGCACCTGCTCGGTGACTACGAGGAGCCGGACGCGCTCACGCGCATGGCGCCGGAGGCGACGACCTCGCTCGACGCCGCGCTGCAGGCGGCCGTCGAGGAGTACCGCCAGAACGCCACGTACAACCTGGGCCGGACGACCGTCACCGACGCGAACGGCGAGGTCTACACCCTGAGCGACCCGGACGCCGGGCTGTCGTGATCCCACAATCGGAGCCAACATGAACAAGCCCGTCGTTTTCCTCAAGTCGCACGTCGAGCCCTACACCAAGAAGGACGGCACGACCGTTGCGGCGCACGAGCGTCTGGTGAACATGCGCGCTCACCCGAAGGGGTACAAGCCGGGCCAGCACGTGTTTTTCCCGCACCCGCAAAAGAAGGGCAAGAACGGCCTGGGCATCTACATGGGCGAGCGCGAGGGCAAGTCCGTGGTGCATCACGTGCACGGCGAGGACGGCAACCAGCATGACGTGGAGCACGACCAGGTCAAGGGCGCGCGCGGCATCCCGAAGCCCGCGGACCCGGCGGCCGACGCCGAGAAAAACCTCGAGCGCGCGAAGGGTGGCAACAAGTCCGGCGTGCCGGACGATCACCTCGAGCTCATGGAGCAGTCGCTCGCCAACGACGAAAACAGCTCCGACGAGGAGCTGCATGACCATTTCGTCAGCTCCGGCGTGCACCCGGACCATGCCCGCGAGGCGATCAAGCACCGCGAGAAGTTCACCTCGGCCCCGCTGCCGGCCGCCGGCGAGCTGCGCCGGCTGATGGCGAAAAAGGACTGACGGCGTCGTGACCCTACGATGAGGCGATGGCCGATCGCCCCATCGTTTTCCTGCCCGCCCAGGCCCTGGCGAAGGCCGCCGCCATCCCGGACGGCGCGCGCTGGATTACCGTTCACCCGAACGGACCCGGCACTGAGGGCCAGCCCGTGCTCATTCAGCCCCAGGCCGACGGCTCGGCGCACGTCATCGGCGGCGCTGGCGGCAAGCTGAACTACCTCAAGCTGCGCGGCGTCAAGAAGGAATCCGAGTACCAGGCCGAGGCGGCGCAGCGCAAGAAGGCGAAGGCCGAGGAGCGCAAGGTCCAGGCGCAGCGCGATCGCGAGGCCGGCATCGCTGAAAAGAAAAAGCAGGCGAAGCAGGACGTTGCGCGCCAGCAGCGCGAGCACGAGGCGAAGTTCGTCCAAACCGTCGCCCAGGCCATGGGCTGGGACCCGAAGGCGCTCGAGTTCCCAGAGGACCAGTACGCGAACGTCTCCGACGCGGCGCGCAACAAGGCGGCCGCCGAGCACCACCGCGAAATCATGCGCAAGGCGTCCGAGGCCGTCGAGATGCAGCGCCAGCGCCTGGTGGCCGACCATGCCGCGCGCATGGAGGCCGGCATCGGCGAGGTGCCGCTCGATTCGAAGGACCCCGAGGTGCTGTCGGTCGAGGACCTGGACCCGACCCCCATCGGCGCCGCGGCGACCGGTTTCTCGCACAACTTCAAGGAGCGCGCCGAGAAGGCCGGCCTGACGGACGAGGAGCTGAAACAGGAGGTGGCGCCGATCAAGGAGGCGCGCCTGGCGCAGCTCACCGACGACCAGCGCAAGGCGGCGATCGCGCGCGGCGAGACCGCGAAGATGGTCAAGAACGAGCTCGAGAAGATTCGCGAGCCCATCGCCCCCAAAAACGACACCTCGCTGGCCGACGCCCGCCAGGCCGCGGAGATTCTGCGCGCTGCGAAGCGCCTCAAGCAAATCCAGAAAAAGGCGCGCGAGGCGAACGCGGCGATCGACAAGTCCACCGCGGAGCCGAAGGCGTACATCCTCGAGTACACCGCGGACCCGGAGGCCGACTCGAAGATCGCCGAGGACCTGGCGAACGACTTGCGCACCGCGCAGACCATGGCGTTCCTGTCCGAGTTCAATCGCCTGGCCGGCGATCGACCCGAGGAGACCCTGGGCAAGCACATTGCCGTGGGCGCCTACAACAGCATCAACAGCCTGGCCCAGGCCGTCGGCGGCCAGGCGCTGGTCGACCGCAGTGTCGTGGACGTGCTCGGCGTCGCCGGCGCCGCACAGGTGCTGGCGCGCCGCATCCACAACGACCTGCCCGAGGATGCCGAGCGCATCACGGAGGGCATGCAGGACTTCCACCTGCACCACTACATGGACGCGAGCGCCGAGGCCATGGGCCGCGCGCAGGAGCTCCTGGACGCCGCGAAGGAAATCGAGCTGGGCGAGGCCGAGACCGGCCAGGACCTGCAAGTCGCCCAGGAGATGAACGCGCGCCGGCGCCGCGCCGTCGTGGAGGCCCAGAAGATTCTCGGCCAGACCCTGGGCGAGATGGAGGCGAACGCCGCGCTCACCGTCGCCCTCAAGCAAGGCAAGAAGGGCCAATTCCAGGTCTCGATGGGCAAGCGCTCGATCGAGTCCGCGATCACCCAGGCGCGGGCGATCGGCCTGCAGCGCGGCGACTACCAGGTGGACACCGCCGGCGGCAACACCTTCCTGACCGTCACCGGCGCCGGCCTCGATCGCCTGGCGAAGCCGATCGACCGCGCCGACCTCGAGCAGGTCCGCCGGAACCTGGCGATCATCCGCGGCGACCAGGACGAGGACGGCTGGCTCCCGCTGGGCGTAGCGCGCCGGCCAGACCTCGCCATGGACGTGAAGCCGGGCGTCGCGCCGCGCCTGGCCGAGCCATTCAACCCGGGCGCCGACCTCGAGCAGGCGCTCCTCGATTACATCGGCGGGCGCGCGGCCGACGGTGACACGCCGGGCGACATAGTCGCGGACATTCAGTCGGCGGCGTTCTTCGACAAGGTCGGGCCCGGCCGCGCCGACGAGTACCGCAAGGCACTGGACGCCGTCGCACCGCTCAAGGACGGCCGCGGAAAGCCGCGCCGCGCTGAGGCCCTGGCCGGCGACTTCGACGGCTACGCCGACCTGTTCGTGCAGAAGCGGCACCCGGCTGGCCGGGCGGCGATCAACCGCCAGCAGTTCAAGGTGGACCAGGTCAGCGTCGACGCGCTGCACCGCGCCCTGGCGGAAACGCCGGATGGCGTCGCCGCCTTCAAGCAGCTCGGCGAGCTCGAGCCGCATGACCAGCGCGCGCTGCGCGAGTTCTTCTACCGCAACATCGCCAAGGAGGGCGACGCCGCGGGCAACCTGCGCCGCGAGCTCGAGGACCACGTCGCCGCGGAGCCGGAAAAGACCGTCGGCGATATGTTCGGCGAGCAAACCGAGAACCCGGCCTGGGCCGAGTGGCGCGCGCGCCGCGACGAGCTGGCCGCCAAGGTCGGCAGCGCGTCGCTCGACTGGCCGAAGTACGTCGATGCCATGCACGGCAACGAGAAGGCGTACGAGGCCGTGCAGGACCTGATCCGATCGCGCGTCGCGAAGTCGTTCCTCGAGGCGCACAACCGGCTGAACCCGCGCTCGCCGCTCAAGCTGGGGCGCACCGTCATCCGGAACAACCTGAACCACCTGGACGCCGTCGACCCGGCCGCGCGCGAGGAGCGCATGGCCAGCGAGCGCGCCCTGGTGGACAGCCTGCGCGAGCGCTCCGCCGGCAAGTACGCCGCCGGCGCCGTCTCCGACAAGCTGGACGCCGCCCGCGAGAAAAACGAGGCGCTGGAGCAGGCCCAGATGGGGTTCTTCTCCACCGACGACGCGCCGGCCGCGGCCGACGACCAGGCGCCGCAGCTCGCCGGCGACGAGCGCTACACGATCGGCCACGAGGCAGAGCGCCAGCTCGCCGGCATGATGGGCGTCGTCGGCCGCAACTTCAAGCCAGGCCAGCCGCTGCGCCTGTGGGAGCCGACCATGTCGGGCGGCAAGAACGCCGCGCGCCAGCGCCTGGTCAAGCTGGTCGACGCGAACAAGCGCGTCGTCGCGGCCTTCGGTACCGGCTCCGGCAAAACCCTGCTCGGCCTGGCGTCGTTTTCGCACCTGCACGAGCAGGGCAAGGCCAAGCGCGGGCTGTTCCTGGTGCCGTCGATCGTGCAGGGCCAGTTCGCCGGCGAGGCGCTGCGCTACCTCGAGCCCGGCAAGTTCAAGTGGCATATCGAGCCTGGCGCCAGCCGCGAGGAGCGCATCCGCGCCCACAAGGACGCGAGCAACCACTTCACGGTCATGACGCATCAGTCGTTCCGCGACGACATGATGCACCTGGCCGCGCAGCACGCCGGCGTCTCCCCGGACGAGATGGCGTCGCGCGTGGCGGCCATGTCCGACGGCGAGCGCAAGGACTGGATGAAGGCGACGCTCGAGCGCGAGGGCATCAGCTATGACTACCTGAACGTGGACGAGGGCCAGAACACCCTCAACCGCGCCGGCAAGGAAAACTCCAGCCTCGCGAACGTGGTCGACGCGCTGTCGCACCCAGAGGTGACGCCGTACTACGTCACGGCCAGCGGCGACCCTGTCAAGAACGATGCCAGCGAGGTATTCGACCTGCTGCGCAAGATGGACCCGGCGCGCTACGTCGATCGCGGCGAGTTCATGCGCCGCTACGGCGCCGACACCCTGTCATCCAAGGACGGCCTGCGCCGCGAGATGGCGCGCTACATCTTCCCCAGCAAGATCGACCCGGACGTGCACGCCGACCGCAAGGAGTCGAAGCTGGCGCTGTCCGCCGGCCAGAAGTCGGCACTCGCCGAGCTCGAGGGCCACTTCACCCGGGCGCGCATCGCGCGCATCCAGGGCAAGGTGGACGTGGACGCCATGAAGGCGATCGCGCCGCATGCCTTCGAGGGCCTGGCGGATGCCGAGCACGAGGCGCGCGCGAAAGAGCTCCAGCAAAGCCTGGGCATCATGAAGTCGTCCGCGGTGCTGCGCACGATCATGGAGCACCCGGACAACCCGATCGCCGACGACCTGATTGCGAAGGCGGCCGAGCGCAAGGGCAAGCCCGGCGTGGTGTTCGCGCACTCGCTCAAGCAGGTCCAGATGCTGGCCGAGCGCCTGGAGAAGGCCGGACACCGGGTCGTCACGATCACCGGCAAGGACGGCCCGAAGGAGAAGGAGCGCAAGCGCCGGATGTTCAAGCCGGAGCAGGGCGAGGCCCAGGCGGACATTCTGGTGGCGTCCGACGCCGGAGCGACGGGCATGAACGTGCAGCGCGGGCAGTGGCTGTACCAGGCGGACACGCCGATGACGGCCATGACGCACGCCCAGCGCAACGGCCGCATTTTCCGCACCGGCCAGGAAAACGATGTGGAGCTGATCGACGCCGTGCCGGACCATCCCGAGGTGCACCGCGCGCGCGATCGCCTCCAGAAAAAGTACGGCCTGCGCGACCTCATGACCTCGAGCATGGAGGGCCTGGACGACTCCGGCGTCGCCCAGTTCCTGCGCGAGCGCCAGGTGCGCGAGGCGGATTCCCCTGGTGCTCTTTTTTGAGTAACATAGGCGCCATGTTTCGAATCAGCCTAGTCGCCCTGGCATCGCGGTACGCCCTCTACGGCCAGCCGACGCATGGCCTGAGTAGCATCCCCGGCACCCAGGCGTCCGGAAGCAACGCCCTGCGCCTGCTGCGGCACCACTTCCTGCCGGGCCAGACCGGGCACCAGGTCCTGCTCCTGCGGAGGCCCGAATGAACGACATGCGGGACACGCCGCGCCGGCAGCTCGGCGAGCTCGGCGCCCTGGCGACCAGGACCGAGGCCGACGAGCGACGCATCCTCGAGGCGGCCGAGAAGCGGCTCGAGCGTGTCGAGGGCGAGCTGGACTCCGCGCGTGCCGTGGCAATGGGTGCGCCGGCGGACGCCGATCGGTACCAGGCGCTGATCGAGGAGCGCGGGCGATTGAACCAGGTCATCGCCCAGGCGCGCGCCGTGCTCGAGCCCGACGACTGATCGTCGCAACACCTGACATATAGGCCGCCGCGAGCGGCCTTTTTCGTGTCCGCGCGCGATGGCGTTGTCCGGTCGTGACAACACCATACGCTCCATGTTTCCGTCCGACGAAAGCCTCATCGCGGCTGTCCCGTCCTTCATCAGCATCGGTTCGATGTTGAAGGCGACGCCGTCGATGGATGGCGGTCGCCGCTTCCTGTACTGCGAGGCCAGCAACGAGGGCCTGGACCAGCAAAACGAGGTCGTCGCCGCGAAGGCGCTGGCCGAGTCCGCCGAGTACTTCAAGCGCTACGGCAACATCGACCTGGAGCACTACACGCTGATCGGCAAGCCGAACCCGGCCAAGGGCTGGCCCGGCATTCCCGACGCGAACCTGTACGAGATTGGCCGGCCGTGCGACGTGCGCCAGACCGGCAAGTCCACGTTCGTGAAGTCGGAGATTTACTCCGGCGACGGCATCGCGGCCGCGCGCGCCAACGAGTTCTGGTCGTCCCTGACCGAGCTCAATCCGCCGCAGCGCTGGTATCCGTCCGTCGGCGGCGCGATCGACAAGTCGGCGACCAAGGTCGTGATCGACCCCGAGACCAAGCTGCGCAAGGCGATCGTGCAAAAGGTCCGCTGGACCAACATCGGTTTCAGCAAGACGCCGGTCAACCAGCACGTGCCCGAGTGCGCGACGCTGCCCATGGGTGCGTTCGCGAAGTGCTTCGGCGCCGAGGGCTTCGACCTGGCGAAGGCGCTCGAGGCGAGCTACGCAACGGACGCCGTCGGCAAGACCGGCGGCGGTGCCCTCGGCATGCAGTCGCTCGATCGCGGCCAGGCGCCCAGGAACTATCACGAGTTCCGCGAGAAATTGGCCGAGCACGTCCGCACGGGCGTGATCGGCGAGAACCCCGGTGCGGGCGAGCTTGTCTCGTACGCCGCCAATCATTTCAGCTTGCCGTCCGACCAAGCGGCTGAATGGGTCGAGCGCTTCGTGCGCGATTTGAAAACTGGTCTCAACAAACGGAGCATGAAATCATGAGTCAATTCCAGAAGCTGCTGGCGGACCTCGCGCAGGCCCAGGCAGGCACGGATACCCTCGCGAAGTCGCTCCCGGCGGGCGGCGAAGGCGCCGGTGCCGGCGCGGGTGGCGAAGGTGGTGAAGGCGGCGCAGCGGCCGGCGGCGAGGGTGCCGGCGGTGAAGGCGGCGCGGCGGGCGCGGGCGAAGGCGCGGGCGCGGGCGGCGAAGGCGGCCAGGCGACCCTCACCAAGTCGCTCAAGGTCACGCTGGCCGACGGCACCGAAGTCGAAGCCGAGGACGGCACCGAGCTCGTGAAGGCGCTCATGGCGCGCCTGGACGACGCCGAAACGACCCTCACCAAGTCGCTGACGATCACCATGGACGTGATCGGCAAGCAGAACGCGATGATCAAGTCGCTGAGCGAGCAAGTCACCGCGCTGCGCGGCGAAGGCCGCGGCCGCAAGACCGTCATCGCGATCCACGACAAGGGCGGCGCCGCCGCCGGCGGCCAGGGCGCGGGCGCCCAGGGCGGCGAAGGCGAGCTCGCCAAGGGCGGGGCCGAAGTGTCCGCCGACGACTTCATGCTCAAGGCGCACGCCGCCTATGACCAGAAGCTGATCGACGGCGTCGGCCTCGGAACCATCGACGTGTGCCTGCGCTCCGGCCAGCCCGTCCCCACCGACCTGATTTCCAAGGTTGCGAAGGCCAAGACGGCCTAAGCCCCTGCGAAAACCCAGCCCACCAACTCTCATCGAGGTTTGAAATGAAACAACTTCTCGCGCAATTCGCGAACGTGGCGGCCGGTACCGGCGCCGCGGCAGCGCTGGGCGGCTCGCATGGCGGCGCCCTCTCGCAATTCGAGGAGCTCCAGAAAGCCCTCCAGGCGAGCAACTACCAGACGGACGTTTCGACGCTGACCGGCGGCGGCGCGCTCGGCGTGCAATCGCTGGACACGGCGATGAAAACGACCATCCAGGAGAACGAACACTTCATCCTGTTCAACCAGCTCCAGAGCACGAACGCCACGAACATCGTGGACGAGTACACGCGCCAGACGAGCGTGGGCGGCTTCCTGGGCGGCACCACGAACACCCAGATGGGTGTCGTGCGCGCGGCGCAGGGCGACTACAGCCGTGAAATCGGCCTGGTCAAGTTCCTGATGACCCTTCGCCAGGTCGGCTACGTGCTGAACATCGGCAAGAACATCGTGGAAGCGACCGCGGTCGAGGAGCGCAACGGTGCCCTGCAGCTCCTGACGGACGCCGAGTACCTGCTGTTCTACGGCAACGCCGACGCGAGCCCGACGCAGTACGACGGCATCTTCGCGCAGCTCGACAAGGAAATCGCCGCCGGCGGCATGCCCAGCGACTGCGTCCTGAACATGAACGGCGCGAAGCTCGACTCCGTCGACCCGTTCTCGAAGATCAACGTCGCGGTCTCGCGCTACGGCTCCTGGGGCCGCAGCACGGACGTGTACCTGCCCAACTCCGTGCAGAACGACCTGAACATGGGTCTCGACCCGGCGTTCCGCTGGGGCCCCGGCCAGAACACGCCGCAGATCGGCTCGCACGTCGAGGGCATCCGCCTGACGAACGGCGTGCTCAAGACGCACATGGACACGTTCATCCACGACGAGGCGCACCCGATGCAGTCCCCGTTCGAGGTGAACTTCGCCGCGATCGCGACGGCCAACGTCGGTTTCCGCCCGGTGTCGATCGCCGGTGTGGCCGCCGCGGGCACGCCCGCCAACTGGTTCACCGCGGGCCGCGCGGGCAACTACTACTACGCCGTCGAGGCCATCGGCGCGAGCGGCGAGGGCATGTCCGGCGTCGTGAAGTCGGGCCAGGTGGCCGTGGCCGCGGGCAACAAGGTGACGCTCACGATCACGCGCTCCGCCGCGGCGACCGAGTCGGGCTATCGCATCTTCCGCTCGAAGCAGGACGGCGTGAACACCACGTCCGAGTTCCGCCTCATGGCGGTGGTGAAGTGCGCCGGCGCGACGACCACGTACGTGGACGAGAACCAGAACATCCCCGGCACGACCGCCGTCCCCATGCTGAACATGAGCCGTTCGGCGGACGCGATCGGCTGGCGGCAGTTCCAGCCGATGACCAAGATTCCCCTGCCGTTCGGCATCGGTGGCGTCCCGGTCATCTCGTGGTTCCAGTTCCTGTTCGGGTACCTGCGGATCACCAAGCCGAAGCACCACGGCTACATCAAGAACATCCTGCCGGCCAACGCCCTGTGGCGTCCGCACACCGGCGAGTAATCGCCGGCGCGCCCGACAGGTGAAAGAGCGCCCGGGCTTCTGAAAGGAGGCCCGGGCTTTTTTAAGACGCAACCAGGAACGGACATGAGCAACAAGGTCAAGGTCATCTGCACGCGACCCAACGCGAGCGAGGAAATCAACGGCGTGAAGTTCGAGAAGCACCCGGACGGCATCGGCATGGTGTCCGAGCCGATCGACGCCGACACGGCGCAGCACTTCCTGAGCATCGAGGGCTACGAGCTCGTCGGCGCCAAGAAGGAAGCGCAGACCGATTCGGGCAAGGGCTCCGGCAGCGACGGCGCCGGCTCGAGCACGACCCAGGCGCCCGCGAACACCGCGAAGGCGACGGGCAAGGGTGGCAACAAGGGCCACAAGGACAAGCCGGCCGGCGACAACGCGGGCCAGCAGCAAGCTCCCGCCGGCGGCGGCGAGATGACTCCCAGCACCGGCAACGCGAACGCGGAAACCGGCGGCGGCAGCGACAACAAGGGCGCCGAAGGCGCCGGTACCCCGGGCGGCACGCCCGAGGTGTTCTAAGCCCGCCTGGCTACCCACCAGGCGATCGACACGTACCCCGAAGCGAAACCAACATGCAAACCGTAGAGACCGGAATCGAAGGAGCGTCGCCCCAGGTGCTCATTGCCCCTGCGCCGCGCCCGGCGGAGGCGGACATTTATCGCCAGATGTGGGCCCGGCCGGAATACCGCGCCGTCGCCCCGGGCGAGGACATGGTGCCCGTGTTCATGGACGTGGCGCGGCCGAAGCCCGGCGCGACCATCCTGGACATGGGCTGCGGCACCGGCCGTGGGTCCTTCGCCCTGGCGTTCAACGGCCTCAACGTCACCATGCTGGACTTCGCCAGCAACTGCCTGGACGAGGACATTCGCCCCATGCTCGAGACGCAGGCGCACGCCTTGCGCTTCGTGGAGGCGGACCTCACCAAGCCCCTGCCGGCGAACGCGGAGTACGGCTACTGCACCGACGTGCTCGAGCACATTCCGCCCGAGCACGTCGATGCGGTCCTGGACAACACGCTGATGGCGGCGCAGCACGTGTTCTACCAAATCAGCACGGTAGACGACGTGTGCGGCGCGCTGATCGGTCATCCCCTGCACCTGTCGGTGCACCCGTACGAGTGGTGGCTCAAGAAGTTCACCGAGCGCGGCTGCATCGTGCACTGGAGCGGCCAGAGCGAGAACGCCTGCTGCTTCTACGTGAGCGCCTGGTCGACGGGCACCGACGTGGTCGAAGTCGGCACGCTCAACATGGCCGAGGACGACGTGCGCGCGAACGTGCGGCACAACATCGCCCAGGGTTACGCCCAGGCCGTCCCGCACGAGACCAACGACGTGGAAGTCATGATCGTCGGCGGCGGGCCCAGCCTGGCCGGCCAGGTCGAGAAGATTCGCGAGCTGCGCGAGGCCGGCGTCAAGCTGATCACGCTCAACGGCGCGCACGACTGGTGTCTCGATCACGGCATCACGCCGTCCGCCTTGATCATGGTGGACGCTCGCCCGTTCAACGCGCGCTTCACGCGCCGCCCGGTGCCTGGCTGCAAGTACATGCTGGCGAGCCAGTGCGACCCGTCGGTGTTCGATGGCATCCCGCGCGACCAGGTCATTCTCTGGCATACCACGGCCGACATGATCCAGGGCGAGCTGAACGAGCAGTACAAGGACGACGTGTGGTACGGCGTGCCCGGCGGCTCCACGGTGCTGCTGCGCGCGATTCCGCTGCTGCGCATGCTCGGCTTCAAGAAGTACCACCTGTTCGGCTGTGACTCGTGCCTGTCCGACGAGGAGGTGCATCACGCCTACTCGCAACCCGAAAACGACGGACCTCTCGTCACGCCGCTGATCGTCGGCGGCCGCATCTTCAAGTGCCATCCCTGGATGATTGCCCAGGCGCAGGAGTTCATGGACCTGATCAAGGTCCTGGGCAACGAGTTCGAGCTCGAGATGTACGGCGACGGCCTTCTCACCCACATCCTCAACACCGGAGCCGACCTGGCGCCGGATTCCATCGACGCAACTGCTTAACCGGAGCAAAACATGGCAGCAGGTACCTGGAAAATCTACGCGAAAGCGAAAAAGTACTTCGGCGCGGGCACGATCACGCTCGGCGCCGGCGTGTTCAAAATGTCGCTGCATCGCGCATCGGCATCGGCGGCCATCCTGGCGCTGTCGACGCGCTCGACGTTCGCCTCCATCCCGGGTGAAATCTCGGCGACGGGCGGCTACGTGGCCGGCGGCCGCAACCTGGTGCCGGCAACGGGCCAGTGGACGGTCGGCGCCTCGGCGAAGCAGTTCAAGTTCACGTACTCGACCGCGGGTCTCGTGTTCACGGCCAACGGCGGCAACCTGACCAACATCAAGTACGCCGTGATCCGCAACTCGACGGGCGCGGGCGCCGGCAAGGTGCTGTGCTTCTGCACGCTGTCGACGGCCGCGTTCACCGTGACGACCGGCAACACGCTGACGATCAAGCCGGCTGCGACCGGCGTGTTCACCCTGGCGTGATTGCGTGACGGCACAATCGCCGTCATGGTCATCACGCCAGGCACGGGGACGCTGAGCGTCGCCTCTACGGAGGCGACGCTTTCGCTCGCCCTGCCGGCGCCGGCCGCGCGCGTCGATCGCGTTGCCATCGTGAACGCTCCGGTGCGACTGGGGCGACGCGGCCAGGACGCCGTCAGCTCGACCGGCCCGCCTGCGCTGGTGACTCTCCTCCTCCTCGAAGCCGAGGCGGTTCGCGAACGCGGCCGCCCGGCTTTTTCTTTGGGTGCTCGGTAAGTGGCAACGAAAACCCTCTACCCGTTGTGGGACTCGAACGCCGCAGGCTCGACCAAGCTGGTCGACATGCAGGATGGCGGCACCGCCCCGGCGACCGCCACGATGGTGACGGGCTGGACCGTCGGCACCACGGTGGCGACGCGCTACGCCGAGATGACCAACGGCGCGAAGGTGGCCGCGGCATCCTTCGGCACCACGGCCCTGCCGGACGCCGCGGTCAGCAACGCCAACGGCGACTCGTGCCGCTCGCCGTCCGCCTACTCCGGCGTCTTTGCCAACTCGAATTGGGTTTTCAACTTCGCCTGCGCGCGCAGCGCTGGCACGAACTCTGGGTCGTGGGCTCTGCGCATGCGCGTGTTCGCGTCGACCGACGCCACGGGCGCGACTGGCCTGCGCGAGCTCACCGGCTCGACCCAGGTGTCCGGCACGGTCACCACGGCCGCGTCGATGACGGGCTCGCTCACCTGGACGCCTGGCGCCACGGTGCGCCTGAATAACGAGTACCTGTTCTTCTCGCTCGCCATGGTGACTGTCACCGCGGCCAGCAACTCGAGCACCGCGATCGCCATGGGCAAGGGCTCGGGGACGACCATCGTCACCCCTGACTTTGTCGCCGACACGGTCATCACGCCGTCGGTTGGGGCGGCGTCCGTCTCTGGCGCGGCGCCGACGATGACGCGCACGGGAGGCGATACCCCGATCACGCCGTCGGTAGGCTCCGCGGCCCTCGCCGGCGTCGCGCCGACGCTGTCCAATGGCGTCGCCATCACGCCGTCCGCCGGCGCCGTATCGGCCGCCGGCGTGGCTGGAACCAACGGTCGCACCACGACGCCGTCCGCTGGCTCGCTGTCGATCGCCGGCGTGGCGCCAGGTGTCACGCGCCAGACGACGATCGCGCCCGCGGCGGGCTCCGTAACTGCCGCCGGCTCCTCGAGCTTGACCGACCTCACGCTGACGCCCAGCACGGGGTCGGCTGCGGTCACGGGACAGGCTCCGACCGTGTCGCAGTCGGCCACGGTGCACACCTTCTACCTGCTGCCCGACACCGCCGCATCGTTCTCCGGCGCGGCGGCGATCCAGTCGGACGGCGCCGCGCCTGCAGCGGCCAACGCCACGGCGGGCTTCAACCCTGGCACGGCATCGCTCAACAAGTACCAGCCGTTCCAGCGCGGCGTGGTGGCCGGCCCAAGCCTGCTCAGCACCACGGCGCTACCCGACACGACCATTGACGACACGAACGGGAACACGTTCCGCACGTCGTCTCAGTACACCGGCCAGTTCGACGGCTCGAGCTCGTGGTTCTTCAACTTCGCGTTCGTCGCCAACCGCAGCGGCGACCCGGGGCGCATGGCTATCCGGGTGCGGGTGTTCGCGGCCAGCGACCCATCCGGCGCGGGCGCGCGTGAAATCACGACGGCGACGCTGGAAACGAACGCGATCGCCAACGCCAACGCGACGGAGCAGTTCGGCACCGTCACCTGGGCGCCTGGCTCGTTCCGGCTGGACCAGGAATACCTGTTCTTCTCGATCGCCAACCGCACCACGGTCACGCCGAACTCGACGGCCCTGACCTGGACCCTCCGCTCCGGGTCGACGTACATCACTACCGACGCGTTCGCGGTGACGACGGTCATCCAGCCGGCGGCGCGAAACCTGTCGTTGACCGGCGGCGCCGGCACGGCTGACATTGTTCGAACGGCGACGCCTGGCACTGGCGCTGCCGCGGTCAGCGGCCAGGCCGCTACGCGACTTATCGACGCGCCCTTTACGCCTGGCGCGGCCGCGTTGACTGTTTCGGGCCAGGCTGGCGGCACTACCGCCATCACGATCACGCCTGGCGCCGCCGCCTTGTCGGTCGCCGGACAAGCGGCCGACGTGACCGACACCGGCCAGCCGTTGCAGTTGTACTTTTTGCCGGACACGACCCTGGGCAGCGGCTTCGCCGAGGTGCAGTCCGACCCGCCGGCCTCCGGCACCAGCAGCACCGGATGGAACGCGACCGGCATCAACGCGGCGCCGCAGTACTCGCCCATGGCGCGCGGCGTGCAGCAGCTCGCAAGCACTTTCTCCGCCGCGGTCCTGCCCGACACGACGCTCGACGCCGCGCACGGCGACGCGTTCGTGCTCGGCTTCTATCGCGGGCAGTTCGCGGCCGGCAACTGGACGATCTCCTTTGCCGCTGACGTAACGCTCAACCAGTCGTATGCCCTGACGGCCCGGCTGCTGACTAGCCCGAACAGCGACGGCAGCGGGGCTACGGACGTGGGCGGCGGGGTGCTGTCCAGCAACACCCTGACGGGGCCTAACTCCGGCACGTCGAGCGGGACGTTCTCGATCACGTTCAACCCTGGCGCAATTTCGTGCGACCCGGCCGCTGGCGTCTACCTGTTCCTCTCGATCGCGATTGAGGTGACGGTCAAGAAGGGCGGCTCGCATGCCGTGTTCCTGGATACGGGGGCGAGCTCGTATGTGCTCACCTCCGCATTCCAGGGGCAGGTCCTCTCGACGCCGGCGGCGGCTTCGGTGTCGATCGCCGGCTATGCGCCGACGGCGGCGATCGTGCGCGAGACAACGCCCTTCTCTGGCGCGGCCAGCGTTGCCGGCGTGGCGCCGACGGCCGTCGTCACGATCTTTCCGATTCCGCAAGCAGGCTCCGCGGCGATCACCGGCGCCGCTCCGACCGTCCTGCTCGGCGCGCTACTCATCCCGACGGCGGGCTCTGTCGTTGCCTCGGGCCAGGCCGGAACGGTCGGCGGCACGAAAGCGCCCAGCTCGGCGAGCGCGACCATCTCCGGGGCCGCGCCGACCCTCGCGATGGCGACGGTACCGGGCGCTGGCGCGATCGCGCTGGCTGGCGCCGCGGGCACGATCGGTGTCACGGTCACGCCAGGCGCGGGGTCGGTCGCGACGGCCGGCGTGGCGCCGACGCGCATCGCCGGCGCGGTCATCACGCCAGCGGTTGGCTCGGTCTCGGTTTCCGGCGTCGCCGGCACGCGCCTGGTCAACTCGCTGCCGGCGCCCCTGGCCGGCTCGGCGTCGATCGCCGGCGCATCGGCGACGGTGCAGAGCGGCGCTGTCATCACGCCGGCAGCGGGCGCCATTTCGGCCGCGGGCGTCGCCTCGAGCTCCGGCGTCACGGTCACGCCCGCCGCCAGCGCTGTCGCCTCCTCCGGCGCCGCTGCCGCTGTCACGACCCAGTTCAATCGCACGCCGGTCGCCGGGGCGGCAGCGCTGTCGCTGGTCGCGCCAGCCGTCACGCAGCAATTCAACATCGCGCCGAGCTCTGGCGGTGTCGCGGCGACGGGCCAGGCGCCGACGATCGCCGAGACCGGCCTGTTCACCTGGTACATGGACGACGGCGTGTCGTTCTTCGGTCAGACGTTCGCCAAGCTCACTCAGCCGCAGTTCTCGGCCTCGGGCTACCTGTCGTCCACTGGCTGGAATGTTCTCTCCGTGAGCAGCGCCCAGTACGCGGAGTTTCAGAACGCGACGATGGTCTCGTCGTTCTCGGCCGGCGCGCGCCCGAGCACCACGGCGAAGCTCAGCACCGGAAACGCCCTCATTAGCAACGGCGAATACGGCTCGTTCGCCGCCGGCACGTGGGTGTTCAACTTCAAGCTGCAAGGCTACAGCGACGGCGCGCGCAAGCCGCAGGGGTACCTGCGCGTCCGTGTGTTCAAGGGCGCCGTTGACACCGGCGTAGACCAGCAGGTGATAACCGAGCTCACCGACAGCGCGAACATCCCGCAGAGCGCGCTGTTCGGCGACACCGGCTGGTCCGGCACCGACCTGACCGTGAACGTGCCCATCACGTGGAACGCCTCGGCGTTCACGCTGGCGGAGGGCGAGTACCTGTACGTCAAGGTCGCGATCCTGACGAACAACAACGCGAACGGCACCTCGGCGACCTGGTCGCTGTACTACAACATCGGGCAGTCCTCGATCCTCACGGCGCCGTTCCAGCAGAACACGAACATGCCGAGCATCGGCGGCGGCGGACCATTCACGGCGACCGCTACGCTGACGGGCAACCAGGCCAGCCTCACGCGCCAGAACGTGATCACGCCGGCCGTGGGTGCGGTCACGAGCTCCGGCCAGGTGGCGACGCGTGTCGTGGACTTCCCGCGCGCTCCTGCCGCCGGAGCCATCTCCGCGACCGGCGCTGCCGGTACCGCGCAGACCGTCACGTTCATCGCGCCTGGCGCCGCGGCGGTCTCCGCGTCCGGCCAGACGGCCACGTCGGTGCGCGGCTCGGTACAAACGACCGGCGCCGGCTCGGCTTCCGTGAGCGGCGCTTCGCCTTCGGCCGTCGTGACCACTTTCACGACGCCGAGCTCCGGCGCGATCGCCGCTGCCGGCGGGCTGGCTGGCGTGACCCAGCAGACGTTCCTCGCCACGTCGACGGCGACGGCCAATGTCATCGGCCAGGCGCCGACGGTCGGCGTGCAGCGCTTCGCGACGCCCGGGCGCGGTTCCGTGGCAATCGGCAGCGCGGACCCTATCGTGCAGCTTAGCGGCGACCCGCCGGCGACTGGCGCGGCCGACCTGGACGGGCAGCTACCAACGCTGTTCCGCGAGGACTCGATCACGACGGCGACCGGTGGCGCAGCGCTGTCGGGCGGCATCGGCGCGCCCTCGATCGGCTTCCCGCTCACGCCGGCGCGCGGCTCGGTTTCGATCGTCGGTCGCGTGCCAGGCTTCGACACCGGCATCAGCGATGGCGCTGACGCCGCGGCCGTCGACGGCGTCGCCGCCGTTGTCATCGCCGGCTCCGGCGCGTACCCGGCCGGCCAGGACGTGGCGATCGACGGCCAGGCGCCCGTGTTGGCCCTGGGCGAGTTCGACGCGCCTCCGGCGGCCGCGCTGGCCGTCAGCGGCGGCCAGGCGATCGTTGTCGCGGGCCGCGTGCTCACTCCCAGTGGCCCGCCCATGGTTGCGATGGGCGGCGACTGGGTGTCCTCCTTCGGCGCCGTCGCGACGCCTGGTGCCGGCGCCATGCAGGCGAGCGGCACCGGCGCGCGCATCGTCCGCTTCGACGCCATCACGCCAGGCGGTGAGCCCGCCATGGTCATCACGGGCAAGGCGCCCGTCCTAGTTCGCGGCCGCGTCGCGATGCCTGGCGCCGGGTCGATGGTGGCCGCAGGTGCCGCGCCGACTCGAACCGTTGACCAGGCGCGCCAGCCAGGCGCCGGCCAGGTGGCGGTTGCGGCGGCCGCAGCGGTCGCGGTCTCGAGCACGATCCCGGTCGCCGGCGCCATGACGGCGCTCGGCCAGGCTGCGACTGTCATCGAGGGCGCGGTGCTGACGCCGGGCCGCGCGAGCATGGGAACCACGAGCTATGCGCCGGGCGACGCCGTCGATGCCGGCCGACAACCTGGCGCCGGCCAGGTGTCGCTCGCCGGCGCCGCGCCGCTCGTGGTGGGCTCCACGGTGCCCGATACCGCGGCGGCGCTGGCGGTCGGCCTGGCGCCGGTCATCGTGCGCGGCAACGTCGTGCAGGCGGCCGCCGCGGCGATCGCCGTCACTGGCGCCGCTCCGGCGCGCGTGACCGATCATGCCGCGCGCCCTGGCTCCGGCACCGTCGCGCCCTCGAGCGCCGCGGCGGTCGTCGTCGCCGGCCGCGTGGTGACGCCTGCCGCTGCCGCGTTGTCCGTGACCGGCCGCCCTGGCGCCGCGCCGAGCAATTACGCGCTGACGCCTGGCGCCGGCGCCGTGGTCACGCACTCGGAAGCCGTCTCCGAGGCCGGCGGGATCGTCGTCACGCCGCCGGCTGGCCGCGTCGACGCCGCCGGCGCCGCTCCCGTGCCGGGCTATACCCGGGCGCCCTCCGCGGCCGCGGTCTCGATCGTCAGCGCGGCGCCGCGCGTCGCCTTCGATCACTACATCACGCCGGCCGCCGGCCAGGTGTCGATCGTGGGCCGCGCGCCTGGCGCCGCGGGCTCCCAGGTCATGGTGCCGGCAGCGGCCGCCATCGCCTCGAGCTCTGGCGCGCCTACGATCGGCCGCGATACGCCGATCACGCCGGCCGCCGGCACGGTCACGCTCAAGCCTGGCCGCCCGCATCTGGGCGCCGGCCGCGGCGCCGACTTCAAACTCACCGACGGCGGCGGCTTCAAGCTGCGCAATCGGCCGCAGCCTGGCGAGCAGGCCGACTCGTTCGCGTTGAAGCGTGACGCTACGATGTTCAAGCTGGAAAAGGACGACCAATGAGCACGACCGAAGTGAACGTAGCGCTCGAGACGCCGACGGCGGAAAAGGACAAGGACTCGATCAAGGTCTACAACTTCGACCTGGACGACCTGTTCCCGGTCGATGACGCGCTCGCCGCGGTCGCGTGGACCGTGCCGGCGGGCCTGGTGCAGGTGTCGGCATCGCACGATGACCGCACGTGCTCGATCGAGCTGTCGGGCGGCGTCGAGGGTCAGTGGTACATCGTGCGCGGCACGTGGCTGACGGTCGCCGGGCTGCAGGACGAGATTGTGCTGCGCCTGTTCATCAAGCAGGACGCCGAGGACGCCGTGCAGCTCGGCACGGCGCTGTTCCCGAATCGCTTCACCGCGGTGCAGCGCATGCGCGCCGATCGCCTGCTCATGGCGGCCGCCGGCATCATGCCCAAGGTGTCAGTCTCCGACGACTACATCTGGGACAAGATTCGCGCGGCCGAGGCGGAGGCGCAGCGCGACCTGAACGTGTTTTTCCAGCCGACGGCGCTGTTCCCGTTCGACCCGACGAGCGACGAGCTCGCCGCGCTGACGCCAGGCATGCCCTGGGCGATCGACCCGGCGCAGGACTTCGGGCCGGAGAACTTCCTCGAGGACCGCTGGGGCTTCTTCATCACGCGGCAGAAGCCGGTCATCAGCATCACGTCGGTGCAGATGGTCTACCCGAGCCCTGGCGCCGTGAAATACGCGTTCCCGCCGGAGTGGCTGCGCGTGGACCGCAAGTACGGGCACGTGCGCATCGTTCCGACGAGCGCGCTCAGCCTGGGCTCGCTGTCGGCCTCCGTCATCCAGCTTTTCTCGAGCCGCACGATTCCCCAGGCGCTCGAGGTGCGCTACATCGCCGGCCTGGCGAACGCCGTGCAGGACTATCCGGAGCTGGTCGACCTGGTGCTCAAGAAGGCCGCCCTCAAGATCATCGGCGACCGCTTCCTGCCGCAGTCCGGCTCGATCAGCGCCGACGGCCTGTCGCAGAGTTTCAGCAACGACATGAGCAAGTACCACGATGACGTGAACGTGATCATCAACGGGCCCAAGGGCTCCAACGGTGGTCTCATGCGCGCCATTCACGGCATCCGCATGGGGGTGCTCTGATGTTGTTCAACGCCGGCGCCTTCAACGAGCTGCTGAACGGGCTCGGCGAGTGGTTCGAATGGCGCCGCGCGTCGGCGTGCCCGTGCGTGAATCCCGCGTCGCTGTCGCCGAAGGCGAATTGCCCGAAGTGCTTCGGCAAGGGCTATATGTGGGGCCCGGGCACGCGCGCCATGGCGGGCGTGGCGAGCTCGAACGTGCAGCAGCAGTGGGCCCGGTTCGGCCGCTGGGAGCAGGGCGACATGGTCCTGTCCATCCCCGAGGACTCGCCCATGTACGAAATCGGCATGTTCGATCGCGTGCTGTGCGAGACGAGCACCGACTCGTTCACCCTGTCGCTCGTGCGCGGCTCCGCCGGCGATCGCGTGCACGGCATGATCAAGGAGTTCACCAGGGTGTTCTGGTTCGACAACGACCTCAACATCGTGGAGGGCGGCATCCCCACCTCGGACGCCAACGGCCGCCTGACCTGGGCGCAGGGCGAGCCGCCGGCGGGCAAGTCCTACACGATCGAGGGCGTGAAGTACCAGGAGTACTACTGCTTCGGGCCGTTCTCGAACGACCGCATGAAGCACGCCGGCATGCGCCTGCCGCGCCGGATGGTGCTGCGCAAATTCGACCTGCTGGGCCGCAACTCGACGGCTTAGGCGATCTTGACGGCCTCGCCGAAGGCGAGCTCGGCGAGCGGCTGCATGCGCTCGGCGACGCCGCGGGCCAGGCCCAGGCCAGGGCGCGGCGCCACGACCCAGCCAGGCGAGCCCTCCATCATCACGCGGAACGTGAGGTACGCCGAGCTGCGCGCGCCGCCTGGCGTCGTCGTGCTGAACCGGTACATGCCTTCGTGGTTCTTGTTGCCGCCCAGGGCCACGGCGCCCACCAGGCGATCGCCCCAGGAGTAGCGGCGCTGCGGCACCGTGACGGCCTGGCGGGTCTTGGGGTCCATGGCGCCCGTGCCTGACACCCGGGAGCCCATGCCCGTGACGCGCGAGGCGGCGAGCTGCGAGACCGCGGCGAAGATCGACGGCGGCATGGCCGGCGCCAGGGCGTCGCTGCCGGGCGTGTTGTGCCGCATCGGGATGATCAGGTAGCGCTTGCCCTTCTTGGTGGTGCGCACCTTGAGGCTGGTGTCCAGCATGGACTTGAGGTCCTTCGCTGGCCGGCCGTTCTCGATTTCCTCGGCGTACTTGTAGTCCGTCCAGACCAGGCCGGAGAAGTCGCCGGTCATCTTCGCCTGGATCGAGGCGGCGTAGGCGTCCTTCTCGCCGCTCCAGAGGCCCCGGGCGCGCTGCACGGACTCCATCCAATCGGCCTGCGTCTGGGCGACGACGGCGCGCACGGCCTGATTGAGCCGCGGCAGCACCTGGGCGTTGATCACGTTGCCGGCGGCCGACATGACGCCCGCCAGGTCAACTCGAATCCGAAATTCCGCCATGCAGGCAGTATGGCGTCACGGCGCCGGGGTCGTGACAACATCATGCGAGGACCATGATTTCCTCGGTCCGCCCACTCTACGTGGGCAATGCGCTGCAAGTCACGCTCGCGCCGCCCGCCGGCGCCGTGCAGTGGCGCATTCTGCGCAAGGAAACCAACACCTTCACCGACCAGGACGACCCGGGCGCCCTCCTCGCCTTCGAGGGGCGCGATACCGTCGTCACCGACGCCGAGCCCGGCCTGGTCAACGAGACGCCGATCTACTACAAGCCGTTCTACCAGGACGACGCCGGCGCCTGGTCGACCGCGCCGGCCGTGTCCGGCACGCCGCTGGCGACGTACGAGGAGCACAGCACCGACGTGCTGCGCCTGGTGCGCAACCGCCTCGAGGACGGCCTCAAGGTCGAAGTGCAGCGCGGCACGTTCGTGCTCGAGGGCGGCCGCGACGTGATTGCCGTCTACTCGGCGCCGCCGGCCGCAGGCGCCGTGGACCTGCCCGTCGTCACCGTGCACCTGGCGAGCGAGCGCGCCGAGGCGAGCGCGATGGGCGAGCTGATCGTGCCCGACACCCTGCTGCCTGGCGGCGACTGGCTCGAGCACGAGGGCCGCGAGGCCGACGTGCAGCTCGAGATTGTCGGCTGGTGCCTGAACCCGGACGAGCGCATTGCGATGCGCCAGGCCATCCGGCGCCTGCTCATGGCGAACCTGGGCGTGTTCGCGGCCGCCGGCATGAACGAGGTCGCCTTCCAATTCCAGGACCTGGACGCCATCAACGGCGAGTACGCGGCCAACGTCTACCAGGCGATGTGCACGCTCACCTGCAAGGCGCCCGTCGTTGTCATCAACCGTGTCACCCCGATCGCGGACGTGCAAATCACGTTCTCCGCGGAAGAAATCCCCACCCATTAACCGGAGCCCACCATGGGAAAGACCAACCAACAAACCGAGACGACGACCAACGAGACCGCGGCCGCCGCGCCTGCTGCTGCCGCCGCCGCGCCGTCCGAGGAGGTCACGCTCGAGGAGTTCTGCATCCGCCTGTCCAAGTCGGACAAGCGCGTGGAGATGATCGGCGGTTTCAACGCCTCCGAGACGGCCGCCGGCCACGTGAAGGACACCGAGGCGAGTTTCCGCGCCCGGTACGACCAGTTCTGCAACAAACCCGCTTAACCAGAGGAGTCCACCATGGGCGTTTTCTTCGGGGGCCGACTCATCACCTCGCCGGCGGTCGCGTCGGTGGTGGATGACTCCGGTCTCGCCAACAAGAACCTGACCGTCGGCAACGTCGTTGCCTTGATCGGTCGCTCCGCGGGCGGCCAGCCCAAAACGGCGCTGCGATTCGGCACGCCCGACCAGGCGAAAGCTGCGCTCATCTCGGGCGAGCTGCTGGACGCCGTGCTCAAGGCATTCGACCCGAGCGCGCAGACCGGCTCGCCGTCGGAAGTCGTCGCCGTGCGCGTCAACCCGGCGCTGCAATCGGCGCTCACCCTGGTGGACGGCTCGAGCGCGAACGCGATCGACCTCAAGTCCACCGACTACGGCCTGGTCGCCAACTCGATCAAGGTCAAGGTCGAGGCCGCGACGAACCTGGGCAAGAAGCTGACGGTGCAGCGCGGCAACGCGTACTACACCGCCGACGACGTGTATCGCAAGGCCATGTCCGTGCGCTACACCGGCGCCCAGGCGACGGCGACCATGACCATCACGGGCAACGCGATCACGCTGCAGGCGCCGGCCGGCAACACCGTGGCGACCGTGGACATGACGGTGTACGACAGCATCCAGGAGGTGGTGGATTACATCAACTCCGTGACCGGCTTCACCGCCGCGGTGCTCGACGGAAACGGCGAAAAGACCGCCCTGGCCGGCCTGGACTTCGTCACCAACGTGGACGTGAAGTCGGCGCTCTACACGGTGCGCGCGGACCTCCAGGCGTGCATCGACTGGATCAACGGCAGTGCCGAGGGCTTCCTGGACGCGACGCGCGCCACGGGCGCCGGCGCACCGCCCGCGAACATCGGGTTCACGTACCTGTCCGGCGGCACCGACGGCAACGTCACGAACAACGACTGGTCGGACTGCTACACGGCCCTCCAGCAGGAGGACGTGCAGTGGGTCGTGCCGATCAGCGGCGACCCGTCCATCCACGCGATGAACGACTCGCACTGCTCGTTCATGTCGACGGTGGGCCAGATGGAGCGCCGCGGCATCGTGGGCACGGCGATCGGCACCAGCGACGCGGCCGCGATCACCGCGGCCCTGGCGCTGAACAGCGACCGCACGTCGCTCGTGCACATCGGCTACTACGACTACAACAGCGACGGCAAGCTGACGCTGTACGCGCCGTACATGACGGCCGCCCTGCTCGCCGGCGCCTTCGCCAGCGTGAACCCGGGCACGCCGCTGACGAACAAGACGATCAAGGTCCGCGGCCTGGAGCGCTACCTGCGCAACCCGACCGACACCGACCAGCTCATCAAGGGCGGCGTCCTGTGCGTCGAGCGCACCAAGAAGGGCTACAAGGTCGTCCAGTCGATCACGACCTGGCTGGCGAACGACAACTACAACCGCGTCGAGGTCAGCACCGGCGTGGCGGTGGACTTCGTTGCGCGCAACGTGCGCGACGTGCTGGACGACCTGCGCGGCATGAAGGGCACGCCCATCCTGCTCACGCAAGCGGTCAGCCGCGTCGACTCGACCCTCGCCGAGCTCGCGCGCGCCGAGCCCCAGGGCCCGGGCGTGATCACCGGGGACAAGGCCAACCCGGCGTACAAGAACATCCAGGCGACGCTGGACGGCGACGTGCTGCGCGTGCAGTTCGAATGCCACCCGGTCATCGGCGTGAACTACGTCCTGGTCTCCATCTTCGCGACTGCCTTCTCGGGCAGCGCGTCCGCCTAACCGGAGGTAGTTCAACATGGCGACGCAGAACCTCAAGACCCGCTCGGGTAACCGCATCATCGTGACGTTCGACGGCAAGCAAATCGGGCTTGTCCAGAACGTGCGCATGAACGACGACTACGCTCCGGAGCCAGCCTCCGGCGTGGGCGACATTCACGTGCAGGAGTACGTCCCGACGATGGCCCGCCACAGCATCACGGTGCAGACCATGGTGCTGAACAAGGGCAACATGCGCGACGTGGGCATCGCGACCGAGAACGGCGACGGCATGCTCCAGGGCATGGTTTTCGACATCGAGGTGTACTCGAAGGACGACAACACGCTCCTGCGCAAGTACAAGGGCTGCTCGTACGCGAGCGGCGACGTGGAAGTGCAGAAGCACGCCATCGTGATGGCCTCGGCGCAGTTCAATGCGCTGGACGTGGTCAACACGAGCATCTAAGCCTGGCGCGACCAGACCAGGGCCGCCCTTCCCCGGCGGCCCTTTTTCCTTAAACCCCGGAGTTCCCATGCACGCAGCAAGCCCTACCGACTTTCCCGTCGAAGTGCCCGGCGTCGGCGCCTTCATGTTCGCCAAGCGAATGATGGCCGACCATCTCAAGATCAACGTCGAGTACTCGCGCCTCACCGAAGGCGTCGAGCCGACGCCCTGGCTCGACACGATCGCGACGTGCATCGCCGTGATCAAGACCCTGGCCGTCCGCGTCCCCGACGACTGGGACATTGACGCCATGGACCCGCTGGACGAGGAGACCTACAACAAGCTGCTCAAGGTGCACGGTGCGCTGCGAGCGAAGGAGGACTCCTTTCGAGGCAAACCGAAAGCGCCTGTCGAAGGAGGCGGGCAAGCGCCGAGCGTCTAGCCTGGAGTTCTGGTACCGCGCCAAGTACAACCTCACCGCGACCGACCCGCGGTTCCTGGCGGCCACGATCGAGGAGATGGCCGCCGACTACTGGGCGTGGTTCTTCAAGGAGAACCCCAAGGCGACGATCGAGGACGAGGACGAGGACTTTAACCTTGACGAGGTCCTGAAACAGATGGAGGAGAACCCGGAGGACTGGGTGACCCTCACGTAGACGGGACAACATAATCGAGCGACCATGGCCGGTATCAAAATCCCAGTAGAGGCAGCGTTCGACAAGGGCGATGCCGACCGTGTCGTAAACGACTTCGCCGAGCAATTCAACAAGCTCGGCGCCGCGATCGCCCAGGCGAACAAGCAGCGCTTCAACCCGATCGACCGCGCGTCGATCGAGGACTTGAAGCGGCTCCAGGCCGGGTTCGAAAGCCTCAAGCGCGTGTCGGGCGACATGCGCAAGCGCCTCAAGGCCACCGGCCAGGCCGACAAGCCGTTCTTCGATGTGGACTGGCGCCAGATGTACCCGGACGAGCACTCTCGCAACCGGCAGATGCAGAAGGCGTTCGACTACGTCACCGGTGGCGGCCGCTTCCAGGCGCCGGCGCCTCCCCCGACCCCCGCGCCTGGCGGCCGGCCCGCGTCGCCCCCTCCTGGCCCGCCCGCGCCTCCTGCGCCCGGTGGTGGTGGCGGCGGCGGCGGCGGCGGTGGTGGTGGTGGTGGCGGCCAAATGCGCAACATCCTGGGCGCCGGCCTCAACGCCATGGGGCCAGTCGGCCAGGTCGCGAACGCCGGCCTCTCCGCCGGCATGTCCGCGGGCCTGGGCGCCGGCATCGGTGCCGCCGTCGGCATGGCGGCGATCAAGGTCATCGGCGCGATCGCGAACAAGATCGCCGCCGCGCAGCAAGAGTTCATCGGCTATGACACCCTCAAGCGCCAGCTCGGCGACGTGGGGGTCAGCTTCGAGACGTTGAAGGAGTCGCTGCGCGAGGCGTCGCGCGGCCTCGACATGACGTTCGAGGAGGGCCAGAAGCTCGGCTCGCAATTCGCGAAGCTGTCGGGCATGACCGCGGACCAGTACAAGACCCTGGCCGAGGAGGTCAACACGGCCGGCGGCTTCGGTCGCTCGTTCGGCATGGACCCGGCGCAGAGCACGCAGTTCTTCGCCCAGATGCGGCTTTTCCAGGTCACGCAGTCCCAGGAGGACAGCCGGCGCCTGGCGCTCGTGATCGGCGAAAGCCTCGCCAAGTCGAAGTCCTTCGCGAAGGCCGACGAGGTGCTGGAGGCGATCGCCGGATTCACCGCGCAGCAAACCCGCATCGGCATGAACGCGGCGAACGCCGAGGGCTATACGAGCTTCTACACCGGCATGGTGGGCTCGCGCATCCCGGGCATGGACCCCGCGAGCGCCGCGGCGCTGCTCGGGCGCGCCAACTCGACGTTCGCCAGCGGCGGCGGCGCCGGCGAAGCGGGCCAGAACTTCATCTACCAGGCGATCGGCGGCCAGCTTGGCCTGGACCCCATCCAGACTGCGCTGCTGCGCGAGCAGGGCCTGTTCGGCACCGGCCGCGGCACCTTCGGCGACAAGTCCACCTTCGGCCAGTTCGCCAAGAAAAACGGCCTTGATACGCCTGGCGCCGCGGGCTCCGACGCGACCAACCTCGAGCTGATCATGCAGCAACTGAATCGGGTCTACAGCCGACCCGACCAGGCGATGCTCAGGGTCAACGCCATGTCGAACCTGTTCGGCGTGAACAACAGCCAGGCCATGGCCCTGTCGATGGTGGAGCCGGCGCAGCTTGGCGGCATCGGGAAGCGGCTGAAAAAGCTCGGCATCAACCTGAACGACGTAGACGCGACCGGCATTTCTCGCCTCTCGCAAATCGAAGCCGACGGCTCGCTATCCGACAAGGAGAAGGACGCCCAGACGCGCGAGGCGGCGAAGCAGCACCAGGAGCAAACCGAGGGCTCGCGCACGCGCGCGACGATCAACGGCGTGGAGCGCGCCGTGCAGGACCTGGCCGGCAAGTCGGTACCTCTGCTCAACGACATGCGCGCCGGCATTATGTTCCTGGCCGGCGAGCGCAACGGGATGAGCTCGCGCCAAATCAAGGAGCGGGTCGCCGAGCTCGACGCGAACGACCGCATCGGGCAAATCAACAAGGACTTCGAGGCCAAGCTGCCGGCCGCGCGCACCGACATTGAAAAGGCCGAGGCCGAGTACAACAAGGCGTTCGAGGAGCATCGCACCAAGGGCCCGAAGATGACGCCCGAGGAGCGCGCGGCGTCCGAGAAGCACCTGGGCGAGCTGCGCGACAAGCGCGATCGCGCGAAGCAGCGCATCCCGCAGATGCGCGCCGAGGCCGACGCGAAGATCGAGGACGAGCGCCGCGCGCTCAAACAGGAAATCGCCGCCATCCGCACGCCGGTGTCCGACAACCGCGTGAACATGGAGGACTATGACAAGGGCGGCGTCGGCGGCGGCCGCGGCTCCGTCAACCCGCCTCTGCTCGGCGACACCGAGAAGCGCTCCAGCGACTCCACGACGCCCTACAAGGTCAGCGCCGCGGACCTGGCGGAGTTCGAGAAAACCGACAGCATGATCGGCGCGCCGAAGGGCTTCTCGCGCGCGCAAATCGAGCAGGAGAGCGGATTCGACCCGAACGCGGTCAGCAAGAAGGGCGCGATGGGCTTCGCCCAGGTCATCCCGTCAACGCTGGCGGCGCTCGAGAAGCGCCTGGGCCGCAAGCTGGACCCTTCGAACATGCAGGACGCCATCATCATCCAGCGCGAGCTGATGGTCGAGAACACCCGGCATTTCGGCGGCGACTGGCGCAAGGGCGCCATGGCGTACAACTCCGGCTGGGACCCTTCGAAGTGGGGTAACGCCGAGACCGCGACGTACCTGCCGTCGATCGAGGCGCGCATGGGCAAGGCCGGCACGACGACCGACTCCATCACGCCGCTGCCGCGGTCGGCGTCGGAGACCGAGCAGGCTCGTGCGCGCGACGAGTTCCGCCGCTTCGAAATCAGCGGAACCTTCCAGTTGAACGGCCCGAACGGCATGCCTGCAGCGCCGCCCGTGCAGGCGATCGCCACGGCGCGCGGCGCGGCGCGTCCGACGGGGACCTGAGATGCGCGTCCCCGTCTATCAGCCTGGCATCCAGGTGAAGCTGTTCAAGACCATCAAGCGCACGCTCCTGGACGATGGCACGACGCCCACCTCGAGCCGCTTCCAGAACATGGGCGACTCGATCGACCTGGTGCCATACCTGGGCGAAGGCGGCAGCGTGCGCACGACGAAATCCGTGCGCGACGCCGCCGGCGGCTTCTCGATCACGATGACGGACCGGCCGTTTCACGACGGCTCGAACACCCTGGCGGGCTCCAACTTCGAGACCATGTACGGCCTCATCGAGCCCATGGACTTCATTGAAATCCGGATGCGCCATGACCCGGTAGCGGCCGGATCGAAGCCGCCGATCGTGATGCGCGGATTCGTCTCGGACGTGCAGCGCAACGAGGCGATGGGAGCTGACGGGCGCCCCATGCGAACGGTCGTCATCAACGGCCAGGACTACGGCAAGCTGTGGCAGCAAATGCGCATCATCTACTGGCCCGGCTACGTGCTCGGCCAGGACGTGCTGTCCAACTTCAAGCTGTTCACCCGGTTCGGCGTCGGCTTCAAGACCGTGCAGAAGGGTACCGACTTCGTGCGCGAGGTCATCTCCAAGGTGTTCAATCCGTACCTGACCGAGCTCATGCCGGCGAGCTCGCCGAACCCCAAGGAAATCCTGGTCGACACCGTCGCCGACGTGCCCGGCGTCGCGTCCGTGACCGGGCCGCAGAACCAGGACGGCACGATTTACGAGCTGCTGCGCCAGTACCTGGACGTTGGCGTGTGGAACGAGCTGTTCCTCGAGGACCGCGAGGACGGCGTGCACGTCGTCTATCGCACCAACCCGTTCAAGGCGGTCTCCGGCGAGCCGATTCAGGACGGCTCGACCATCCCGGACCTGATCGACGTTCCGGCATCCGACGTGATCAGCCTGTCGGTCTCGCGCAGCGACGCCAACGTGGCGAACTACTACTGGGTGCGCGCGCCGCGCTTCGACCTCAATAGCGAGGTGTTCCGCAAACAGTACGCGCTGGGCGCCGACAAGAAAACGCTGATTCTCGACACCTATGACAACGCCAAGGACTCGCTGTACGGCGTGCGCCTGATGGACACCGAAACCCAGATGGGCGGCGAGGACGTGACCAGCTTCAACAGCGGCCAGGACAAGGACACGATCGCGACGCGCGACGTGAGCATGTCCAACTGGGTGAACGATCGCCGGCGCATCCTGGTGGAGCAGAACCGCGACAACGTCGTGCTCGAGCAGGGCTCCATGCGCATCCGCGGCCGCCCCGACATTCGCGCCGGCAGCTACGTGAACCTCAAGCGGGGCACCTTCTCGGCCGAGTACTACGTGCCCCAGGTCTCGCACGAGTACATGCCGATGCAGGGATTCTTTTCGACCGTCTCCCTCGAGCGCGGCACCGGGTTCGTGGAGCGCGCCAAGCGCGACGGCGGAGCATCGACGCCGTACCTGGCCGAGATGGCGAGCGGAGACACTAAATGAGCCTGCGTCTGGGCCGCGTCGCGGCAGTTCACCCCGAAGATCACAGCGTCGACCTGGTCATGACGGACGACGGCTCGCGCCTGGCCGGCGTGCAGGTCATGTCCGGCGCGGCGACGACGAACACCGGCAGCAACGACCTGGCGGACATTTCGATTCCATCGAGCGGCGACCCGTGGGACCTCACGACGCAAACCGACCGCGACGCGATGGCCGTCGTCGGTTTCTTCGGCCGGCACCCGATCGTGCTGGGCTTCCTGTTCCCGCAGGTGTGCCAGATGACGTTCGATCGCAAGAACTTCTCCGTCCACCGTCACCCGTCCGACGTGTACGTGGCGATCGACAACGACGGCAACACCGAGGTCTACCACCCCAGCGGCACCTTCCTGCGCATCGGCGCGTCGCCGGCGCACGAGGACCTGACCGGCAAGGACGTGGACGGCGAGTGGAAGATCGCCAAGAACACCGACTCGGCACCCTATGTGCACCTGGTCACGGCCGCCGCCGGCGCCGTCAAGGCGGACCTCCAGATTGACCCTGCCGGCAACATCAGCCTGGACCACGTCGGCAACCTCACGTCGCACACCGCCGGCAACGCCGCCGTGACCGTCGACGGGACCACGACCGTGACCTCCGGCGGCAATGCGCACGTCACGGCGCCCCAGCTCCTGGTCACGTGTCCGGATACCACGTTCACAGGGCACGTCGCCATCCAGGGCGGCCTGGCCGTCTCCGGCGGCGAAGGCGCGGCCGTCTCCGGCAACCTGGCGGCGACCGGCGGCAGCTTCACGCACAACAGCGTGAACGTCGGCTCGACGCACCATCACTCTGACCCGCAAGGCGGAAACACCGGCGGCCCGTCGTGACCTTACGCTGAGGGCATGCCCTTCTTTCCGCCGTCCGGCGGCATCGAGCTGCCCACGTCGCTGCCGTCGCTGCCCAGCCTATCCGGCCTCACGAGCTCGCTCGCGTCGGCCGTCGGCTCGCTGACGGGCGCGCTGCCTGGCGCGCTGTCGGGAGCGTCGGGCACCCAGGCCGCCAGCTCGGCGCCTGACAGCCAGAAGGCCGGCGAGCGGCCCATTTCCTTCCTGCTGGACGACCAGTCGCTGGGCGTCGCCGAGCCGACGCCGTTCCTGGACTTGGTCATCCGGCCGGAGGAGCTGACGCGCACCGACCCGTCGCGCATCAATGTGCAGCAAACCCTGGGCGGCGCCTGGGCGGACAGCTTCGGCGCGGGCCTGCCGCAAATCACCATCAGCGGGCATACCGGCTGGCGCCGGCGCCCGTCGAGCGACCAGGACGGCGTCGACCGGTTCCTCGAGCTCAAGGACCAGGTCTTCGACCAGTGGCACCAGCGCCGCGACGCCGCAACGCTGCGCGGCACGGACCCGAACAACGTGCGCCTGGTGTTCTCCGATGCCCTGGACGACTTCACCGTCGTCGTGGCGCCCATGAGCTTCGTCCTGCGCCGCTCGAAGTCGCGCCCGCTTCTGTGCCAGTACCAAATCGTCATGGTCGTGATCGACGGCGACCCCGGCATCGAGCGCGAGGACGACGCGGTCATGGACTCCGCGGCCGACCCCGCCATGCTCCAGGGCCTGGGCCTCACGAGCCTGACGGCATCGGTCGCCTCGATCACGGCGCAAATCGGCAACGTGCAGAAGATGGTCAACGGCTCACTGGTCGCTCCGGTGCAGGCGTTCATGGGCCAGACCGCGCAGCTTTACGGCCAGGTGCGCGCCGCGATCACGGCCGGGAGCCAGCTCGCCGGATCGTTGATCAGCGTCGCCCAGATGACCGCCCAGGCTGGCGTCAACATCTTTCGCAGCATCGCCGCGGTGGCGAGCATCCCGCAGATTGCGAAGGCGCAGCTCATGTCCGTGGCGAGCGCCTACTCCAACATCTCGTGCGTGCTGAATAACGCGCTGCACCAGCAAATCTACTTCCAGGACTATTCCGCCGTGTACGGGGCGAGCAACTGCTCGAGCACGTCGGGCGGCCGCCCCATCAGCTCGCTCGCCGGCGTGAACCCGTTCTACAGCGCGGTTCCGACGCCGATCGCGTTGCCGATCAACCTCACCCAGGACGCGCAGACCGCGTTCCGCACCTTCGCCAGCGCCGACAACGTCCTGGCGCCCATCTCGCCCGCCGCCTTGACCTCGGGCCTGTCCTCCATCGCCAGCGGCTTCTCGATCAGCGTATGAGCCAATTCGACCGCCCGATGATCGGCTTCCGGTTCGTGACCACGGACGTGGGGGACACGCTGCAGGAAATCGCCGCGCGCGAGCTCGGCGACGCGTCGCGCTGGACCGAAATCGTCGCGTACAACAACCTGGTGCCGCCGTTCATCACGGACGACGCCGACGAGGCCGGACCTGGCGTCATCCTGACCGGCTCGCGGATTCGCTTGCCGGCGCCGTCGACGCAGGTGTCCGCGCGCCTTTCCGCCGACCAGGCGTTCGGCACCGACATGCGCCTCGATCGCGGCGCGCTCGCCGTGACGGACGCCGGCGACTTCGACGTGGTGTCCGGCTCCGCCAATCTCGTACAGGCGCTGAGCAACCGAGTCGTCACCGAGCGCGGCGAGCTCGTTTTCCATCCGCGCTACGGCTGCGAGACGCGTCGCCTGGTCGGCCTGGCGAACGGCCCCACCAAGCGGCTCCTGGCCGCGCAGTCCGCGAAGGCGGCCGTGCGCCAGGACCCGCGGGTGACGCGCGTCACCAAGGCGATCGGCAGCGTCAACGGCGATGTGATTGCCGTCGGCGTCGTGGCGGAGACCGTGCTCGGCTCCGGGGTTCAAGTCGTGGCGAAACCGTAAGGGCCCAGCATGGCATTCCAAATCAAGGACTTCACGTCGATCGCCGCATCCATGGTCAACTGGATGCGCACGGTCACGACCAGAATCACCGACTTCAACATCGGCAGCGTGGCGCGCACCCTGGTCGAGGCCGCGGCCGCGGAGATTGACGAGCTCTACCAGCAAATGTTCATCGGGCTGCGCGAGGCCATCCCGGTGAGCGTCTACAACTCGTTCAACTTCCAGGCGCTCGATGCCCTGTCGGCGAGCGGCCTGGTGACGGTCAACATCGCCGCCCAGGCCAGTGACGTGCTGATCGTGGCCGGAACCCAGTTCAAGGTCGAGGGCAAGTCGGCGCCGTACACGTCCACCGCGGACGTGACGATCGTCGCCGGGCACACCTTCGGCAACGTGCCGGTGAGCTGCGACGTGCCTGGCGTCGCCGGCAACGTCGTGGCCGGTACCGCGTTCGTGCCGAACCCGAAACCGGACGGCTTCGTAGGCGCCAGCAACCAGGCCGGGCTCGTCAGCGGCCGCGACGCCGAGACCGACGAGGAGCGCAAGATTCGCTTCGCCGCCTTCATCGCCTCGCTGAACCGCGGAACCCTGGTGGCGATCGACTACGGCCTCAAGACGACCACGATCAAGGACTCCGTCGGCAACGAGGTGGAGCGCGTCGTCTACACGCAACTCGTGGAGCCCTACCTCACCGACGCGACGAAACCGATCGCCTGGGTGCAGTGCTACGTGCACAACGGCACCGGCGGCACCTCCGATGCGCTGGTGGCGCAGGGCAGCGCGGTGCTGCACGGCTACTACGATGCCGCCGGCAACGCCGTGCCGGGCTGGAAGGCCGCGGGCGTCAAGGTGGACGTGATCAAGGCCGCGGAGCAGCGCGTGACCGTCGCCGGCGCCATCACGCCGGCGCCAGGCTTCGCGCACGACGCCCTGGCGACGACGGCGGCGGCCGCGGTCTCGGACTACCTGGCCGGCCTGAACATCGGCGTGCCGGCGATCCGCTCGGAAATCATCGCCCTGGTCATGGGCATCCCGGGCGTTTACAACTTCGCCCCGCTCCTGCCGGCCGGCGACGTGACGCCGGCGATCGGCACCAAGCTGATGCCCGGCACCGTCGGATTCAACACCCTGGTGCTCACGCCGCCGGCGGCCGCCGTGACCCTGGGCGGCAACCTCGCGACGCGCACGCCCTAAGCCATGCGCCTGACCCAGAAGCTCCTCAACTACCTGAACCGGGTATTCGACAAGGACCCGGTGCAGTTCCTGGCGCTGCGCCTGTCTTATGACGGCGCCATGAGCTGGCGCGTGAACGACGCCGTCCTCACGACGACCGTGACGGGTGGCAGCGGCCAGGCGCTGCAGGTGGACCTATCCGGGTACAGCGTCTCGGACCTGGCGACGTTCCTCGCCGCGCAACCTGGCTACTCGGTGCCGTACGTGGACTCCAGCGAGCTCTCGCGCCTGTCCGCGCGCGTGCTCCTGGATGGCGGCGCCGACATTGGCACGTCCAACGGCGACCACCTGTACGGTTACACCAGCGTGCTCTGGTCGTACCTCGAGGCGGTCGCGAACGAGCTCACTATCGCGAAGCAGCAAATCGCCCAGGCGCTGCGCCAAATGAGCACGCGCACCGCCGAGGGCGCATGGCTGGACGAGCTGGGCAGCTATTACGGCGTTCCGCGCCTGGACGGCGAACTGGACGCCAGCTACGGCCCGCGCATCATCGCCGAGGTGCTGCGGCCGCGCGAGAACAATGTCGCCATCGAGGAGGCGATCCGGGTGTTCACCGGCCAGGACACCACGGTTACCGACGTGACGGCCTTCGCCGGGTCGTTCCCGTCGCATAACGGGCTCATCACTCATAACGGAACGTACAACTACAGCTCGGTGGACGTGCCGGCGTACGGCCTGTTCGATGTGGCCTACGGCTACGATCTGATCAACGGCGGCAGCTTCGCCGAGTTTCAGCAGGTCATCACGGACCTGATCGGGCGGCTTCGCTCGGCCGGCACGCACCTGCGCGCCCTGAGCCTGGTCGGCAGCAAGATCGGCGACGACTTCCAGTTCGCGCCAGCCGACGCCACGTCCATGAGCGTGCACGCCGCCCTGGCGGACGCCGCGGACGCGCCGGTCGAGGCCACGACCATGGCCGTGCGCCTGGCGCCGCTCGAGGACCTGGGCGTGCAGGGCTGGGACGAGGCCGGCGTCGCGATCGCCTACGCGACGACGTACAACGGGCTGCGCAAGCACGACGGCGTCGCCCGGTACAACAGCGGCTCCGTGGAGCTCGAGGCGCTATAGGGTCGTGACACCAGAATGCCCTGGCAGACAGGAGCACCCTGGTGAAATTCTTCGACCGCTTCAAGAAGGGCCCCGAGGGCCATCTCGTGCTGAACGTGTTCCGGCACGGAAAGCTGATCGACCAGATGGACGAGCGCGATCGCATCATCGTCCCGCCGACCCTCATCGAGCGATTCAAGGGCAAGAACCTGATCGTGGACAGCTCCAAGCTGATTCACGCCAAGCTCCTCGGCGGCGACGTGGCGAACCGCAGCGTCTCCAAGTTCGGCGTGGGCACCAACGGCGCGGCGCCCGCCGGCGGCAACACTGCGCTGACGGCCGCCTACACCAAGGCCGTCGACGCCGTGAGCTACCCGGCCGTCAACCAGGTCGCGTTCGACTTCTCGCTCGCGACCGGCGAGGCCAACGGCAAGGCCATCCTCGAGTTCGGCCTGTTCACCACGGGTGACGTGCTGTACGCGCGCAAGATTCGCGCGACCCCGCTGAACAAGGAAGCCGACATTTCGTTCGCCGGCACCTGGACCATCAGCTTCTAGGAACCCCACTCATGGCCTACCAACCGGAATCCGCCGTCTACGATGCGGGCGTCATCCAGCTCGAGACGAATACGCCCGTGCAGGGCGGTGTGGGCGGCGCATCGAACGCGCCCCTCCTGAACCTGGCGAACCGCACCGCCTACCTCAAGGCCCACCTGGATGCCCTCGAGGTCGGCGCCGCTGGCCTGGCGCCGATCAACAGCCCGGCCTTCACCGGCAACGCGACCACGGTCGACGTGGCGATGGGCAACCGCTCGCAGAAGATCGCCAACACGAATTTCGTGCAGGACACCGTCAGCGGCATCGCCAACATCAACTGCGCCGGCAATTCGAACATCGTCCTCACGGCGGTGCAGGCCGGCGTCGGCATCCTGAACCTGACCGGCGCGCTCACCGGCAACATCGCCGTCATCGTGCCCGGCGCCATCCCCAAGTCGTGGATCGTCGTCAACGGCACGACCGGCTCGACGGGCGGCAACCCGTACACCGTCACCGTCAAGACCGCCGGCGGCGCCGGCGTCGCCGTGACCCAGGGCAAGAGCAGCCTGGTGTGGTCTGACACCGTCAACGTCTACGATTCGAAAACCGACTTCGCGGCGATCGACCTCAAGAACGCCACGGCCAACACCCAGGCCCCGGGCGACGCCACGGCCAAGCTGGCGACCGACGCCTTCGTGCAGGCCGCCATCTCGGGCATCGCCACGGTCAACGTGGCCGGCAACACGAACGTCGCGCTCAACCAGTCGCAGTGGGGCGCCGGCATCATCGTGCTCACCGGCGCGCTGACGGGCAACATCGCCGTCACCGTGCCTGCGGCCGCCGATCGCTGGATCGTCTCGAACCAGACCAGCGGCAACTTCACGCTGACGTTCAAGACCACCGCCGGCGCCGGCATCGTGGTGCCGGCCGGCTCGTCGTACGAGCTGTGGTGCGACACGGTCGACGTGAAGCCGATCACGGCGCCGACGGATGCCACCTACCCCGTGGTGCGCAAGCCTGTCATCCAGTCGCCGACGGCCGCGCAGGTGCTCGCGACGCAGTCGCCGCAGGTTCTCGGCAACAGCTACTTCTCGCTGTACGGCGTTCCGCAGCTCGCCGCGCAATTCCAGGTCTCGAGCTCGCCGACGTTCGTCGTCACGGACGTGGACGTGACTGTGGGTCCCCAGAACTACGCCCAGGTCCCCGCCGGCGCGCTGCTGTCGAACACGGTCTACTACACGCGCTGCCGCTACCAGGACCTCGAGCAGTCCTGGTCGCCGTGGTCCGACACGGTGTCCTTCACCACGGGCAGCAACACGATCACGCAACCGGCGATCACGGCGCCGGCGAACGGCGCGACGAACATCGGCGATGGCGTTACGCTGACGGCGAACGCGTTCGCGATGACCAGCGGCGTCGACACGCACGCGAGTTCCGACTGGGAAATCTGGACCGGCGCCGGCGGCACCGGCTCCCTGGTGTACTCGTCGTACGCCGACTCGGTCAACAAGCTCTCCATCGCGGTGCCGGCCGGCACCTTCGCGGTCAGCACGGTGTACCACCCGCGCGTGCGCTACAACAGCAACGGCGGCGGCACCTCGGCCTGGTCGAACGACGTGCAGTTCACGACGGCGAACAGCTTCGGCACCGTCCTGGCGCCAGGCGGCGCGTACGGCGGAGGCTACTTCGCCGGCTACATCACGCTGAGCGGCCAGCGCTACGCGCTCATCGTTTCGGACGTGTCCGGCTCCATTCGCAACGGCGACCTGGTCGGGAACAACGGCATCGCGACCTCGACCTCCGACGGCAAAGCCAACACCGCGGCCTACATCGCGGCCGGGCACTACAGCGGCGGCAACGACGCCGTCAACTTCGTCAAGAACTACCGCGGCGGCGGCTACAGCGACTGGTACCTGCCGTCGCTGTACGAGGCGGAAATCCTGTATCGCAACCTCAAGCCGACCACGGACGCGAACAACACCGCGTTCGGCGCCAACGCCTTCGCATCGCCGGCGCCCACCGGCAACTACCTGGCGAACAACCCAGCCCAGACGACGGCCGCCAACTTCCAGTACCCGGCGGGGGCCGACAACCTCTGGGACAACAACGACAGCATGGGGTGCCTCACCTACGTGGGTGGCGGCAACAACTCGGCGTACCTGATCAAGCGTCGCGACGGCACCCAGCAGACGCACGGCCCCGGCAACAACATGAACTACCGGGCCATCCGCCGCATTCCGGCCTAAGCCTGACAACCTGACACGAAACCCGGCCGCGGCCGGGTTTTTTCATGTCGTGACCGAACAATGCTGACACCGTCACGCGTCGGAGTCCTACATGAAGCACCTCGAATCCTGGTTGAAGCGCGTCAAGGTCTTTTCCGACCTCTCGGCGTGGTTCCTCATCGCGCCGGCGTTCGCCGCGCTGTGGTTCATGGACCCGCCCACCGCGAAGGCCCTGCTCCAGTGGAGCCTGTTCGGCATCGTCATGGCCGGCGTGGCCGTCATGGTGAGCCGCCTGGTGTTCCCCGACCTGCACCTGAACGACTTCATCAAGCGCGCCTATAACGGTGGCATCGCCTCGGCGATCGTCTCGGCCGCGGTGATCCTGTTCGTCGGCCTGGTGTTCTTCGGCCTGGTGTACTGGGCGAAACCGTGACGCGAGTCGTCGCGCTGCTGCTCGCGCTCGCCAGCCTGGCCGCCTTCGGCCAGGTCGTTCCGCCGCGCGCGCTCGAGCTCATGCCGACGATCATCAACACGCAGCGCTCGGTGTGGCCGGACGCGCCCATGCCGTCGTTCCTGCCGGCGCAAATCGAGCAAGAGACGTGCCCCTCGCTCAAGAGCCCGAAGTGCTTCAACCCGCGCGCCGAGCTCAAGACCTCGCGCGAGTACGGCTTCGGCCTGGGCCAGACGACGATCGCGTATCGCCAGGACGGCAGCGTGCGCTTCAACAAGTGGGCCGAGCTGCGCACGCGATACCCGAGCCTGCGAGGCTGGACCTGGGAGGACCGCTACAACCCCGGATTCCAGCTCGCCGCGCTCATGGAAATGGACAAGGCGAGCTACCGGCTCTACCCCTTCGCTGCGACGCCGCGTGACCGCCTGGCGTTCACCCTGGGCGGCTACAACGGCGGCGATCGCGGCAACATGCAGGACCGTCTCCTGTGCCAGAGCACACCTGGCTGCGACTCCAATCGCTGGTTCGACAACGTCGAGCGCTACAGCCTCAAGTCAAAGATCGCGAACCCCGGCTATGGCAAGTCGGCGTTCGAAATCAATCGTGAGTACCCGAGGAATGTTCTGGGAATCCGGCGTCCGAAGTACGACCCTTTTTTCCGGACAGAAGGACCTCAGTGAAATGGACCAACCCATCAGCCCCTGGGTGCTCATCGGCTTCAACGTACTGCTCGGCGTAGCATCGTTTTTCGGGGCGATGTGGCTGCGCAAGATGGAGAGCGACATGAACGACTTGCGGAAGGCGCACACCGATTCACTCGCGCAGCAGAACCAGCGCGAGGTCCAGCTCCTGGAGAAGCTACAGAACTACGTCGCGAAGGACGACTTTCGCGAGTTTCGCGACGAGAACCGGCGCAACTTCGAGGCGGTGTTCAACCGCATCGACGCGCTGGCCGATCGGCTACCCGTCAAGAGCACCTGATCATGCTCCCCATCCCCGGAACCTTCACTCTCCAGGCGACGCTAATCGCCGGCGCCGTCGCTCTCGTGGTCGGCCTGGCGGGCGGCGGCTATGCCATGCACGCCTGGTACGCGCCCCAGCTCGAGGCCGAGAAGTCGAAGGTCCAGAGCCTGGGCGAGAAGATCAAGGACCAGAACGACGCGATCGCCGCGCTGCAGGACGCCGACAAGAAGCGCGCCGCCGATGCGGCCGCGAAGATCAAGGCGGCGCGCAACGCCCAGGCCGCGGCCGAGGCCGACGCGCAGAACCTTCTGATGGCGCAACCGCTCGCCGGCGAGGACCGCTGCACGGCCGCCAGCCGCTTGATCCGCGAGGAGCTGCCCAAATGATGCGTGCGCTGTCGATCGCCTGCCTGGCGGCCTTCCTGGCCGCCTGCAACACCCTGCCGCGCGAGGTGAAAGTCCCCGTGACGGTCTACTGCAAGGTCGAGAAGCCGGCCGAGCCCGCCTGGGCGACGAAATCGCTCAAGCCGGACGCCGACATATTCGACCAGGTCAAGGCCCTGCTGGCCGAGCGCAAGCAGCGCATCGGGTACGAGCGCCTGCTCGAGGCCGCGGTCGACGGGTGCCAGCCGCCGGCCGGCCGCTAGGCGAAAATCCGCTGCGCCTTGTCGGCGAGCTCTTGCTGGCGCAGCATGATGCGCGGCACGTCCGGGTGTAGCGGGTCGATTTCCGACATGGCCCAGCGGTAGAACGCCTGGGCGACCATGACGTGGATGAGGCTGAGAATCTTCACGTTACAACCTTAGCGTCACGAGCCGACCAGGTCCATCTGGCCGTCCGTGGCGCCCCTATCCGCCTTCCGGCGCTTCGCCGGCTTCGGCTCGAGCTTGTGCTCGATCGACAGGATGGTTCGGTCTGGCGCGCCCTCCAGGCGCTGACGCCAGGTGTCCTCGAACACCGGCTTGAAGCGCTCGGACAGGGCGGCGTACGTGAGCGGGCGCAGACTTCGCAGCAGGTCCGGATTGGTCACGAACAGCCGGAACATCTCAGCGAACCACTCGGCGTCATCGGGGCAGTAGGACGTGAGCGGGTCCTCGCCGACGCGCTTGCGCATCTCGATGCTGAAATCGCTGTAGTACGGCCCGCGGCGCGCGATCGCGTTCACCAGGTCGGCGTGGTGCCCCAGCTCGTGCGCCAGGACGCCGTAGGGCGTGCGATCGACCGAGTGCCCGGGGAACGACCACTGCATGCCGGCGAAGCCGATCGAGGCGCACGCCTGCACGTTGATCGTGATGAGGCCGCGGCGGTAGTAGGCGCAGACGCCGAAGGGCCAGCCCTTCGGGTCAGCTTCCTCGACGGCCGGCAGCTCGAGCCCGTTCGCGGCGCAGAACCTGGCGATCAGGTCCTTGCCGCGCGCGAGCATCGACGGCTTGGTCTCGTACGTCACAGCGTCAGAACCTCGGCCAGCGCCGGGAACTGCTCGAGCAGGATGCGCTTGGCATCGAGCGCGATCGCGCGGTGCTCCTTCTGCGTTCCCTGTTCGGTGCGCAGCTCGACGTAGTGAATCCACGATCGGATCGTGCCGGCCATGTAGAGCACGCTCTCCGTCGTGCCCTCGGGCAGCACGGCGCGCGCGACCTCCTTCGCGATGCCCTTCGCGAGCGCCGCCTGGTAGACCTCCGCGGCGCGCTTGGCGTGTAGCGCCTGCATCGACGCCCACCAGCCCTGCAACTCCATGTCGTCGGTCTCGTTGCTGGCCTGGCGGTTCTTGGCGTCCTGCAGCCGGGCCTCGCGCAGCACGGGCGGCGCCACGACGGCCGCGTAGCGCTGGCTGAACTCCTGGAAGCTGAAACTGCGATGCCGCAGGATTTGCCGGGCAATGTCGCGCGTCGTCGTGATTTCGAGCGTCATGCTCGCCATCTCGAAGGGGGACCAATGCGCGTTGCCGGCCAGGTAGCGAAGCAGGCGCGTCGACGTGGCGGTGTTGGCCTGGTTCGCCGGGTTGCTCACGCGCGCGCAGTACGCGATGAGGTCGCCGGCCTCCTGGCAATCAGGGATGACCGGCTTGCTGATGGCGATGAGGCGGGCCGTCATGCTGCACCCGCGGTCTGCGTCTGGGGGAGCTCGTGCGACAGCAGCGGGAACATCGGCTCCCGGTAGCTGGCCGACTTCAAGAACTTGCCCTTGGGCGCGTCCGGCTGGTCGCTGGCCGACTTCATGATCATGGTCGGGTAGTCGCCCTCGAAATACACGTCCGTGACGCCGGCGGCCGCGTGTTTGGCGATCGTCGCCTCCTTGTCGGCCGGGTCCTTGATGAACCTGGTCATCACGCCGTCGATGACCGCGCGCATGTCCGCATCGGCGTCGATGCCCATGAGGTGGTGCGCGCCGTAGCTGAACACGTTTATGTCGCACAGCGAGTCGCGGACCTGGTGCAGGTCCGGCGCGTTGGGCATCTGGGCGACGGCCGCCTTCAACGCGGCGACGGCGGCCTTCGTGGCGGCCGGATCGGCGCCCAGAGCGATGAACAGCTCGCCGACCTCGTCGGGGATGTTCATGCACTGCTTGCCGATGCGTGCCCAGTTGATGCTGCTCGAGAAGCCCTTGGGGTTCCCGAACGCGTTGTTCATGTAGCTCACGAGCATGAAGTTAGTCGGTCCGTTCATCGTCCTCTTTCGTTGGTGGCCTTCCGGCCGGGGTGGAAATTCGGGCCTGGTGCAGGCGCTTCGCGTCCTCCAGGATTCGGTCGGCCGCCTCGAGTCCGCGGGCCTTGTAGATCGACGCCGGCACCGCGCTCGAGCGCCGGTTCTGGAACTCCTCCACGATCACGTCGCGGCCGGTCTTGCTGTCGTACGTCACGAGCTGCGATCGGTCCGGCACGCCGTAGAGGTACAGGTGCTTCGCCGCTCGGTTCGGCTTGTTGGCGAGCAACCAGGCGCACTCGCACTCGTGGCGCCAGGCTTCCGAGCTGGTGTCGACGGGCTCGCCGGTGAGCTCGCTGATGACGGTCGGCATTCAATGCGCCGCCATCCGCTGGTGGGTCGTGGGCGGCTTCTTCGGTACCGGCCAGAGCCGGCCGTCGCGGCGTCGCCAGTCGCGCGACATGCCGATCGCGAGCTTCTTCACGTCGAACCCGTAATGGCCCTCGCTGGCGTGCTCGTGAATGTCCTCCTCGACCATGCCGTAGATGTACCCGCCGCACTCGCCGGCCAGCCACGACTTGACGACCTCGCAATGCGCGCAGGTCTTGTACTGGCAGAACCGGCCGTCGAACACGCCGCTTTCGTAGCTGTACTTCTCGCCCGGCAGGATGGCCCGCCGGCACTCGTGGCACCGATGCTCCTTGCGCGCGGTGCGCATCTCGTCGGTGAGCAGGTTTACGCGCTCGTCGGCGCCGTCGATCATGCACATGGTCAGGTCTTGACGATGGTCACGCGCTCGGCCGCGCGCGTGAGGGCGGTATAGAGCCAGCGCGCGGCGTTCTCGCGGAACACGGCCGACTCATCGAAAACGAAAACATAGTCCCACTGCGAGCCCTGGGCCTTGTGCCCGGTGAGCGCCCAACCGAACGTGAACTGGTCGGCGTGCTTCTTCTCGAACCACTCGAGGTCGGCCTCGGTGCCGCGGAAAAACTCGATCGGCGTCTCCACGTCGACCGGCAGGAACACCTTCGGGTCGTCCAGGGACTTGACCGTCATCTTCACGCGCTTGGGGTTGCCGTCCTCCTTGAATCGCAGCGGCTCCCAAAGCGACCCGTTGAGCAGGCCCTTCGTACGGTTGTTCTTCAAGCACACCAGGCGATCGCCGAACACCGGCCGCTCGCCCTCGTACCCTTTGAGCTGGCGGATGCGAGCATTGAACGCCTGGCGCGTGCGATTGCGGCCGACGAGCACCTGGTCGGCCGCCAGGACCTCCTCGCGCTCGAGCTGGTCGCGCGTGATCACCTTGCTGTCGCCCCAGGTGCCGAGCTCGAGCGCGCGGCCCTCGCGCACGTCCATGGACATGCGGATGATCGGGCTCTCGGCCGCCTGGCGGTGAATCTCGGTGAGCATCACGTCCGGCTCGCAGTCGGTGAAGTAGCCGGCCCCGTCGATCGGGGGGAGCTGCGCGGGGTCGCCCAGCACCAGGATGCGCGTGCCGTAGCTCACCAGGTCCTTGCCCAGCTCCTCGCCGACCATGCCGACCTCGTCCACGATGACCAGGCGGGCATACGCCACGTCGCTGTCCGGGTTGAGTTTGAAGATTGTCTCGCCGGTGATAATGTCCTCGTCGGGCTTGTAGATCGCGCTGTGAATCGTGCTCGAGGGCGAGCATCCCTTGCGACTGAGCACAAGGGCGGCCTTGCCCGTGAAGCACATAAACAGGACCCGGCCGTCAACGTCTGCCGCGATCTGCTTCGCCAGCGTCGTCTTGCCGGTACCGGCGAAGCCGAACACGCGGAAGATTTGCGGGCCGTGAGGGTCCGCAAGCCAACGCTTTATGGCGAGCAGGGCGCGGTCCTGCTGTGGAGACCACTGCATCCGCGCCCCTGGTTAGAACACGTCGTCGTCGCTGCGCGGGCCGCCCGCCTGGCCGTTGCCCTGGGGCTCCTCCGGCGGAATGTCGTCCGGCGGGCCGCCTTCCTCCTGCGGCGGGGGCGGAGCGGGCGTCGGCGCCGGCGTGGGCTTGGGAGTGGGCTTCGGCGTCGCGGCGGGCTTCGCGGCGGCCGCGGCGGGCTTCGAGGCAGCGGCCGGCGCCGGCGTAGCGGCGGGCGCGGCAGGCTTCGAAGCCGCGGCAGGCGCGGGTGTCGCGGCAGCTCCGGCGGCGGCCGCCTGGGTGATTGCGGCCGCTTGGCTGGCGGCGCCGGTGGGCGCGGAGCCCGACACGTCGAAGTACTCGGCCGGCTTGCGGCCGTCGTTCTTGATGGCGTTGTAGACGCCCGTGAGGTTGATCAGCTCGTCCAGCGTGCACGTGTCGATCGAGTGGCCCAGGTAGCTCTCGAGGTGCGCGATGGTCACGCCGTACGTCTGGAACGCTGTCGCCATGTTGCGCACGCGTTCGGAGATGGGCTTGTCGACGGCGCCGGCGATCGTCGCGCGACACTTCGCGATGCCGGCCTCGACCATCTGCTTCGGCACGAGCGCCAGGATGCGGCCGCGGATTTGCTTGCTGGCGACATTCGCGATGCGGTCGTCAATGTCGCGCTGGTCGCGCAACTTGCGCGGGCCGCTCTGCGTGTCGAGCGTGTGCATGACCGTGATCTGGCGCACGCTGCGATTGTTGTTCTCCATGTCCCAGGCGAACACCTCCACCTCGGACTTGCCCTCGGTGCGGCCCAGCTCGCGGTGGCCGTACTGGAAGTTGCCGAAGCAGCGCGCGACCTCCTCGGCGAAGCGGATGCTGGGGCCCGTCACCTTGCCGCCGGCGCGCGGCACGCTGTAGAACGCGGCCTGGGCGAACGCGGCCTGGGAGCACGCCTCCATGAAGTCGGCATGCGCCTTCGTCAAGCTGCGCGGGAAGCGCTTGGCGAGCACGAGCTGGCCCTGGGCCTCGGCGATCGCGCGCTCCTGCTCGATGGCGACGGCGCCGACGTTCATCGCGCCGTGGTCGCGCATGCGCGCGAACGGGTCAACGCCGCCAGGCTGGCGCTGGCCCTGGGTTGCGGGCAGGTTCTCGCTGCCGGTTTCTTCGTGTTCGTTCATGTTGTCCTCGGGGTCAGTGCACTTGCGGGGTGTCGCCGGCGGGGGTGTCGCCGGCGGGCTGGGTGTCGTTGGCGGCCGCATCGGCCGCGGGCTGCTGGGGCTGCGCCGCGCGCACGACGGCGTCGGTGAGCTCCTGGATGCCGCCCTGGTAGAACTGGATGACCGGCGGGCCGCCCTGAATGAACACGAGCGCGACGTTCGGCTGGCCCTTGTCGTCGTTGAGGACCGCCATCTGGCAGAGGCGGTTGTGCACGGCCATGGCCGACAGCACCATCTCCACGGGCAGGTCCAGCACCGTGGCCTCGTCAAGCTGGCCGATGAGGGCCTGCGCGTCGTGGTAGGTGATTTCCGCGTCGTTCGGGTCCAGGCCGGGCCGCGTGAAGCGCACCAGGCGCGCGTGCGGCATGTACTCGTCCGGGTTCATGTTGCCCATGAGCCAGTCCGTAATTTCGCGGCTGTCCTCGAACAGACCGGTCGTGTCCTGGAGGGCGGCCTCCATGGTGGGGAACTCGTCGTTGCGCTCGTTGTGATAGAAGGCGGCGCGGTTGTTTGCGACGATCGCAGTTGCCAATTCGTAGGTGTGCCCGGTGGGGAAAGCGAGCTGGATGAAGGGTTTCACGGGTGCTCCAAAAATGATGAGGTTGATTCTATTTGATCAAGTCAGCAGGGGTCCAGATTTTTCTAGTGCTCGATCGCGAAGTCGTCGCCGGTGACGCGCGTAACGAACATCTGGAGCCCGCTGTCGGTGGCGCGCGCGCGGAACGCCTCGAGCGCTTCCGGGTCCAGGGCCTCGATGCGGTCGACGCAGATGACGCCCAGGTCGCCGGCGCGCACCTGGGCGAGCTCGACAGCCGCCTCCACCTGGCGGGCGGTGTTCACGCGATCGAACGGCACGCCGTCGATATAGAGCTCGCCGTCCTTGACCTCGGCGCCGGTGATCGGTAGCGACTCGAGCAATTCCAGCTTGTACGCGTCGATCGCCGCGAGCTGTTCGGTCTCGCTGGCCGCCTGGGTCTCCAGCGACTCGAGCTCGGTCTCCAGGTTCGCGATGGTCTCCAGCGTCTGCTGGCGCCGGCCGTGGGCCTCGCGATCGCCGGCGATGCGGTCCAGGGCCATGCGCACCGGCTGCGAGTCGGCGTTGTACTTCTCCTGGTTCTTCTGGCGCTGCGCGTTTGCCTTGCCCTCGGCCGTCGTGTATCCCTCGCGCAGGCCCGAGATTTCCAGTTGCAGCGCGGCGATCTTGTCCATGCGCTCCTGGATACCCTTGTCGCGATCGGCGCGCATGCCTTCGAGCTTCGTGTCGATGCGCTGCTTCTCGCCGAGGAGCCAGGCGTCGAGCTCCGCCAGCTTGGCGCGCAGCTCCTGCTCGTCGCCGTCGGCCTGGCCCTGCGGTACCGGCGGCAGCGCCTGGCGAAGCTGGGCGATCGTCGCCGACTTCTCCTTGACGGCGCGGTTGGTGCCCGTGCGGCCGTCGTAGACCTGCTGGCGCACGTCGTCAATCACGGTGAGCGCGTGCACGCCCTGGCGCTGGCGCGGCTCCATGCCGGTGATCTTCGCCAGGCGCTCGTAGTCGGCCTCGATCGGCAGCGACTCGAGCAGCACGCGCACGCGGTCCTTCGAGTCGGCGAGCAGGAACTGGACCGGGTTCACGCTGAGCGCGTCGGTGATTTGGCGCAGCGCGTCGACGGGCTTGTTCACCCTCTTGCCCTCGCGCTTCACGACGGTGTCGGAGCCCGACTCCGTCACCTTGCGCGTCACCTCGGTGCCGTCGTCCAGGAGCAGGACGATTTCGCCCTTCTTCTGGCCGGCGCGCAGGAGCGTGGCGTCGTGCCCGCCCTTGAGCGCCGCCTTGATGGCCTCGAGGATGCTGGTCTTGCCGGTGCCGTTCTTGCCGCTGATCTGGTTGAAACCGTCGGGCGTGAACTCGAACTCCTCGATGCCGAGGATGTTCTGGATGCGGACGTGTGTGATGCGCATGGCTCAGGCCCCCAGCTCGCGAAGGCGGTTGGAGAGAAGGCCGTACGCGCGGCCGACGTGCAGCTCGGCGAGCTCGGTCCAGTCGGCGACGATCGCGCCCCAGGTGGGCGACAGCTCGCCCATGCGCTCGAGGTGAGGCGCCAGGCGCGGGACGGTGCGCACGAGCTCGAAGCAGCGCGAGAAGTCATCGGCGTCGCGCGGGTGCGCGGTCGGGTCGCGCAGCTCTCCTGCTTCGAACTGGTACCCGGTGAGGTGCTGGAACATCGCCATGGAGCTGTTGCCACGGTCGCCGGCGCCGAGCCACTTCGCCGAGCCCTCCGGCAGTCCGAGCTGTCGCTCGATGGCCTCGTACTTGGCGATCGCCGCCGGCGCCAGCACTTCGCGCAGCTCCTTGCAGTCGTCGGGCTCGCCGAACGCGAAGTTGGCGCCGGCCAGGCGCGCGAGCGTCGGGTCCATGATGGCCTTCTTCGGCTCGTGCGTGAGCTGCGCGAGCGCGCCGAACACGCGCATGGGGACCATGCCGAAAATCAGGACGCACCGCCGACGGTGCTCGATCGTGTAGCGGGCGTCGCCGCTGATGAGGGTCGTGTTCATCGCTTCATCCACTTCGGAAGTTCAAGGGGCAGCGCCTCGATGCCGTAGTCGGGCCAGGCCGTCGCGGTGCCGTACGTCTGTTTCAGTTGCACGATGCGACCGAAGTCGCGCCGCGCGGTATCGCGCGCCACGGCGATCTGCTCCGGCGTCGCGAAGTAGATGCCGATGGCATAGGGCGGCTTCTTTTCCACCGCCAGGTACACGAACGACTGGGGCGTCTGTCCGTACAGAATGTCCATCACGTCGAAGTACCAGGGCGGCTGCAGGTCATAGCGGAAATTCGCCACGGACCGGCCGAAGCCTTCGGGGCTCGCGTCCTCGGTGGACTTCACGTCGATCGCCATGTCGCCGGCATCGCGCAGGTAGTCGAAGCGGCACTTCACGAGCTCGTTGTGCTCCGGGTCCAGCGCGAAAAACGTCTGCTCCGGCTTGCCGTCGGTGAGAAGGCCGCGCGCCACGGGATGGCGGTAGACGGCGTCGCGCACCAGGAGCACGGCCTGGTAGTCCTCATCGGCCAGGATGATCTTGCCGGCGTGCTCCGCGCAGAACGCCGCGTATTCGGCCTTGCCGGCGTTCGAGCGACGGTCGATGCCGGGATTCGGCACGCACACCGCGCTGAGGGTGTCGGGCTCGAGGATGGCCGAGTGGATGCACGTGCCGAGCTGCATCGCCGGCGTGGGCTCCGATCGCTCGCGCTCCGGATTGAGGTACTTGTGCCAGTAGTGCAGGGGCGCCTGGTTGGCGATCACGTCCAGGTGCGACTTACTCACGCCAGGCCCGGCGTGGTATTCGTCGTTCGTCATCTCGACGTGCCCCATGGGGGTGTTCTCGTGCATCGGGCTCCTCTTGATCAAAAATGGGTGAGCGGATTCTCAATCAAATTTGATCAAGTGGCAACGGCTTTTTGTTCGCGTCGCAAATTTGCGACACGATAACCATTGATCAAAATTGAGCGCCTGGGCTAAACTCGCGGCACTTGCACCTTTTGAGGACCATCAGTGCCCGCCGCCGAGACGAAACCGTACGACGAGGAGTTCCGCGATCGACTACAGAAGATCGAGGCGGACGTGCTCGAGCTCGGTCTGAACTTCACCGTGATCTGTAGCCGCGCCGGCATCAGCCGCGCGACACCCGACCGCTGGAAGCGGCACACGCCCAAGACCATCGCGCTGGTCGCGAAGGTGGAAAGCATCATCGCCGAGGAGCGCGCCAAGCTGCCGCGCCGTCGCCCGGCACGCAAGAGGGCATAGCCAACGAAACACCCGCGGGGCCCGGACCCTTCAAGTTCGCACTGGGCCCTTCACGACATGAGCAACATCCAGCTTCGGGACTACCAGGCGAAAGCCTTCGATGAAATCCGCGTCAAGTTCCGTGACGCCGAGCAGCATCCCGTGCTGTTCGTGCTGCCCACCGGCGGCGGCAAGACCTACACGTTCTCGGCGATCGCCGACTCCGCGGCCAGGCGCGGGCGCGAGGTCATCATCATCGTGCACCGCAAGGAGCTCCTGACCCAGGCGAGCCAGTCGCTCACGAACCTGGGCATCGAGCACGGCCTCATCAGCCCGTTCTTCACGCCGAACCCGCACGTGCTCGTGCAGGTGGCGAGCGTGGACACCCTCCTGATCCGCCTCAAGAAAAAGCCGCACAAGCCGAAGCCTGGCGGCCTGCTCGTGATCTTCGATGAGGCGCACCACGTCGTAGACAGCAACAAGTGGGGCCGCGCGTTCGAGGCCCTGGGCCGCCCGCACATGCTGGGCGTGACGGCGACGCCCGTGCGCACCGATGGCAAGGGCCTGGGCGCGCACGCCGGCGGCGTGTTCAAGTCGATGGTGCTAGGCCCGTCGGTCGCCGAGCTGATCGAGCGCGGCATGCTCGTGAACCCGATCGTCTACACGTCGTACGAGACGCCGGACTTCTCGGACCTCAAGACCAACAAGGACGGCGACTACAACCTCCAGGACCTGGCGGCCAAGGTCGATAAGCCGAAGATCACCGGCGACGCCGTCGAGCACTACTCGCGCATCTGCCCTGGCGCCAAGGCCATCGTGTTCTGCGCGTCGATCGCGCACGCCAAGCACGTTGCCGAGGCGTTCAACGCCGCCGGCTTCAAGTTCGAGCTGCTGGTCGGCGCGCCGGAGATGAGCGACGCCGAGCGCACGTCGGTGAATCGCCGGCTGCGCCGCGGCGAGATTGACGGCGCCTGCACCGTGGACCTGGTGAGCGAGGGCTACGATTTGCCCGACCTCGAGTGCTGCATCATGCTGCGCCACACCGCGAGCGAGGGCCTGTTCCTGCAGCAGGTCGGCCGCATCATGCGCCCGTCGGACGCCAAGCGCGGATGCTGGCTCCTGGACCACGTCGGCAACGTCGGCCGCCTGGTCGACGGCGAGTTCAAGCGCAAGCACGGCCTGCCCAACGAGGTGCGCGAGTGGACCCTGGACGGCCGGCGCAAAAAGAAGCGCAAGAAGGACCAGGACGACGAGCCGACCATTCCGATGAAGCAGTGCCCGCAGTGCTTCGCCGTGCACGCGCCGGCGACGCATTGCCCGGCGTGCGGGTTCGAATACCCGGCCGCGGCGCGCCAGCTCGAGCAGGTCGACGGCGAGCTCGTGCCGCTGGACCAGGCTGCGATCGCCGAGCAGCGCAAGCAGCAAATCCGCATCCAGGCGACCTCGAGGACCGTCGAGGAGATGATGCAGAACCTGGGCTACACGCGCGGCCGCGCGGAGGCGATCGTCAAGGCCCGCGAGGAGAAGGACGCCCTGCGCAAGGCGCTCGAGGACGACCTAGCCGCCTGGCGATCGGAGACCGGCATCCCGCCCCAGGAGCTGATCGGCATGTTCCTGGCCGACCTCAAGCGGCTGAAACCCAAAGAGCTCAAGGCGAAGCACGAGCACGTGCAGCGCGCCAGGGCGACGTACTTCAAGGCGCAGCAGGCCGGCGACGACCCGGTCCTGGCGCTGCGCCTCGAGCAGATTCTCAACCCGGCGGACTCGCCGCTCCTCTGAAAGGCCCACCATGGCATCCGTAAACAAGGTCATCCTGATCGGCAACGCCGGCCGAGACCCCGAGACGCGCACCTTCCCCAGCGGGGACAAGGTGTGCAACGTCACCATCGCGACCACCGAGAAGTGGAAGGACAAGAGCTCCGGCGAACAGAAGGAGGCGACCGAATGGCACCGCCTGGTGTTCAACGGCCGCCTGGCTGAAATCGCCGGCGAGTACATCAAGAAGGGCTCCCAGATTTACGTCGAGGGCTCGATCAAGTCGCGCAAGTACACCGACAAGGACCAGGTCGAGCGCACGGCCGTCGAGATTCGCGTCGACAAGCTGACGCTGCTCGGCTCGAAGCCGGCCGGCGAAGGCGGCGGCCAGCAGTCGCGCGCGCCGGCGCCCGCTCAGCGCCCCGCGGCGCCGGCGGCCGGCGGCCGCAAGGCCGGGTTCGATGACATGGACGACGACATTCCGTTCTGATGGCCTGGTCCAAGGGTTACGCCGAGTGGATTGATGGGGACACCGCGTTCCTGTCGATCGCGTTCACCTGGCTGCTCGATCACGCGTACATGCGCGCCCTGTCGCTTCGCGCGACGGGGCTCAAGGTGCGCGCGGGCGGCCCAGCGCTGTTCCTGGTGCAGATGCGGCACGAGCTCGCGGACCTCGATGGCGTCGAGCTGGGCGGCGATGTGCCGGAGGCTGTCACCAGGCACAACCCGGACGCCACGTTTTTCAGCCGTGGGTGCCCGGTGGGGTGCGGCTTCTGCATCGTGCCGGCGATGGAGGGGCGCGAGTTCACGCTCATCCCGAACGCCGTGCCGCGGCCGGTGCTGTGCGACAACAACCTCTCGGCGCTGCCGGCCGACTACCAGGACTTCATCATCGCCAGGTACCAGGGCGCCGGCGTGAAGCTCACCGATGCGAACAGCGGGTTCGAGCCGATCACGTTCACGCCCGACGTGTACGAGCGCTGGCGGCCGCTGATCAACGAGGGCGGCGGGCCCTGGCGCTTCGCGTACGACGAGCTCAAGGAGCGCGACGACGTGCTGCGCGTCATGCGCATGCTCGAGGCCGAGCCGGCGAAGCGCAAGCGCGTGTACGTGCTGATCGGCAACGAGCCTTTCGCCGAGTGCATGCGGCGCCTCCAGGAGGTCCTGGACCACGGCTGCGAGCCGCACGTCCAGCCGGTCATGAAGCTGAACGCCCTCGAGCGCAAGCCCTGGGTGCGCCACGACTGGACCGAGGAGCGCCTGGCCGACGTGGCGCGCTGGGCGAACCGGCGGGCCTGGCGCTACGCGCCGTTCACCGAGTACGACCGGCAGGTGCGATCGCGCCCGCGCGGCATGTCCAAGGCCGTCTATGACGCCCAGCAGGGGCTTTTCCTGTGACGGGTCGTGACATGAGCATGAGACTTTCCGAGCCGGCGCGGTCCGCCGGCGCTTTCCACCCCGAGGCACACCCATGCCACACCCCGAGGCCATTCCTCCGTCTCCAGACGCCGTCGTGGAGGCCAACGTCACGGCCCTGCGCCAGCGATCGCATCACGGCATCGCCAAGTACGGCGTCATGCTCACCCGCACCGACCTCGATCGCCGCGCCTGGATACAGCACGCGCTCGAGGAGGCCCTGGACCTGGCGAACTACCTCCAGGCCGAGCTCCATCGCCTCGATCGCGAAGCCGCCGAGACGCCGAAGGCCGGGCCCGCCGGTGCGTGAAGGCAGCGTACAGCGGCGCGTCTGGCTCGCGCTGGGCCGCATCTGCGCCCTGTTCCGGCTCAACACCGGCCAGGCGTGGGTGAGCGGCGGCGGGCCCGTGCAGCGCCTGGCGGACGGCTCCGTGCTCGTGCCGGCGGCGCGCCCGGTCGCGCTCGGCCTGGGCAAGCCTGACGGCAAGCCCCTGGTCGGTGCCGCGGACCTGATCGGCTGGACCTCCATGACCATCACGCCCGACATGGTCGGGTGCCGCGTCGCCGTGTTCACGGCGCTCGAGGTCAAGGAGACCGCCGGCGGCCGCAAGCGCGACGAGCAGCGCAATTTCATCGACCAGGTGCGCCTGGCCGGCGGGATTGCATCCTTTGTTTCCAGCCCCGAGGAGGCCGAGCACGTCGTCTGTGGCTTCCGCGCGCCGTTGATCAAAAAAGATGTAGGAGCGGGCTGACAAGCTCTACAATCCGTTTCCCCAATTCCGCGCGGCGAGCTCAGCTCGATGCGCGACCCCGAAAGACGCCGGCAAGGGGGGCACCCCGTCGTAACTGCTGCGACACGCCGGCGTCCTCTTTCAGCAGGTTCTGAGGCAGTCAGAAGGTATGGCAAAAACAACAAGCGCGGCAAGGACAGCCTATGTCGCGTGAGCAGGAGGCAGTCGAGGATTTCCGCCGCGCGATGGCCGCTGAGGGCATCGTCTACAGTGGGGAAATCATCGCCGACGGCAAGCTGCACCGGTGCCACGTCGACGGCGACAAGAAGGGCGCGATCAACGGCTGGTATGTGCTGCACCTGGACGAGAAGCCCGCGGGCGCGTTCGGCTGCAACAAGCGCTACGGCAAGGACGGCCGGTTCACGTGGACCATGAAGGGCGCCAAGCCGCTGACGCCCCAGGAGCGCCGCGCGTTCCGCGAGAAGATGGACGCCCAGCGCCAGCAGCGCGAGATGGCGGAGACCGCCAGGCGCGAGACGGCCGCGCAGCGCGCACAAGCCATCTGGGACGCGTCAAAGGAGTGCACCGGGCACCCATACCTTCGCCGCAAGGGCGTCGCCTCTCACGGCCTGCGCTGGGGCCGCTGGGAGAAAACCGACCAGGAGACCGGCGAGGTTCGCCTGGTCAGCGACAAGGCGCTGCTCGTGCCGATTCGCGATCGCAAAAAGCGCATCTGGTCCCTCCAGGCGATCTTTCCGACCGCCCTCTACGGCGGCCGCGACAAGGACTACCTCAAGGACGGCGCGAAGGAGGGCCTGTTCTTCACGATCGGCAAGCCGCTGTCGATCGAGCTGGGCGGCAACCTGGTGCAGGTCATCGTGATCTGCGAGGGCTACGCGACCGGCGCCAGCATCCACGAGGCGACCGGGCACGCCTGCATCATCGCCTTCGACGCCGGCAACCTCGAGCCCGTCGGCAAGACCATCCGCGACGCGTTCCCGCACGCGACCATCCTCTACGCGGCCGACAACGACCAGTGGACCCTCGAGCCGATGGCGAACCCTGGCGTGCACTACGCGCGCAAGGCGGCCGCTGCAACGGCCGGCCTGGTCGCCATCCCGCAGTTCGCCGCCGATGCCGAGGACCGGCCGACCGACTTCAACGACCTGGCGCAGCGCGACGGGCCCGACGCCGTCAAGCTGGCGATCGCCGAAGCGCTCGAGCCGCCGGCCGCGCCGATCGAGGAGCCCGCCGACGAGGAGCCGCCGCCCTGGGAAGATGAGCCAGGCGAGCCTCCGGCCGAGTCGGAGACGCGCCCGGGCGTCGGCAAGGCCCCACCTCCGGCCGCGCCCGACGAGGACGCGATGCCGGAGAACAACGCGCACTTCACCGTGCTCGGCTATGACCACGAGACCTACTACATCTTCAACCACGGCGCCCGGCAAATCTTCCCCATCGGCAAGGGCGCCTTCACTGAAAACGGCCTGATCGAGCTCGCCCCGCTCAACTGGTGGGAGATGCACTTCCCCGGCGAGAAAAAGCGGATCGACACCGGCCTGGCCGCGAACTTCATCATCCGCACGGCCCACAAGCGCGGCATCTACGATAAGTCGCGCATCCGCGGCCGCGGCGCCTGGGTTGACGCCGGCCGCATGGTGTTTCACCACGGCTCGCACCTCAGCGTCGACGGCGCCCACACCGACGTGACCAAGATCGCGTCGCGCTTCGTGTACGAGCTCGCGGCGAGCCTGCCGGAGCCGCACGCCGAGCGCCTGGGCTCCGACGAGGGCGAGGAGCTGCTGGAGCTCGCGACGCAATTCCGCTGGACCAAACCGGGCAGCGCGGCCCTCCTGGCCGGCTGGGTAGCCCTGGCGCCAGTGTGCGGCGCGCTGCGCTGGCGGCCGCATATCTGGCTCACCGGCGGCCCGGGCTGCGGCAAGTCCACCGTGCTCAACGAGTACGTGCACTACCTCCTGGGCGACGGTCTGGACCTGTTCGCCCAGGGCAACAGCTCGGAGGCCGGCATCCGCCAGGAGCTCGGCGCCGACGCCCGGCCCGTGCTGTTCGATGAGAGCGAGCAGAACACCGAGCGCGAGCAGTCGCGCATCCAGGGCGTGCTGGCCCTGATCCGCCAGGCGTCAACGGAGTCCGAGGCGCGCACCTTCAAGGGCTCCGCCGGCGGCGACGCCATGAGCTTCCACATTCGCAGCATGTTCTGCCTGGCCTCGATCCAGGTCGGCATCAAGCAGCAGGCCGACGTGGAGCGCCTGGCCGTGCTGGCGCTGCGGCCGAAGCGCGAGGAGGTGAACGCGGCCGAGTCCTGGCGCAAGTTGAGCGCCGCCCTGGGCCGGCTGCACGCCGACGCTACGATCCGCGGGCGCCTGCTGCGCCGCTCGATCGACATGCTGCCCGTGACCCTCAAGAACGTGTCCGTGTTCACCCAGGCGGCGTCGGAACGCTTCAACAGCGTGCGCGACGGCGACCAGTACGGGACGCTGCTCGCCGGCGCCTGGTCGCTCATCTCGACCGAGGTCGCGACGAAAGAGCAGGCGCTCGAGCTGATCGACCGCTACGATTGGTCCGAGCACCGCGAGAACAACGACAGCGACGACGGAAGCCGCGCCCTGGCGTCCCTGCTCGAGGCCCATATCCGCACGGCCGGCGGCATCGAGGCGACGGTCTACGAGATGATCTGCGCGGCGTGCGGGCTCCAAACCGAACTCGCCGGCATCGACCAGGCCAAGGCCGAGGCGTTCCTCCAGCGCTACGGCATGCGCATCGTGAAGGACCGCCTGGTGCTATCAAACAACAGCAACGAGCTCAAGTCCTTGATGCAGGGGACGCAGTTCGAGGCCGACCTGCGCGGCGTGCTGCTGCGGGTAGACGGCGCCGATCGCAACGACGGCAAGCCGATGCGTTTCAGCGGGTCACTGTCGAAGTGCATCACGCTGCCCCTGGGCCCGATCATCGAGGGCGCAGGGGGCTCGACGCCGTTCTAGGCGCGCTTCAACCTGCGCGACCAGCGCAGCTTGGGTCCTGTCGGGTGCCGGTCGACGCGCGGCCGCGACGGCTTGTCCCAGGAACCGCCAGCGCTCGCCCCATCCAACGCGAAGCCGGCCGCGCGCAGGCTGACGCCCGACTCGCTGGCGAGCGTGTACGTGATCAAACGCTCATACCCGCGTGCGCGCGCCTCGCGGGCCGCGGCGGCCAGGAGCATGCTTGCGACGTTGATCGTGCCGCTCGTCGCCAGGCGCGTGACCTCGAGCGTACGGCCGTCGTCCAGGTGGCGCGAGACCGGCCGGCCGACGATCGCGACGCCCTCCTCGCTCGAGCGGATGGCATTGAGCGCGTAGGCCATGAGGCTGAACTTGTGGCCGGCGACGCGGCCGTGGTGGCGGTGGAACGCCTCGACCAGGCGCTGCGCATCGGCGAGCGTGCAGGGGCAAACACACAGCCGCTCGTCGCCGAACAGCCCGCCCTTGAGCTCGCGATGGCGCGTCACGCCAGCTTCTCGAGCTGCCGGCGCTTCGGGTTCGCCTTCGTCACCTTGAAGTTCTCCGGCACCAGCCAGGTACCGTTATCGAGCTGTTCCGCGCCGCGGATACGGCCGGCGCCGCACAGCACCTGCAGCCGGCGCTTGCTGACCTGGCGCGCCTCCGCTGCCGCCTTGAGGGTGATCTTGTTCGTTGCCATGGTGTTACTTCCCTGCGTGTTGTTTGCCCAGCTCGGTGAGCTCGGCGATTTTGATGGTGCGACCAGGCGAGTGCGGGTCCGGTTCCTCGCGCCAGGCGATGAGGCCGGCGTCCTCCATCCGGCCGACCATCGGATAGTTCGGTGGCGCGATGCTGCTATAGCCGCGCGTCGAGTAGTACAGCCGGCTCGTGTTCACCAGGGTGCAGCGCTCCGGTTTCACCAGGCGCCGGCACCACTCGCGCATGGCGGGCGTGATCTTGACAGCGGCCGTCACCGCTTCGCCCTCCGTGCATCGCGTTGCGCCTGGGCGATGGCGTCCGCCTTCGCCGCCTGGGTGTCGCGATCGGCCTGCACGTCGTCGGGCCCGGTGAGCGCCAGGGCCAGGACGGCCGCCGCGGCGATCGCCCAGAGCACCAGGTTGAATCGCTTCATGCCGGCCTCTCCCCGCGCTCCCAGGCTTCCGCGGCCTCGATCGACTCCGGCGTCGACGCGCGCACGCTGGGCGCATCGACCAGGATGACGCGCGCCCACTCCCAGCCGTTCTCGAGCGGCCAGGGGCCAACGTCGCCCTGGTGCAGCGAGTCCCAGTCCGCGCCGTCCTTGGCGTGCACCGGCACCAGGCAGTAGCGCAGCGTCGAGTCGGGCTTGCGATCGCCGACCACGGGCACGATGCGCACGTCCTCCGGGTCGTCGGCCGCGTAGGCATCGGCGTGCGCGCGCAGCGAGACGCACAGCGCGTCCTCGATCTTGTCCGTCCAGTCGGGCATGCCGATCGAGTCGAGCGTGCGCCACTTGCCGCCGCCGGCGAGCTCGATCACGTAGCCGGTGGGCGGGCAGTGGCGCAGGCGCACGAGCTCGTGTACGAACGCCTGCTCGTCGCCGGCGACCGTGGCCCAGGTGTCGAACCACTCGCGCGCGTCGGGCGCGCGGTCCGTGCCGGCGATCGCCAGCGTGTCCCGGCTCAGGCGGATGCAGGTATTCCAGGAGTTCACCATGCGCTCGAGCATCGGGTAGAACGGCGACGTTGTCGGCACGGCCAGGACCGGGCCGCCCTGGACGACTATCTCGGCGTACGAGTCGACGCCGTCGGGCTTGCGGTACTCGATGCGATCGGCGTACGGCTTGGTGCCGGGCGGGGTGTGCGACGGCATGTTCATGCGGGGTTTTCCTCCAGGGCAACATCGGCCCATGCAAAGTTACGCCCCAGGCCCTTCGCCGCCTTCTTGCCGGCGTCGCGTCGTTCCTGGAGCTTCGGTTGCGCGCCGGCTTCGATCGCCAGCGCGCGCTGGTGCAGCTCGGGCACGTTACGCGCCAGCCACACAATCTCGGACTTCTTGCTGGCCGGGCAGTGGAAGCACGCCGACTTGACGGGCACCGGCAGGCCGGCCGCCTCGATCTGGCGCTTGCACTCCTCGCGGTCCCAGCCCCACTCGATGAGCGGGAAACGGTTCTTGAAGCCGGGGCTTTCCTTGCCCTCGGCCTTGTACTGGCGGCACGAGTCGCGAGGGCCGGCGTCGTACCCGATGCAGTTGATCACCTCGAGGCCGGCCGCCCAGGCGGCGATCGCCGGTGCCCACTGCTTCACGTAGGCATGCTGCGGGTCGCGCTTCCACACCAGGCTGCATTGGTGGGCGCCGTACGCCAGCGCCGGCAGCACGCCCAGGCGCAGGAGCGATTCGCTCAGCGACTTGTCGCCGGAGATGGGCCGCGGGTTCTTGACGACGGTGACCTGGGGGAATCCGACCTTCGCGAGCCAGGCGTTGATGATCGGCAGGTACGCGTAGGTCTGGGGCTTTTCGTCGCCGGTGTCGGCGAACAGGATGAGGTCGGGCCGCTCGCCGCGCGCGTGCATGCCGACCAGCATCGCCGTGGAGTCCACGCCGACGCCATAGGCAACGATCACGGGGGCGCGGGGGAACAGCTCGAGGTTCATCACTTGCCTTCCAGCTCTCTCTCGACCAGGTCGAGGCACGGGTTCTCGATGTAGCGCTTGCCCAGGTACGCGTAGTACACGGGCTTGCCCTTGCGCATCAGGATGCCGATGCGCGGGTCCTTCGGTTTCAGCGGCGCCGGCGGCGCGGCCTTCTCGTGCTTCGCGTCGAGCCTGGCCTTCGCCAGGTATCGCGCGTCGCGGGCTTCGGACAGCATCATCACGCGGCTCCTTTCAGCAGCAGCTTCATGTGGCGGGCATAGACCGCGTTCGCTTTCCAGTACGCGGCCATTGGGGCTTTGTGTTTGCGCCAGGCTTCGTTCGCCCGGCCGCGGCAGTCCTTGGAGATTTCGCCCAGCAGCTCCTCGAGCGCGGCGCGGGCCTCGGCCGGCAGCGCGGCGAGTTTGGCGGCCGCGGGCAGCGCGACCAGGGGGTTGCGCACGTCGGCGCGGCTCGAGCGGGCGCTCACGCGAGCACCCGCATGGGAGCCAGGAACACCTCGCGGCCGGCGCGACGCAGCGCGCGCACCAGGCGAGCGGCGCGAGCGCGCGGCCGCAGCTTCGCGCCCAGGCGCTGGCTGTATTCGGCGCCGACAAACTCGCGCACCTCGTACCGGAGAACCATCTTCATCGCAAGCTCCTTTTCCATACGAGTATTGTGCACGAGTGCGAACAATAGAGCAAGCGTTTTTGTTCGCGGTGTTGCGTTATTTCCTCGCCGCCTGGACGCTGCCGTCGTACGCGTGCACCAGGACCATCACCTCCGCGGCGGCCGTCGTCGCGCCCTTGATGGCCTCGAAGGAGAACCGGCCGTAGCTGGCGCCGTGCACGAGCTCGAGCTCGCGGAACGCGTCGCCGACCTTCTTGTGCAGGTCCTTCGGCAAGTCGCTGCGGCCGTGCGCCTGGGCGAGCTCGCGCAGCAGCGCCTGGCGGTTCGCCGCGGGGCCGGACGCCGCCTCGCGATACGCCTGGGCGTTGCCGGCCGCCTGGGCCAGGACGCGATCGCGCGCCGGGCCCGCCATCGACTCGCCGAAGCCCTCGGCCGTCGGGAACACGGTCGCGTCCGGGTTCGAAGCCTTGACGTACGCGTACATCGCCGACTCGAGGTCGTGCGCGCGATCGCAGTTGTCCACCTTGAAGCCCAGGGCGCGCAGCTCGTTCTGGAACGCCGTCATGGTGTCGCCGATCGCCTGGCGCAGGTCCTTCGCGTCCTGGTACGTGCCGGCCGGCGCGTCGTCGCAGCACCGGCGGAAGTTGGCGAACGCGTCGTTGCGGGCTTTGGATTCGGTCATCGGGTTTTCTCCTAGAGTTGATCGTCTCGTTACTTGCGGCGCGCCTTGCGCGCGGCCTTCTTCTCCGCTCTCTCCTTGGCGACGTGCTGGCGCACCGCCTGGTAGTAGAGGGAACCAATGTCCAGGGCGTAGCTCGAGCGCAGGCCCTTGGCCCGCAGCTCGATCAGCCCGTGGTGCGTCGTGACCAGGACGGCCCGCAGGCCCTTGTCTCGGACGTACGCGCTGGTCTCGCGCGTCGTCGGCTTCGCTGAACTCGTCGCCATTACCAACCAAACCTTTCTGCACAGATGGGGCCGATGCCACGTTCAACACTCTCCGGGTCGCTCAGCTCTCGGCCACACACCGAGCACACCCCGTACTGCTTGCCGTAGGCGATCGCGGCCGCCTTCGGGTCCTTGGCAATCTCGAGCACCTTCGCCTCGAGCTCGCCGCTGCAATCGCGCGATCGCCGGAACGCGCCCGCCATGATCTTGCCCAGGTACACGCCGTCGTCGCTCTTGACGTAGATCGCACCCGCGTTCTGTCCCGTGGCCGGCGCCGGCGACACCGTGAAGCCGCCCAGGCGCATCTTCGGGCGCTTGATGCCCGCGGCCATCGCCTTCGCGAACGCGGCCTCCACGGCCGGCATGCTCGCTGCAGGTGCTCCTGCCGCGGCCGGCGCCTGGCCCTTGCCCAGGTTGCGCTGCACGGCCGCGAGCTGGTTGTCCGTGAGGGCGCCGTAGCGCTCCAGGCCGCAGCTCAAGCTGAGCGCGAACCCGTTGCCCTTGCCGCCCTCGGCCTCGAGCCAGGCGTGCTCGGCGGGGTGCGCCGCCTTCCAGGCTTTGATCTTCTCGGCCAGGGCGTTGCCCTTGGCGACCTGGGCGCTGCGCTTCGCCTCGAGCTCGGCCGCCGGCACCTCGATGACCTTGCGGCCCTTGCACCGGTTGCAGCTCCCGACGTACCCGCCGTACGTGGCGCGGTACAAGCCGGAGCCGCGGCACTTCGGGCATTCGATCTTCACGGGCGCCTCCGGCTTGTTCATCACGAGCTCGATCACTTCTTGACCCGCCCGTCGTGGCGGCCGCAGATGCTCACGACCTGGCTGACGTGCACGTAGTACACGTCGCTCCACTTCGCCTCGAGACCGAAGTCCTGGAACTGGTACACCTCGAGCACCGCGCCCTCCCAGCTCTCCGGCTTCATCACGTTGCGGCCGTCCTCGATCACCGGGCCCGCGGCCTTCACGCCGCCATAGCCCAGGAGCTTGCCCTCGATCACGTGACCGCCCTCGAGGAGCAGCTTCACGGGGGCGCCGAGCTCCATCGCGCGCACGACGGCGCCGATCATCGCGGCGCGCGAGACGCCGTCCTTGCTGAATTTCGCATCCTTCATCGTTTCTCCTGGTGGTTGATCAATCGTCGTGGCTGGCGAGGAGGTGACCGAAGCGCTTCCGGCACAGCTCGCTCTCGAACTGGTACACGCGCACGCGGCGCTTGAGAATGTCGTCCAGGCGGTACGCGTCGCGCACCAGGCCAATGTCGATCGGGTCGTTCGCCTCGGGCATCCCGCCGCGGCTGTTGATGCGGCGATCGAGGGCGATGCGGAAGTCGCGGCGCACCTGGGAGACGGGCCGCGGGCCCATCCAATCCACGCTCACCTGACCGTCGGCCGGCATCGCGTTGAGCCGCTTCCAGGCGGCGACGTACGCGCCCTTGCTGGGCAGCGCGGCAATCGAAGCTCTCATGTTCATCGCTTTATCTCCTAGTACACCCCGATACTATACGCGACCGCGAACATTTGCAAGTGCTTTTTTGAGACACGTTGCTCAAAAAAGACTTGCGCTATTGTTCGCAGTCACCTACATTAGAGGGGTAGATTAAAGGAGCGAAACGATGGCAAGACAGGTACCAGGGATTCAGCTTCGCGGGCACTGCCAGTGCTGCGGGCGTCTCCAGGCCGTCCCCGACGGCTACATGAGCAAGCACGGCTACGAGGTCAAGAACCGCGGGCATGGTGGATGGTTCAGCGGCGTCTGCTCCGGCAACCGGTACGCGCCGATCGAGCGCGAGCGGGCCCAGGCCGACATGATCATCGCCAGCGTGCGCGAGGAGTGCGTCAGCCTGCGGCAGCGCGCCGCCGACTTCCGCGCCGGCGTGATCAAGCCGAAGGAGGCCAAGAAGGACGGCCGCCAGCGCCGCGTCGAAGTCAACGGCCGCTACGACTGGGTCTACGAGATGGTGCCGTTCGCCGAGGCGGACCCCTACTACCAGGACGAGGCGGTGAAGTCGGAAGCCTTCAAAGCCGAGCGCCGCGCCGAGATGGGTGAGGGATTCGCGCGTGACCTGGAGAAGATCGTCAACGAATACCACGGCAAGCCGCTGCAAAAGGTGAAGGCGGACGCCGGCCCGGCGCCGATCGTGTCGGGCGAGCGGCGCAAGAACCAGAGCGGCCGCGTGCTGATCGCGCAGTACGTCGATCGCGGCATGGTGCACTGGAAGGACGAGCGCGGCTTCGGCAGCAAGATGCACTCGCGGTCGTGGCGCCTGATGGAACGAGCGTGAATGCAGCGACCAGGGCCCGCCCTGGTCAGTGTGTTTACCCCAAGGAGAAACGATGAAAGGTTTGATCGTCAACGTGTACCGCGCCGTCGACGGCCGCGACTGCACCAACGGCGGCGTGAGCTCGAAGCATTCGACGCTCACCGCCATCAGCCACGACCCGGGCACTGCGGTGTTCGAAGCCTCGAGCCAGGCGCCGGCCGTGTACCTGGGCAAGTGGATGGGGCGCGTCGTCGCTATCCCCGAGGACCTGCCGCTGCGCCCCTCGAGCAGCAACTTCGCCGGCCTGGAGGGCTGGATGTTCGGCGGCAACTTCATCTACTCGAGCGACAGCCGGTTCCCTGGCGACGGCCATCCGGTGCCCGTGTTCGATCGGAGGGAGTTCTGATGGGACGCGTCGTCAATCGCCGCGCCCGTGCGGCCGCACTGCGCAAGCTGCTGCTTACCGGCCCGTCGTCGCTCAACGCGCCCGACAACGCATTCCACCCTGGCGACGCGAAGCGCGAGGAGGTTCGCGCCGAGCTCTGGCACGGCTACCAGCTCTGGCTCAACTCCTGGGTGATCCCGGAGCTGGACGACCTGGTGCCCGAGCTCAAGAAGGAGGCCGAGAATCGCCGCCTCGAGGAGCGGCGCCTGGCCCTGGAGGGCAAGGCGAAGTGATTCACGCCCTGGTGCACGACAACAAGTCACGCCTGTGGTGCGGGCCCGCGGCGATCGCGCTCATCACGGGGCAACCCACGAGCGTGATCCACCGCATGATCCTGGAGGGCCGCCGCGGCCGCTGCACGCGTGACTCGCGCGCCGTCACCGGCACGACTCACGCCGAGGTCTACCAGGTGCTGCGCGAGCTGGGATACAAGGACCAGCGCGTCGCGCCGATCGCCGGCGTGTTCCCGGCCGCTCACCTGGTCGAGTGCATCGCGTTCGAGACGCACCTCCCCGTCCTGGCGGCCACGGCGGACCACTGGTTCATCGTGTTCCGCGGGCAGTACTTCGACAACCGGCACCCCGAGGGCGTCGAGATGCCAGAGGAGATGCGCGGCCAGCTCGTGGACACCGTCATGGCCTGGCGCCAGGTCGCGGCTCCGAAGCTGCCGGCACCGAAGCCACCGCCGGCATCGCGTCACCCGGACATGCGCAAGGCGCTGCGCCTGGCGAAGGAGTACTCGATCGAGGTCGAGCGCGAGGGCGACATTGACGCCTGGTATGTGCACTGCCCGGCCGAGGTGGACGAGGTAGACGATATTTTCGAGGGCGACCACTACGCCCATTCACCCACCGAGGTCCTGGACAAGGTGACTCGGTACATCGAGCTTGTGCATCACGTGCGCGAGCATGGAGCGCTGACATGAAGATCATGAAGTACGCCTACTCGCCGCTCAGCGTGCGCCGCATCCTGGGCGAGCTGGCGAACGACTGCGGCATCACGAACCTGCGCCGGTACAACAATGCCGAGCTGCACTCCCGGCGCGGCGCCCAGGACTATCGCGACCCGGTCCTGGTCACGATCACCGTCGAGCGCCTGCCGCGCGTCAAGCGCCCGAAGCCGAAGCGGCCCAGCGTGCCGGCGCGCGCTGCAGGTGGTCACGCGACCGCGGCAATCATGAGCCCGGCGCAGCGTCAGGAGCGCGCCCGCCTGGGTGGCATCGCCCGCCGCGCGAAGGCGGTCTCGAAGTTCACTGGGAGCACGTCATGAAGCCGGCCGACTACACCCCGCTGCCGATCGCCCTGGAGAAGTGGCCGACCTGGCGCGAGCGATCGCGAAACGACCAAATCGCGACGATCGAGTGCGTGCCGGCCCAGGGCTGGGAGTCGCCGATCGTCGCCGAGGTAAACCTCCTGGACGATCGCGTCGGCGACAACCTGGTGCCGCTCGTGGCAGCGGCGCCGGAGCTCGCGATCGAGCTGCGCGCGGCGCTGCACTACATCAAGGTCGAGGCCGCGAAGGCGCCGACCGAGCCGGCCCGCGTCGCGCGTCAGCGCAAGGCCCTCAAGGATGTGGAGCGGGTCACTGCGCTGCTGGCGCGCCTGGGGCTGACATGAGCGAAATCGAACGCCTCAAGGCCCAGGCGAAGCGGGCGCGCCTCGAGTTCGACAGCATGATGGACGGCGTCGATTGCGGCGCTGCCATGCTCAAGACCATCAAGCCCGAAGCCCAGGCGGCCGCCGATCGCTACAACGCGGCGATGGCCGGCCTGGAGAAGATCGACCCGAATTTCCCGAAGGGCAAGCCATGGCTTCCGCTGTGACGCCGACGATGGCCGATGCGGCCGTGTCGTTCTCGAAAATCCTCGACGCGATCGACAAGATGAACCAGGCCGCCGGCGCCGTGCTGACGGCCCAGCCCGGCGAGATGACCAGGCGCGCCGAGGCGATGCGCGATGCCAGGGCGGCGCTCGAGGGCGTCGTGCAGGTGCACGGCCGTGTGGTCTACAACGTGCTGACGGAGCCCGGGCCATGAGAAGCCCCAGGCACAAGCTCGAGCCCATCGCCGTGCGCATCGCGCGCGTGCTCCTGGCGCGTCGCGCGAAGGGCGAGTTCACCGTGCATTTCGTGACCCTCGAGCATGAGGTGTTCCCGGTCGAGCACTTCCCGCGCGCCGGCAACTACTCGAGCAACGGCGGCCCGCCTGGCTGTCGCATGGCGTTGTCGGCCGCGATTCGCCGGCACGGGTTCATGGAGACCTGGGTCAAGGTGGGCGAGCGCATCGTGAGCACGAACATCCCGCCGGCCGTGCGCGCCCAGGTCAACGCGATCGACAAGGCCAGGGCGAAGTGAGCCGGCGCACGATCTGGCCCCAGGTCACGCCGGCACGCGCTGCCTGGCTGACGCGGCTCGAGCGTGAGGGCGTGGTCGACGGGCGCCCGCGCGGCCGCACGGGATTCGATTGCATGCAACTGGGCTGGAGCACCTGGGTGTACGTAAAGGAGGGCGACGGCCCGATCGCCTGGGACAACGTGCGCAACATCGGCGAGGCCATCACGCCGGCCGGCCGGCATGCCCTGGCGGCCTGGAGACTCGAGCATGGCGAAACCTGACTTCATCATCACGGTGAGCACGAATTACAACGGCTACAACCCTCAGCCCAGGTTCGAGCATCCGCCGACGTTCAAGCCTGGGCGCTGGCGCCGCGACAGCGTGTTTCGCGAGCAGGTGCATTACGGCCGCTTCGCGTGCTACGCCCTGGGCAAGTCGCCGCCGATCGAGCTCGAGCCCGAAACCATGATGGCCCAGGTGCCCGTAGAGGTCCTGGCGAAGATTCAGATGGCGCTGGCGACCGGCGTCGTGCCGCGCGGCCTCAAGTCCCAGCTCGCGGCGATCGTGGCCGAGGCGACGCGTTAGCCAGCGCTGGCGGCCAGGATTTGGTTGAGGCCAGGGTTCACCTGGTCGGTGCCACGGAACACCTCGAGGTTGTCCAGGCGATACACGGTGATCGTGTCGCCCACGATGCGCGTGTGCAGCACCCAGTTGTGGCGGTAGGCCCACTGCGACGCTGCCGTGCGCACGGCCTGGTGCATCTCGTACCCGGTGAACGCGACGGCCTGGTGGGTGTCCAGGGCGCTCAGCGTGATCGAGTGGCGACGCGGGCGGCCGGCGCTCACCTGGGCGTCGTCGGACAGGCGCGTGACGCGGATCGCGTTGCCCTGGCGCTCGCAGCGGAATTTCTTGCCGGCCGTGGTTTTCATCTTCGCGCTGGCGGCCTGGCGCACCTTGTAGTGGTCCTCGAGCGGCACGTCGAACACGTGCGACTCGCCCACCTCGAGGTGGTCCATGGGCGCGTAGCGACTGGTCGGCGCGCCCTTCCTGGAGTCGTCGCGCGTGACGCGGACGCCGGTCTCCTCGTCGGCCAGGGCAACGCCCAGGTCACGCGAGCGGGCAAATCGGTGGACCTCAGCGCTGATTTGTTGCGCGGCAGAGGTGTCGCATCTGATAAGCACCGACTGACCGTTTTCCTTGGCCGTGAGGGCCATGACGGCGCGGCGGACTCTTAATAGGGTGTCTGCGTCCATATATTCGGGGCTGTTGAGGTGGTAACGGTATCAGGTGGGGCAACTGAGCCGGTAACTGGATTATCGAGTCACGACAAGGACTTGGGCCGGATGTTACCCGGTTACCGGGGATCGGGCCGGGAAATACATCCCTCTCAGAATACACGATACATACATTCCACACAATGATCATGAATATATGTAGAACCTCGCCCTATGTATATATCTATATCTATTCAAGGTAACATGGTAACAGTAACAGGGAAACTTGAACGGAATCAAGGACTTAGGCTGTTACCACGGACCGTTACCGGGCCGCTACCGCGTTACCAGGCCAGGCAGTGGCGCCGGAACCACGGTTTTGTAGGACCGCGCTGATGCCTCAGCGTAGGACTAGGGAGACTGTTGGTTACAGGATGTAAAATATCAGCACTGGCTCAGCGCTTCCATAGAATCCCGCCTCAGCCGCATATATCCGGGGGGACTCTTATGCAGGTTGAGTACCATTCGATCGCCCTCACGCCGGGCATCCTCTACTTCGATTGCCAGCACCTCAAGGCCAGGCTGAGCACGGGCTCGTGCGCCTCAATGTGGCGCGCCAGCAACGGCCCGGGATGCGGCGACCAGGCCCGGGAGAGCTGCAAGCGCTGCCCCCTGGGCGCCCTGCACGCCGGCGAGGCTGACGCCTCCACCTCGAGCCTGGCCGGCTCCAAGGTCTGCTCGCGCTGCCATCGGCCGGCGCCGCGCCTGATCGGCGGCATGCACTGCGTCTCGTGCAAGAACCGCGAGTACGAGTTCATGAAGGGCAAGAACGCGAAGGGCACGACGCCGGTCAAGCTCGCATGCCTGGCGCGCCGGCGCATCCGCTTCATGGCGGGCGGCGAGCTGCGCACGTCGACGGCGCCCTTCACCCTGGACGACGCCGAGCTGATCATCTCGGCGCTGCGCGACAACAAGTCGGTCGTCCGCTTCGGCCTGGCGCCATGCGTCACGCCGGCCCTGCGTCAGATGCGGCTGTTCTGACGTGGCGCGCACCCTGACCGGCCTTGTCTCCCTCACGGACCACGTCTGCGCTGCCTGCTTCGGGCGGATCGTCAAGGGCGAGCGACCGCTCGACTGCACCGACGACCATGCGCACCGCTGGACCTGCACCAACTGCGGCGCCGAGACCGTGCACCGCGAGGTCTCGAGCATCTGCTCGTGCGGCATCCGCACCAAGACCGGCCGCGACGCCGGCGTGCGCTGTGAGCGAAACCCGACACCGACACCCGAGTTCCCCAGCCTGATCGTTGCCGCGCAGAGCGTGCCGGCCTAGAATGCTCAAATTTGAGGATGCCAAGTGCGCAGCGTCACCACCTACCCCTTGCCCACGTACACCGGCCGGCACCAGATTACGCTGCCGGTTGACGCCCAGGTTGTCGGCGTCGAGTGCGCCACCGGACGGCCGCCCGTTCTGGTCATTGTCGGCGACCCGTACGGCCAGGTCGCGCCGCGCAACATCCTGGTGACTGGCCCGGGCGGATTCGTGGACGAAGGCGCGCGCTACCTGGGCACGATGATGCCCATGGGCCAAGCCGTGTTCGTGTTCGAAACACCATGAGCGCGACGCACCCCTTCACGTTCATCGACCCGGTCTGTGGCGGCGCCGCATTCCGCCGCGTGAGCATCCCCTGCGTCGGCGAGGCCCGACAGCTCAGCGACTACCAGCACACCGACGGCCGCCCCGTCGTGCAGAGCGACCCGTTCGCCTGCGACTCCTGCGCGCGGACGTTCGATCACCGCGACGTGGACACCATGCTCAACCCCAGGAACTGGACCCGCGATGCCTGAGCCGACGAACCACCACAACGCGCTGAATGCCGCGCTGCGCCAAATCAGCGGCGACCAGGTCGAGCCCGCCGCGCCTGGCAGCATCCGCGACCAGCTCGCCGGCGCCTTCGATGACACCGAGCTGCTGTTCCTGGACGGCGACGGCTTCGACAGCGCGATCGTCGGCGTTGCCAAGCGCTGCGGCGAGCCCATGATCGTGGTGTATGACCGCGGCCGCCTGCTCGACGCGCTAATGGCGATGGGCATGGACGACGACGAGGCGCGCGAGTACCTGAGCGTCAACATCGAGGAGTCGCACGTCGGACCCGAGACGCCGGCCGTGCTGACGCCGCTCGAGTACCTGGGCATTGGCGGCCCGCACGTCTACGCCCAATGCGATCGCCGGCACGACGGCGACGCGTGCGAGGACCCGGACTGTCACCGGCGCCGCCGGCCCATGTTTGCCAACGGCGTAGCTCAGGGCAAGTGGGACAGCCTGCAAGCCGAGGGCTACCGCATGCAGCGCATCGAGTTCGCGCGGCACCAGGGCGGCACCGAGAAGCTGGGCAGCATCGACCCGTGGGGAAAGGTTCGCTGGCACGGCACCGGCGCACCAGGCGACACCGACGCCCAGCGCGCGGCCTGGCTGGCGGACAAGATCGGCGCCATGGGCGACTACGCTCAGGAGGCCGCGGCCATGCTGCGCCGCTGGCCCGGGAGCGCGACGTGAACCCGCTCGACCAGGCCGCCGCGATCTACCTGGCCGTCATGGGCGCCGGCGCCCTGGCCTGGGGACTGTTCGAGCTCGGCCGCTGGCTGGCGCGGAGGGCGCGCCGGTGAGCTGGGACCGCGACCCGTTCGGCACCAGGTTCGCGACCGCGACCACGTTCCGCATGGCCCTGGCCGCCGCCTGCGTCACCACGGGCACGTTCACCGTGACCACTGCCGACCTGCCGCGGATCAAAGTCAACCCCACCGCCGGCGAAACCCCCGCCGAGCGTGGCGCCCGCCTGGCCGCCGATCGCCGGCGCGCCATCCAAGGACCCCGACGAGGCCGCTACTGATGACCGACCGACACGACCTGCGCATCGGACATGCGCTCGAGCTGCTGCGCGCCATGCCGGCCGACAGCATCGACTCCATCGTCACCGACCCGCCGTACGAGCTGGGCTTCATGGACCGCGGCTGGGACAGCTCCGGCGTCGCGTTTCACGTGGAACTGTGGGCCGAGGCCCTGCGCGTCGCGAAGCCCGGCGCCCACCTGATGGCGTTCTCCGGCACCCGCACCTATCACCGCCTGGCCTGCGCCGTCGAGGACGCCGGCTGGGAGATACGCGACCAATTCGCCTGGGTCTATGGCAGCGGCATGCCGAAGTCGCGCGACCTGGGCGAGGGCCGCGGCACCCAGGCAAAGCCGAGCTGGGAGCCGATCGTCCTGGCGCGCAAGCCGTTCGCCGGCACGATCTACGCGAACGTCGAGCGCAACGGCCTGGGCGGCCTGAACATCGACGCCTGCCGCATCGAGCCCCAGGGCGACGACCTCGAGGCGTACCGGCGCAACTGCTCAGGCGACCGCGGGCATGCCGGCACCAGGGCGGCCGACGGCGTCCGCGGCACCGACCTGCGCACCGGCGGCGCGAAGGCCAACGACCTGGGCCGCTGGCCGGCCAACCTGCTGCACGACGGCAGCGACGAGGTCCTGGCGTGCTTCCCCGACTCGGCCGGCGCGAAGGGCGCCATCCGCGGCGACGAGCCGAGCTGCGCCAGTACGGGCGCCGTCACCAACCTGCGCCAGCGCGTGCCGTTCGAGATGCGCGACGACGGCGCCGGCAGCGCGGCCCGGTTCTTCTACTGCGGCAAGGCGACGCCCGGCGAGCGCGAGGCCGGCCTGGACGGCCTGCCGATGCGCAACGGCCGGCGCAACCATCACACCACGGTCAAGCCGATCGCCGTCGGCCGCTGGCTCCAGCGCCTGGTCACGCCCGCCGGCGGCATCACACTGGACCTGTTCGCCGGCAGCGGCACCTTCGGCGTGAGCGCCATCCTGGAGGACCTGCGGCCCGTGCTGCTCGAGCTCGATCGCGAGGACGGCGAGCCCTGCGGGTACGAGGCCATCATCCGCGCGCGCCTGGCCTGGGCCTACCAGGAGCGCGAGCGCATGCGCGAGGTCGAGGCCGAGGCGCAGCGCGCCGCCGAGTTCAAGGCGCGCCAGCTCCCCCTGATCGCGGCGTGACCCACAAGACCTACGCGTTCCGCAAGCCCGCCGCGGTCAAGAAGCTCGAGAAGGCCCTCGAGTTCCTGGCAGCACCGCACAGCGCCCAGGAGCTCGCGGCCCACCTGCACCTGGCGAAGCGCACCACGGTGCAGTACCTGGACTTCCTGCGCGGCGTCGAGCGCGACGGCGTCCCGCCTGGCCCGCGCCGCGTGCGCATCGCCGACTGGCGCATCGGCTCCGGCCCGCCCGTCGCGCTGTTTCAGGTGATCGAGCCAGGCGGCCGCTCGAGCGATCGCCGGCGGCCGAACAAGCGCACCGTCACCCAGCGCCGGCGCGACCTGCGTGAGAAATTGCGCGTGACCGACCCCGACGAGCTCGCGCGTCGCAACGCCGAGCGCCAACGCAAGCGCCGCGGCGCCCGTCGTGACCCAATGATCGAGGCATTGTTTGGAAAGCCCAACGATGCCAGTAGGACGAAAGCCGGGACTTAACCGGAACGACACGCCGTACCGCGCGCTGTCGCACCTCGCGAACACCGGACCGCAGGAGGAGGCGACGCTGCGCGCCTTCATCCGCGCGCTCGCCTCCGGCTCGAACGACCCGCAGAAGGCGGCGTACCACGTCCTGCACGGGCTCGCCAAGCGCGGCCTGGTGCGCACCAAGGTCTGGCTGACGCCCGAAGGGCTCGAGGAGCTGCGCCGCACCGGCTGGACGCCGGCCCGCCTCGAGGACGAGGAGCCCGTCGAGCCGTGATCGCCTCGATGCGTCATCCCGAGTTCGCGCCCGTGTTCGACCTGGCCGACATGGACGCCCTGGACATGGACCACGTCCTGGCCGGGTACCGCGCCGGCCTGCGCGGCGACCCGCCGCCCACGGCGAGCTACTACTCGCGCGCGTACTGGCACGGCTGGCGTAACGGCGCCGTCGACGGCGGCCATGCCGAGAAGGACGCCGCCCAGGCACACCTCGCCCACCTCCACCAGTCCGTTATGTGCCGCTGGCACTGAAAGGCCCCCATGCGCTACTCGCCCCGCCCCCTGCTCGCCGCCCTGGCGCTCGCCGCGGCTTTGATCCCCGCGGCCGCCCGCGCCTCCGACGTGGAGGCCGCCGTCACCGACTGCGTCGCCAGCGGATCGGTGCTCGCCGCCGGCACCGCGACGGTCGTCGCGCCGATCGCGGCGTGCGCGCTCAAGCCCGTCGCGAAGTACTGGGCCGACGGACAGCCGGAGCCGCGGCGCACCGAGGCCCTGCAAGCCGTGGACGCCATCTGGGCCGGCGCCGCCGTGAACAACGTCGTTGTGCTGATCGCCCACGGTGCCGGAGCTGTGGCGCCCGTGCTCGGCGTCGTCGTCGCCGTCGTCATGTGGATGGGCGGCGAGAAGGAACGCGAGCGCGCCGCCCAGTGCGCGGTCAAGCCGGCGCCCGAGGGTTGCCCGTGAGCCCCTGGTCGCCCGGCATGCCGCTGAACCCGGCGATCGTGCGCGCGGCGCGCGAAACCCAGGCGACCGCGTACGTTCCGCCGCCGGCCGGCGCGCAACCGGCCTGGGCTGTCGCCCTGGCGCTCGGCACGCCTCTGCTGTGCATCCTGATCATCGCCGTCGGCCTGGTCCTGCGCGAGCTGCGCGCGACCCGGCGCGATCGCGGCGTGCAGCGGCCGAAGCTGTGCCCCGACTGCCGCGGCTGGGGCTGCGCGCGTGACGGAAGCCTGGCGCGCTGCCCGACCTGCGAAGGCAAGGGGTACGCGCCATGACCGCGGTCCGCAAGGCGATCGACTTCGCCCAGGACGAGCCCGGCGCATTCAGCCGGCCGGACCTCAACGTCGTCGGGCCGATCTTCGCGCGCGTGTTCGCCATGCCGGAGTTCGAGGAGCTGCGCGAGGCCGAGCCCCATATCGAGTTCCTGATGCGCAACGAGCCGAAGCGCAAGCATGCGCGCTGGGAAGTCGGCACGGCGTACTGCAAGCCGACGGCCAACGGCGAGCTGTCCGGCATGTTCGAGTGGCTGCTCGAGCAGTACTTCGGCGGATACCCGGACTTCATCATCGCCCTGGACTCGATGTACTGGGCCGACGCGAACGACCTGCAGCGCGAAATCCTGGTGTTTCACGAGCTGTCGCATTGCGTGCACGCCCGCGACGCCCTGGGCAACCTGCGGTTCACCAAAGAGGGCGCACCCATCTTCGGCCTGCTCGGACACGACCTCGAGGAGTTCAACCAGGTCGTGCGCCGCTACGGCGCGCATGCGCCCCAGGTCGTCAACTTCATCGAGGCCGTGCAGGACGGCGAGGCCAACCCGATCAAGGGCCGGCCGCTGCGCGTGGTGACGGACCGATGACCGAGCCCGACGACGAGCTCGAGCCCCAGGACGACGACGCCGGCCGGCGCGCCTTCGAGGTGTTCTCCTCCGGCCTGCGGCCGCCGACGCCCACCGACTGGCCCGACGAGCGCCGGCGCGTCAACATCCTGAGCGACAAGGGCGACTCGATCGCCGCACGCATCGCCCGCACCAACCTGTTCGCGCGCAGCGGCATGAAGCCGCCGCCGACACCCGCGCCCGCGCCGCCGCCTCCACCTCCCCCACCGCCGGCGCCGCCGATGCCGGCACCAAAGACCAACGCGAAGCGCTGCATCCAGGCTGGGTTCGTGTACGACGACGACCCGGTCGAGTACGCGCTGACGCTGGCCGACGGCACCAAGGTGAGCTATCGCCTGGCGCTGCCGCGCGTGCGCCTGGTGGCGTTTGACGCGCCGCCGTCCGACGTGCCCGAGGAGCTGCACGCTGGAAGCCCGTACATCAACCGGCGCCGCCATCGCCTGGTGGACGCGCTGCGCGCCGCCAAGGAGCCGCTGACGGCGGAGAAGTTCGCGCTCGATCACGGTTGCACCGTTCGCACGATCTACCGCGACATTCTCGACATGCAGCTCGCCGGCCTGCCGATCGTCGCCGCGCACGGCCGCGGCTACGTCTGGAAGCGCGAGCCGTGACCAGCGACCGCTGCACGCGCTGCGGCCAGGAGGGCCACGTCGCGGCGAGCTGCCCCAATCCGTGGCCTGGCCCCGACATTTCATCGCGCGCGCACTATGCGCTTGATCAAAAACAGGACACAATTACTCATCCACAACCCCGAGGAGTGAGCCATGCCCCAGGCTCTTTCATCCATCCTGGTCCTAGTCCTGTTCGCCGGCCTGGCCTTCGCGGTCTGGCGTATCGTGCGGCCGCGCGACGGCGAGTCGCAATCCACTGACGACGGCTACCCCGACGAGCACGAGACGCTGGCGCGCGACCCGGAGACGGTGTTCGGCGCGCGGCCGCCCTTCGTGGTGAACGGCAAGCCGCTGCCGCCGCCGATGATCGAGGAGCGCGCGCTGCGCCAGCTCGCGTTCACGTCGGCCGAGCCCCTGCCGCGGTTCATGGTGTTCGAGCGCTCCGCCGACGTGGCCGAGGCCGCGGAGCACAAGCTGCGCGCCGGCGACCCGACCATGCGACACACGACGCTCGTGATCCCGACGCCGGCGCTCGATCGCGTCGAGTTCCCGCGCGACGTGCTCACCGACGGCTACGACTTCCGGCCGGCGCGCGACTGCGGGCCGCCTCTGCACGCGGAGGGCCTATGACGCGCCTGCACCTGCTGGGCGTCGCCGCCGTCACCGCCGTCCTGTGCGCCATCGGCACCGGGATTTTCGCCGCGCTCACCGGGTTGTCGATACCCGAGGCCATCCACCACACATGGTTTGAGTGGCTGGGCGTCGGCGCCCTGGTCGTCATGCTCTGGGGCGCCGAGCCGCAGCGCGACGAGCTCGCCGACGACGTGCCCAGCGAAGCGCTGGCGGCCGACGCGATCGCCGCGCACGTGGACGACCCGCAAGCCGCGGTGATCGAGCCCATGAGCGACGCCGAGGCCGCGCTGCACGTGCAGTACCAGCGCGATCGCCTCAACACCGAGCTGAACCAGTCCGGCGTGTCGCCGCCGCCGCCCGCGCGCGGCCTGGTCAACGCCGGCGAGCTGCGCACGCGCCTCGAGGTGATCAAGGCCGACCGCCAGGACCTGATGGCGCGCGCTGCGATCGCCATGTGCATCGACGCGCTGGACATGCTCGCCAGCGAAGGAGACACAGCATGACCCGCCGCTTCCGCCGCCTGTTCTTCGACATGGACGGCGTCCTGGTCGACTTCGACGCGTTCATGAAGCGCCACGGCCTGACCGGCGACCAGGTCAAGAGGCTGGCCGGCGCCTACCGCGACATGCCCGCCATCGAGGGCGCGATCGCCGGGATGCACAAGGTCATGAGCCTGGCCGGCATGTACGGCTTCGAGGTGTGGATCGCGACGAAACCGCCGACCGGCATCGCGTTCGCGTACAGCGACAAGGCCGCCTGGGTGTTCGAACACCTGCCAGCGCTGCGTCGCAACATCATCATGACGCACGACAAGGGCCTGCTCGGCGACGAGGACGACGTGCTGGTGGACGACCGCCCGCATCGCGCCAACTGCCACGAGTTCCGCGGCGCCCTGATCCACTTCGGGCCCGCCGGCACCGTGCCGCACTGGCCGGCCCTGGTCGATCGCCTGCACCGCATCATGCGGCACCCGGACGGCGTGCGCGAGGCGAACGCGATTGAGGAGGAGGCGTCGGACGACGACGTGAACGAGGCGCGCCGGCTCCTGGGCCTGGGCAATCTGCCCGTGCCGCGCATCGCGACGCGCGAGACCGCGACGCCGATCGCGCGCGTCGAGCTCGCCGACACTGCGCCGCTGGCCGCCGGCGAAACGCTCACGGTTACCATGCGGCCCGTCCTGGACACCAGGAACGACCACGACTGAGGAGGGGTCATGCCCAACACGAGTACGAAATTCAAACCGCCGGCGCCCGACGATGAGCTCTGGTACTTCCCCAGCGCCGAGCTCCCGCGCGGGCCCCGCGGCACCCTGGCGATGGGCAAGCTGCGCGGCCTGCCGGCGATCGTCACCAACGTGCACACCGCGCGCGTGGTGGACATTGAAGTCACCGACGCGAAGGGCGACGCGCACCGCTTCAACGGCGTCACGCTGCTGCAAGAGGGCGACCCGCATCCGCTGCCGCTCATGGGCCACTGCCAGTGGCACCAGAGCCCGTGGCCGGAGCAATCTCCCGCCGACGGCGAGTGACGTGACGGTAGCCTCGAGGGATGGCTCACCCCAAAGCGACATTCACCGAGGAGCGCAAGACTGAGGTCCTGGGCCTGATCAAGGCCCACCTGGCTGAGCACGGCAGCAAGAACTACAAGCCGCTGATGGAGGCGTGCGCCGACATTCCCCAGGCGACCATCTGGACCTGGATTCGCAAGGTCAAGAACGACCCGCCCAGCCAGGTCGAGATTCGCCAGGCGCACGACGCCCTCATGGAGCGCGCCACGGCCGCGGCCGCCGGCGAGCTGCCGACGCCTCCGCCGGCGCTCGTCGCCAAGACCGGCGTACAGCGCGCCATCCGCAAGCTCGACTTCGCCCAGGAAATCGAAAAGCTGTACGCCGACGCCGAGATGCTGCGCGAGTTTTCCGTCGCCGTGAAAACTGGCGAGGACGGCGAGCCGGTCGAGAAAATCAAGAACGCGCACACCTTCGAGAAGTCGATCAAGTCGCGCGCGTCGCTGATCGAGACCAGCCTCAAGGTGCTGGACGAGCTCTGGAACGCCCGCACCATCCAGCAGTTCTACGGCATCATCATCGAGGAGATTGGCCGGGCCGACCTCGATACCCAGAAGCGCATCCTCGAGCGCCTGCGCGTGGTGAACGAGCGGCACGGCATGTCGCTGTCCATGCGCCTATGAGCGGAAGATACAAGCCGCACGGCGGCGGCCGCGGCAACCCGCCGCCGCGCAAGCCCGACCTGCTCGCGTTCATGACCTCCGGCCTCGAGGAGACCATGGCCGCGATCGAGGAGGCGACCGGCGTCAACCGCGAAACCCTGGTGATCGCCGACGGCGTGACGTTCCGCCAGTGGTGCGAGGACCTGGGCTCGAAGGGCCTCAAGGTGGACGGCAAGCCGTTCCGCCTGGACGACCGGCCGGCCATGGCGTGGGTCTATGACCAGGTGCCCGGCACGATCGACCAGGCGTACCGCTACATGCTCGTGATCATGAAGTGCGCCCAGGTCGGGTTCACGGTCATGGAGATGCTGGCGACGATCTACCTGGGCCTCAAGTTCGGCCGCAAGCTCGGACAGTGCACGATCGGCATGTTCCTGCCCGACATGAACCTGGCCGGCGTCAAGTCGACCGAGCGCTTCATGCCCGTGGTGCGCAGCGTGCCCGAGGTGCACGCGCTCATGACGCAGGACGCGCCCGACGGCAGCGGCCGCAAGCAGGGCGAGGGCAACGTCAACCGCCGGCGCATCGACTCCGCGCTGTTCATCTTCTCGTGGACCAGCGGCCGGGCGACGACCGAGTCCATCCCGATGGACGTGCTGTCGTTCGATGAGGTCCAGGAGATGACCCTGGACCAGATTGAAAAGACGATCGAGCGCCTGTCGGCGTCGCCGCTGCGCACGCTGCAAATGGGCTCGACGGCCAACTGGCCGGACGCCGACATTGACCACTGGTACAAGCGCGGCACGCGGTTTCGCTTCCACACCCGCTGCAGGACGTGCGGCAGCATGAAGCCGCTCGATGACTATTTCCCCGAGTGCATCCGCCTGGACAAGGAGCGCGACACCTACCGCTACGTGTGCCCGAACGGCCACTGGATAGACGACAGCCAGGACGGCGAGTGGATCGCCGAGCACCCGGAGCGCGACCCGGGCCCGCAGCTCGACGTGCCGCTCAAGGACCGGCGCCTGCGCATCCGCTCGATTCACTTCCCCCAGTTCCTGTCGCCCACCATCAGCCCCGAGGAAATTCTGTCGGCCTACAACACGGCGACCGACATGAAAAACTTCTTCAACCGCAAGCTGGGCAAGCCGTACCTGGACCCGAGCCAGGTCCCGGTGACGCTCGAGCACCTGGCGGCGTGCGTGGAGGCCGGCAAGGCCGCCGGCGTGAAGTGGAAAACCCGCGGCAAGGGTTGCTACATGGGCATCGACCAGATGGGCAACTTCAACGTCGTCGTGATCAAGGAGCGCCTGGCCGACGGCCGCCAGGCCGTGGTGCACGTCGAGATGATCTACAGCGCCGACCCGTTCGCGCGCTGCGACGAGCTCATGGGCGCCTTCGGCGTCGCCGTGTGCGTGGTGGAAATCAACCCGAACTACAACGACGCGAAGCGCTTCGCGAACCGCTGGCGCGGCCGCGTGTTCATCTGCGACAGCTTCGGCCGCATGGCGGAGGGCATGATCGCCTGGGGCGATGCGCCGAAGCTGGACGTGAGCGAGCGGCGCACCGACGAGGCCGAGCGCGACCGCTACACGCTCAAGATGGACCAGTACAAGTGCATGCAGGTGTCCATGGCGCGGTTCACCGCGAAGGAGCCGCTGTGCGTGTTCCCGGACCCGCAGGGCCTGGTGCAGGAGGTCAAGGAGAAGGGCATCGCCCAGACCGCGGCCGTGCTGCCGATCGCGTTCACCCACTTTACGAAAACCGCCCTGGTCGCCGAGAAGGACGAGGAGACGAACCAGTTCAAGCGGTCGGTCAAGAAGATCGGCATTGACCCGCACTTTTCGTACGCCAACATGCTGTGCGACGTGGCCTGGGCGCGATCGCACGGCACCGCGACGTTCCTCATCCCCGACACGGAAGGACCTTCCATGGAACCCGCCGATCAACTCCGGCGCGCCGGCATGCCCGAGACCGTCGCCCAGATGGTGGAGGCGCAGTCCCAGGGCCTGGCCGACACCTGCGGCAACTGCGCGGCCGCGTACAACGACGATGGCGAGTGGACCGGGCGGTGCGCCGAGCGACACTTCGTCATCCGTAAGGAGCTCGCCGCCTGCCCTCTTTTCCTGACCAAGTCGTGATCCGAACCATGACGCCTTTCCAACGAAAGGACCGCCATGAACACGATGCGATGGGTGCTGATCGACCGCAGCGCCGGCGCCAAGACCTCCGACGGCTCGCAGCTATCCGCCGCCGTCCTGCAACAAATCGCTGACGCCGTCCAGGCGCAAATCAACGGCGAGTTCTCGGCCGAGTGGGGCGCGCAGTGCTCGATTCGCGTCGCCGCCGACGCCCATGACGTGCACGCCGGCGAGTGGGCCTTCGCGTTCCTGCCCAGCCTGCCGGACGCGCCCGACGCCAGCGCCTATCACGACGTAAAGGCGGGCGTGCCGTACTCGCTGTGCGCCGTCACGACCTGCGCGAGCCTGCTCGGACCCGACGGCATCAGCGTGGACGTGTCGCACGAAATCCTCGAGACGTTCGGCGACCAGGGCGCGAACCTGTACGCCTTCGATGGGCACGGCAAGCTGCACGCCGTCGAGATGTGCGACGCCGTCGAGATGCAGACGTACGTCAAGACGGCGAAGGACGGCACCGCGGTGCACGTGTCCAACTGGCTCACCCGGGCGTTCTTCGTGCCTGGCGCCAAGGGCCCGTTCGACTACATGACGGCCGCCGGCATGCAGCCGGCCAGCAAGGGCCCGGCCGGCCCGTTCAAGACCGCGGCCGGCCACGGCGGGAACTACCAAATCGTCGGCAAGTGGGGCGGCACCGCCGGCCAGGTCACGGCGCACGAGCTCGTCGGCGCCAGGCGCAAGGGCGTGACACCGCACTGGAGCGCCCGCATGGCGAAGCGCATCGCGCGCGCGTCGTGACCGCAACATGAGGTTTTCGGCAACGGGAACCGCACCATGTCCTACTCCTTCACCGTCAAGGGCCGCACCGTCGCGAAGGCCCTCGAGAACGCCGCCGCGGCCTTCGACAAGATGGCCGAGACGCAGACCATCCACAAGCGCGATCGCGACGCGCACCTGGCGAACGTGTCCAACCTGGGCAACCTGCTGGGCGCCAAGCGCGACGACCAGGTCGTCGTGATCGCCATGAACGGCTCGCTCGGCTGGTCCGGCTCCTTCGATGAGAAGGCGCCCGAGAACGTGCTCATCACGAGCTCGAGCGGCAGCGCGTCGGTCTACTACACCGACGAGAACGCCACGTTCCTCAAGGACGTGCAGGGCGAGCTGTGATCAACCGCGTCCTGCTCGGCGCCATGGTGGCCCTCTGGTCACTGGCGTGCGTCGTGCTGGGCGCGGCCGCCTTCCCGCAGGCGCACGCGGCACCGGTCGAGTCCCCCGGCTCGGCCGAGCTGACAGTCGCCTTCCTGTGCGTGGACGGCAAGGCGGTGGGGATGCACCTCGCCGCCCCGACGGCAGGCTCATGGTCGATTCGCTTCGACCATGAGCTGTGCCGGCCGGCTCCCGCGCCGCGGCGTGTCACGCCGCTGTCGTGACAACAGGATGCAGGTTCTCGTTGCATCGAGAACCATCCATCCTCCAAGGAGCCTCATCGTGAAATCACACCGCAGCATCTGGGCCGCCATCGCCGGCGCCATCATCTTCGCCCTGTCCTGGCTGGACCCGGTCTACGATCGCGTCGCCGCCGCCTGGGAACGCGCCGTCGTCCGCACGCGCGACCTCTGGGAGGCCGCCTGCCTCAAGGTCAGCCAGGCGATCGACAAGGCCCTGAGCCTGTTCGCGCCCGGCGGCGTGTTCTCCGTGCACCTGCAGCGCCTGGCCGACGCCGTCAAGACGACCTACCGCACCTGGCGCGACCGCAAGGCCGACCACTACCGCGCGCCGGGTTCCTGGGTGAGCTGCGCGAGCACCTGACACCCGCCCCGCGGAAGCAAAAAGGCCGGCGAAACCCGGCCTTTTTTCATGGTCGTGACCGCACTATGGGGGCCTTCGATCGAACATCAATCCGGAGCGATTCATGACCACTCCCACTCCCGCGAAGCAGGCCCGCCTCAATAAGACGAACAAGGTGAAGATCGGCGACGCGATGGCCGACCTGATCGCCGCGCACAACGACCTCAAGGCAAAGTTCATCGCCCTGGCGGCCAAGCTGGACGCCGACGCCGGCGTCACGGACACGAACTACTCCACGACCTGCGCGCCGACCATCGGCACCGTCAAGGACCTCGAGTCGCGCTGATCCCCTCCTCGCGATCGCGCGGCGCCGGCGGCCAGAGCTGCACGAGCGCCGCGATGATCGCGAGCAGCAGGAGCTCGAGCACCTGCTCGAAGCCCAGGCGGTGCCCGTGCGAGTAGAGGTACGTCGTGTCGACGGCCGCGATGATCGCGCCGATGACGGCAAGGACGATGCAGAGGCTTCTCATAGCCGCACTCCAGCCGTGTTCGCCACGGCATCAATGATCAACTGGTGGGCGTCCTGGCGGCGCCCGCATAGCGCCAGGAGCTGCGCTCGCTCGATCACGTCGGGCTCGATCACGCACAGCTCGCTCCCCGGCTCGCTGGCGTCGCCGTCCATGTAGACCTTCTGGACGATCACCCGCGGCTCGCGCCGCTCGCCGTTGACGGCATATCCAAGGTCCTTCACGCGCTCGATGACCGCCTCGGCCGGGTAGGCGCTGAGCGGTATCGTGCGCGTGTCCTGGAGCGTGACCTCGAGCGCCTGGCCGTTGTCCCGCTGGCGCACCTGCACCAGCTCGTACTTGTGCGCCGGCCGCCTCACGCGCTGGCGCTCGCGGGCGCGCCTGGTGAAGATGCTCATGGCTTGCGCTCCTGCTCCTCGAGGAGCGTGCGCACCGGGTACCGCAGGGCCTCAGCGTTCTTGCGCTGCTGCTCCGCGTGCCTCGCATCCTGGCTCTGGCGCCAGGCCAGGTACTTGTCGATAGCCTCGCGCGGCGTCTCGCCGATCAAGGACGGCCGGCCGGCGCTCGTCTCCAGGTCCAGGTAAAACTCGCCGTCGCCGATGACCGCCTCCGTCGCCGCTTCGATGCAGACGTAGCGCACGCCCAGGAAGTCGCCGCGCGACAGGTTGCCGGTGCGGTCGTACTGGCTGTAAGCCGCGAACGGGATGATCTGGATTCCCGCGGCCAGGGCCTCGAGGATTTCCTGGTCGGTGATCATGTGACCTTCTCCCAGATTTCATCCAGCCGCGCGACCTGGTTCGGCGTGAGGCTGAACCCCTTGGCGAGCCGGTCCTCGATGCTGTCGATGAACGACCGCTCCCAGTCGGACAGCTTCGACTCGCGCCGCTTGCAGTCCTCGATCATGGTCGGCCACTCGTCGGGCGTGCTGGGTTCGCCTTGCATGCTCATAGGCCGGCGTCGGCGATTCGCGCCGCACTGATGGCCGACTTGCCGCCGCCCAGGGCCGTGACGGCCGCCTGGTGCTGCGCCTTCGTCAGCTTGATGCCCAGCCGGCGCGCGGAGCGCGCGAGCTCCTTCGCCGCGTACTCGCGATCGCGCCGCCGGGCGCGCTCCTCGAGCACGGCCTGCTGGCGCTTCAACGACTCCGCGGAGATGAGGCCCAGCTTCACCAGGCCGCGGAACGTGGCGTTGTAGCTGTCCACGGCGCCGCCGAGCGACAGGTTCGAGCTCACCTCGCTGCTGTATATACGGCCGGCCGCATCGGTTCCGACGATCACGCCGCTGCGCGCGCCGACCACCTTGACCAGGGTGAACCCGGTCGATTTCTTGTGCGGGAACGGGCGAACGATCACGTCCTCGATCGCCAGCTTGTCTTTCTTCGCCATGGTTCCTCCTCAGAATGGCAGCTCGTCGTCCTCGAGCCGGTACGCGACAATGTCGGCGCACGACTTCCACGGCCGCGACCAGGCCCAGCGCATGCACTCCGGCTGCTCGACGCGCTTCTCCTCGCCGTCGCGGAAGCGCACCGTCACCGGCGTGCGGTGCGCGACCGGGCAGCTCGGCGGGTTCTTCGGGTCGTACACCTGGCCGTCCCACCGGTACCAGACGCCGGTCTCGTGCGGCTCGTCGGCGTGCCGCTGGCGCGGGCCGATCGAATGCAGGAGCCGCTGCTTCTCGGTCATCCAGGCCGTCAGCGGGAACGCCTGGGGCTCCCACGGCGGCACCGCAATCGGGATGTGCAGGGTGTGCCCTTCGGGCGCCTTGATGGTCAGGAACAGCTTGTCATCGCTGCGGCGCAGCCCGATCGAGCTGATGTGTGCCATGACCTGTTCGGTGAAGCGCCAGGCATTCCATTCCGACTCGCGCGCGGCGAGCGCTTCGCGGGCCCAACTCTCCTCCTCGCTCATGCCGCCGGCGAGCTGCTTCGGCTCCTCGCCCTGGCGGGTCAGCCAGGTGTAGAAGCCGCGCACCTGGGCGCCGATGCGCGCGAGCTCGTCGCTGTCGATCGGCGAGTCGGTCGCGCGCACGGCCATCGCCAGGCCGTCGAGGTAGCGCTCCACGATCGGGAAGTCCGGGAAGCCCTTGAGGCAGTTGTCGATGATGCCGCGGGCGTCGGCCTCGCAGCGCGCGTCGCGCGGGTCGATCGCCGGCGCGGGACCGCGCGAGTAGATCGGCCACACCGCGAGCTCGTGCCCGGGCGTGTAGATCGCCATGTCGCGCTCGGCGTCCTTGTGGTGCTGGCGCACCGGGAATTGCATGACCCACTGCTCGCTGGCGTCCTTGCGCGCGAACACCGCGAAGCCCTCGATGCGCAGCTCCGGCTGCGGCGGTGCCGCGAAGTCCGGCGCCTTGCCCAGCGGCGGTTTCCAGAGCTGGCCGCCGTTGTACGTGTAGCGCAGTTGGTGCATCGTGCGCATCGCGGCCTGGGCGGCCTGCTTGCCGGGCTCCCCAGGCGGGAGCCAGCCGCGCGACTCGAGGTATGGCGCCAGCTTCGCGATGAGGTCGTCGGCGGGCATGCTCACGTCCATGCGCTTGATGTTCTCGAGCGCCAGCATGACGCGGTCGCCGCTGGTGTCGGGTTCGGCTAGTTCGATCGGCATATCAGCGCTCCTGGTCCCGGCGGCCGGCGCGGATGCCCATGGCCTTCGTGCTGTCGATTTCCTGCATGCGCTCGGCGCTCGCGCGGCCGAAGGCCCAGGCGCACATGGACTCGGACAGGCGCGAGTCGCCCAGGTGGCCGCTGGTCATCACGGGCGCGACTTCCGCCTCGGTGAGCAGGTCGTTCTGCACGATCACGTCGGCGCGCACGATCACGTGCACGTCGGCGATCTTGTGCTTGATGCGGAGCTCCTGGAGTTCCTTGAAAAACGCCTGGAGGCGGTCGTCAATGACGCCGCGCGGCACCGGCTCGGAGAGCTCGCGGTACCGGCTGGGGCTGTGGTCGAGGATCGGCATGCTCAGTCCGCCGACTTGCGCGAGGGCCAGGCCGCCATGGCGTCGCGCGTGGCGATCGCGTCCCTGATCTTCGGGTGCTCGAAGCCGAGGGTCTTGACGTTGAGGTCGATCCAGCGCTGCACGACTTCGTCGGCGCTGGCGTCCTGCGCGCGGAGCACGAAAATCGGCTCGTCGTCGCCGCACTTCGGCAGGCAGGTGTCGTTGGTCTTGGTGTGGGCCTGGGGTTGGGCCTGGTTCGAGGTGGGCAAAGTCGCCTCCTGGGGTTGATGGTTCCTCAATTATGGTGCACTTGATCAAAAAAGCGCAAGACCGGATTCCAGCCGGCGTTGTCGTGACACTACCCTGCGGCCATGAAGGACTCCGCCCTCCAGGTTGCCCACGACCCGCGCGCGCCGGCCGACGAGCGCCAGGACGCGATGACGCAGCTCCAGAAGGGCGCCATGCCCCAGGTTTCCGCGGAGCTCCTGAACGCCGAGCGCCTGGTGCCGCTCCTCGAGTACATCGCCGACGGGTACGAGGACCAGGCGATGACAAAGGCGTTGCGCAAGAACAACGTCATCCAGCTCCCGTCCGCGGCCGCGCGCGAGCGCAAGCCGGGCATGCAGTCGGTCTACCTGGACGACGTGCAAATCGGCGTGATGGGCGACTACTACGAGCGCCAGGGCGTGTTCTCGTTCGAGGCGATGCGCCAGATGGTCGAGTCGACGCCGCTGCTGAACGCCGTGATCATGACGCGCATCCGCCAGGTGCAGCGCTTTTGCCGGCCGCAGACCGACGGCAAGGGCCCCGGTTTCAGCGTCCGCATGCGCGATCGCAAGGCGAAACTGGGCGACGACCAGGTCAAGTCCCTGCAGCTCCTCGAGAAGTTCTTCTCGCACGGCGGGATGGAGTTCAAGCCGCGCATGCGTCAGCGCTTGAAGCGCGACGACATGAGCACGTTCATGGCGAAGCTGGTCCGCGACTCGCTCACCATGGACGCGGCGCCGATCGAGACCGAGTTCAAGCGCGATCGCAGCCTGGGCATCGACGGCATCTACGCCGTCGACGGCGCGACCATCCGCCTGTGCACCGAGCAGGGCTACCGTGGCGACGACGAGATTTTCGCCATCCAGCTCGTGCAAGGGAACATCCGCAGCGCGTACACGTTCGATGACCTCATTTACGTGCCGCGCAATCCGCGCACCGACGTGCTGTCGGGCGGCTACGGCATGGGCGAGACCGAGCTGCTGATCCGCGTGGTGACGGGCTTCCTGAACGCGTTCACGTACAACATCAAGTTCTTCGACTCCAACGCGATGCCGCGCGGGGTGCTGAACCTGTTCGGCGCCTACAGCGACGACGACATTAAGGCGTTCAAGCGCTACTGGAACGGCATGGTCAAGGGCATCAACAATGCCCATGCGCTGCCCGTCATGGTCTCGAAGGACCAGGAGTCCGCGGCGAAGTTCGAGAGTTTCGGCGAGCCGGCGTCCGAGCTGATGTTCGGCAAGTGGATGACGTTCCTGGCGTCGATCATCTGCGCGATTTACGGCATGGCGCCGGACGAAATCAACTTCGAGTCGTTCACCAACGGCACCTCGAGCCTGTCCGGGTCGGACACCGAGGAGAAGATCGCCAGCTCGAAGGACAAGGGCCTGCGCCCGCTGCTGTCGTACTTCCAGAACCTGTTCACCGACTACATCGTCGCCGACTTCAACGAGGACGCCGAGTTCGTGTGGACCGGCCTCGATGAGGAGGACGAGAAAACCGTCTGGGAGCGCAAGCAGGCGACCATGACCGTCAACGAGGTGCGCGCCGAGGACGGCCGCGAGCCGATCAAGGAAACCTGGGGCGACGCCCCGCTCAACCCGATCCTGGTCGCCGCCTGGCAGCAAGAGGCCATGCCGCAGGAGCAGGACTTCGGCCAGCCCGGCCAGTCCGACCCGAGCGCGATGGGCGGCAACGACTTCGGCGGCGGCGACGACGAGGAGGACTTCGGCCAGCCTGGCGGTCAGCCCGGCGCCGACGACGACCAGGACCCGGACGGCGGCAGCGTCGGGCCCACCGACGACGAGAAGGCCAACCTCCAGAAGTCGTTCGGCCTGCCGGTGCTGCGCATCGAGCCATGACGCCGAAGTCTCCGAACAAGCCCCAGAAGGAGCCGGAGCGCCGGCCTGGCGTGGAGGTGGGGGACGAGCTGTACGTTCACCACCAGGGCCAGCCGTGCACGTGCCGCGTCGCCGCGCACGGCAAGCACGGCGTCACCGGCGAGATTGACGGCGCCCACCACAAGATCACCTGGGACAAGGTCCTGGGCCACAAGTCGCGCGTCGCCATCCACGGCCGCATCATCGACCAGGGCGAGGATGGCATGCTCCTACAGGACCAGGCCGGCCGGCGCCGCTACGTCGCTACCCCCAACGAGGCAAAAGAGGACCCGCTCGTGATCGCGAAAGCATTCGACCCGCGCCGCCCCGTGCTCCTGT